ACCTTTCCCAATATAATACGGAGAATATCTATCTTCACGCAAATAAGCGTAAACATAATACTTTTTCATCTGCTTTGTTTGTGGTTATAGTTATTTATACAAGAAAAGGAGCATTTCTGCTCCCAATTCTTTGCTTGAATAACCACAAACAAGCACTAATATTTATCAACCAAGAATACTCTGTCTCCACTCTTCACTCATATTCACCATAATTGCTTCTGCTGCTTCTGGTGTTTCAGCATATCCTTCATCAAGGAGGTGTGAAAGAAGTACATCATATATATCTACTTGCTCATTCGTATCCTCTCCACGCGCTGCACGAAGTCTTCTATCTCTCTTAATCCTCAACTCTCTTTTAAATTCTCTTTGATTTTCATGATCACTTGTTTGAATTCTTGGTTGTGGACTTTGCTTGCGTCCACCACTTGCATCCTTGCGACCAAAGGTTTTAACATCTGCTGCTCTATCTGCATGTTCTCCTGCCTTTGCTCCAAACTTTTTCTCAATACGACCTTTGAGTTTATTGGTTTTTGCTACTCTATTAGGAGCATCATCACCTTCAAACTCACCAGTTCTTCTTTGAGCATATGTACTAGTAGCAGTCTTCTGTGATATTTCATCAAGTTGCTGATTTTCAACAACTTCTAAATATGCTTCTTGAAGATTACGAAGTTCTTGTGCGTCCATTTTACGAATACTTTTTAGTTATTTATAAAATACAAGAATATAAAAAAACGGGGTGTTGGACCCCGTATTTTTTCATTCGGTTTCTACCGCTTTTCCTTTCTTACCAATATTATACTTCTGTTCTAAAATCCAATCACCTTTGTCTTTGTAGGCAAGAACTTTGATTTGATTGAGGGGTGCAATGTCTGTTACAGCACTTTCCTTTACAACCGTAATCAGTCCCCAGTCAGCAAGAAGACGAACAATACGATTGCGGCGTTGAACATCATTCACAGTTAGATTGGCGTGTTTACCATCCAGAGCAAACAGTTCCTTAAAGTGAACGATATAATATCTGCCTTGCTTATGAAGAATATGAGCACTTTGATAGAGTTTTTTCTCTTTTCTCGATGCAACTCCGATACGAGTCAAAGTTTCACGAACTTTCAAAAAATCATCAGGTTCATTTAGAACGACCTCTACCATCATATCGGGAGACCAGTTTACTTGTGGTTCAATTGTTTGGTTAGTCATTTTGTTCCGCCAGTTTCAAGTCGTTTTTTAATAAAATCTAGTTGTTCTTTATTTAGAATTTTCAAAGCTTGAGATGCCTTCTCATTACTATAACTATAGTATTTTTTAATGCATTCTAAATCTTTGACTTTATCTTTACGGAGCCAGGGAGAAAATCTCTTCCTTTTCCTCAGACTATTTAGGTAAAATGAATACTGCATATCTTTATCAAGACTATGGTACATATTCATTTCATTTGCAAAAAGAATGCAATCAATATGTCCAGATAGACATCGATTAATAACATAAGGAGAGTATTCTTTTTTTGAATCTGGATCACTTTCCATCAAATCTTCTTTGGTGAAGTTAATGGAGTTCAACCAATCTTTAAGTTCGTAAGTCATCGTATAATTTGAATTTCGTCGTCATCGGTCCAAAGTTCAACTCTGGTTCTTAGTCTTCCTTCTTCCTTTAGTTTTTCATATCTCTTAGTTGCTTTCTTTTTCCACCAAAAGATAATGTTTTCCAAGTAGAACTTATCCCAATTTGGACCAGGAATAAGTTTATCTTGTTCCCCAAGGATTACTTCACGCACATTTGAATAACCATAGTCGGAAATATAAAATCTTTTCTTCTGAGTAAGGTTAAATGCCATATCAATTACACGATTAAACTCATCAAGTTTTTGTTTATCTTGAAGAGAGTTACGAATAATTGAGATCATCTTTGTCTGGCGCTTCATCTTTTTTGATGATGCTTTGTTATCAGTCAAAGGAGTATTGTTATTCAGGTATGTAAACCTATCGTGCAATTTATGGAATACATCGTCGTGAAGAAGAGGTAAGAACTTACTCTCAGTCAAACCTTTATATCTCATAAAAGGTTTTAGACCATCATATTGAGATGCATCTGTAGTTGAACCATAAAGAGAAGTTGTCTCAAAAAGGGCGATGTCTTTTTCAAAGACTTGATTAAGTGTTTCTCTTGCATAATGAGAACAACAAAGTAGTGCTAGAAGTTTACCGCCAAGATAATTGTATCCAAATGGTTGTGATGGAACAATCACAAAACCCATAGCTGCGTGACGATTAAAGATGGAGAGATCTGGTGTTTTTCCTAACCATTCATTTCTTGGTTTTGAATTGATTGTTGGAGAACCAAAACGGATAAATCCAATAACCTTACCAGTATTCTTTTCAAAAACCATCCAACGTAGTTCTCTACCAGGAATATTTGATTCATTGTTATGAGAAGACACAACTCTCAGAAGAGTGTTGTAGTGTTCTTGAGGTAGTGCTTGCTGGAAACGGTCACCAACAAACTTGATATCAAACTCCATATCTTCTGGATGAATATCTTCATTGAAGAACTCATCGTGCAATGGAGCAAGTGTATTAGAACTCTTGATTACTTCCTTCTTCACAAAACGCAAATAATCCTCAATATTTCCCATCTGAGAGAAATACTCAATAAATTCATCTGCTGCCCACAGAGCGTCTTGTTCAGAAATAATCATTGAATTAGTTTTTTGGATGGAGTTATGATCTTATTAAACATCATATCATATTGCTTTACAACACCTTCATCAGGTTCTGCAACATAGACCACGAAGATTTTTTCCACGGTCAATTCTTTTTCAGTCTTACTGAGTAGAGGAGCCCAAGGAACAAATCCAAGAGTTCCACTTCCAGTGGGAACTGCAACGATTGCGTCCTGAATAACAATATTATTATCAGTCTCTTTGTTTAGGGTTGCAATAAGGTCTTCTCCAGAAGACATTCGAATAAGTTTTACAGTCATTTGAATTCACACTCACACATAATTTCAGTTAAAGCAGCAAGAAGATTTACTTCTTGGTCAGCCACGAACGCACATTGGTATTGATACTTAGCAATAACAAGAACGGCAGCAGGAATAGATTGGGGTGAAAGACAATCAAAAGTGGCGTCATAAATCCTGCGAAGTAGGCTACTAGCATCGTTGTCCAAGTTGGAGACCACCCACTTTCGGACTTCAGTAAAGTTCTTATCTTTGAGATTCTTAATGAGTTCATTTACAGAGATGTCTGAGAAAGATGCAAGAATGCCCGAGTCGATTTTTCCTCCTGTAGAATACCTTTGGCATTCATTGAGGACCCTACGAAAATCTGGGAAGTGTTTTGATACAAGTTCCGCAACGACTTTTTGATCATATTCAATTTTTTCCTGATCCAGGATTGATTGAAGTCGTTGAAAGAAACTACCCGCAAGTTGAACTCTTTGCTTCCCTTTGATGGTGAAGTCAATGACTGCACATCGGGAGTGAAGGGGTTCAATAATCTTGTTCTTGTAGTTGCAGGTGAAGATGAATCGGCAGTTGCTATAAAATGCCTCAATATTCGCCCGTAGTAGGAGTTGTACGTCGTTTCCTGTGTTATCCGCCTCATCGATGATGATGACCTTGTGTTTAGAAGATCCCGTAAGTGAGACGGTCGAAGCAAAGTTCTTTGCTTGGTTTCGTACAGTATCCAAGAAACGTCCTTCGTCGGATCCATTGATGACATAATAATCTGCCCCCAATTCATTACATAATGCTTTTGCGATTGTAGTTTTACCAATACCAGGAGGGCCAGCAAGAAGGAGATTGGGAATCTCACCTTTTGCTACAAACTCCTTAAAGGTTTTTTTAGTTTCATCAGGAAGAATACAGTCATCAATTACTTGAGGACGGTATTTTTCCACATAAAGAAATTCACTTGTCATAATTTAGATCCATTCAGGTTTTCTTTCTGGCATACGAAGATAATTAGATGCAACCCAAGGTTTGGATGCAATATACATCTTGTAAGCAGTAAAAGTGTCGATGCTTGTGTCAAATTTAAATTCATCTGGCATTGCTCGTGCAAATGAAGTTACTTCAGTAATCTTCCCCTTGGGAAACAAATAATAAGCATCCACAAGTGTTTTATAACACGAATGAGTTTTATTATACCGCAAAGTGTACTCATCACACAAATTAAGTCCGTGTTTAATTAACCAATAAGCATTGTGGATATTTTTCATTGCCCATTTGGTGCAAGGATGATTGCGAAAGGCACCTTTTTCGGTTTTGTAAGGAGTGTTATCAGTCTTATATAAAGGACCATATCTGTGTCCCCACTTTTCAGAAGCAACAATGGAAAGCATCTGACAACACTCTAACGGCATTTTAACAATGTGTTTGTCAGGAAGACAAATAGCACTCTCAGCAGGCCAAGGAGAAGTCACAAAAATGTTCATTACAAAGGTTGCGGACCACCAATAATTATAGCAGAGGGAACTTGTGCTTGAGCAATCTTTTTTGCTTGTGATTGACTTGTTGCTTCGACCACAAGTTCCAGATATCTACCATCTCCAGGGATTTTATACTTTACAGAATATTTCATCCAAAAGTAGAGTCAGGTTCAAGGGCGATATGATAAGTCACATCAAATCCAGTGTTCTTGAAACGTGACAAAAGTTTGCTGGAAATAACAACTTCATAATTGCCAGGAATAATCTTGATGTTTTCTACCTTGAAGTTGAAAGAGAAAGTTTCATCGGTTTCACCAACGACCACAGAGAAGTCGTTGGATGTGTCATTCTTCTTATCACGAACAACCAGTTTCACCACACCTGCTTCACCAACCACAGACAAGTCAGGAAGTTGATAAACAGCAGCAGCTTTAAGGAGTTTATCAAGTTCTTTGGTATCAAGAAGGAAACAAACATCTTCACTCGGCAGAACAATATCTTTATCAGGAGGAGTGATAATTACATTAGGATCTGCAAAGAAATATTTGGAGCGTGACTTACCTTCCTTAATAACCACATATCCATCATTTTGGAAATCTAGTTCTGCATTTTGATGCAGATTAAGGCCGTTCAAGAACTGATTAAGGTCATAGATTCCAAAGTCTTTAGGCAGTTCTTCTTCAATTGTTGCCTCAGCAAGAATGTTCTTCATCACAGAAATAGTGCGAAGAGAACTACCTTCTTTGAAGAGGATAGACTGATTGATAGAAGAAAAGTTCTTCAGCAGAGTCAGAGTTTTGTCAGAGAGTTTCATAATAATCAGCGAAATTCAGAGAGACCATTATCTTTGCGGGTGTAGTGTCCATCAAAGTGGAGCAGCAGCATAGCATAGTGAATTACTTTGAGCAAATCACGCTTGTTGCGTCCATCCTTGTCACCATAGCGGCTACCATACTTAATGATGTTTGCTTGACAGAATCCAGCAGCAAGTTCTTTTGCTGCCATTAAGTCAATTGTTTGTACATCTTTGTAGTCTTGTTCGTGACCACAATAATGACTCCCATAAGTGCTAGTCACATAATCTTCAACATCTTTGAGAATTTTGTCTTCGTTGTATTTCCAGAGATGATTTTTTGTTTCAGGCATAGTAATAGTAAAAGTTGATTCAATCATAAAAAAGAGGGAAGGCACATTTACCTTCCCCAATTATATCAGAAAGGAGTGGGTTGGTCAATGTTAGGATTGTAATCCACCTGTTCAGTAGGCATCTGGAAATCTGCATCGACCTTATCATAGAGTTCGATGAAAGCCATTTTAGTTTCATCATCAAACCTAGCAGTACAGACATCAATTGCCTTTGCTTTGTTACCAAAGATACTATAGGCACGGATAATGTGAACCAGACGGCGAGTGCTGATGATTTCCTCAATACCACCATCATAGAAGGTCTTGCGGATGATGTCTGCCCAATCAACCAAACGCTTACAGAAGTCACGGTCTTCCACCTGCAGATCCAGAGCGATGCCTTCCAGGATCTTTTGCTCAGTAGCAGGGGCAGGATAGGACTGCTCAAAGGTCACAGGGAAACGCTCAAGGAAGGCTTCGTTGAGAACGTTAGTGCCGATAAAGCGACCGTCATCAGAACCCTTACCCTTGGTGTTTGCGGTTGCGAACACGTTGAATCCAGCGGCAGGTTTTACGAAACGACCAATCTTCTTAAGGAATACACCTTTACCTTCTAGCACGGATTGTAGACAAAGGATTTTGTTGGAGGCAAGGTCAATCTCGTCAAGGAGCAGGATCGCTCCACGTTCGAGTGCTTCAATGACAGGACCATTGTGCCAAACAGTGGCACCATCAACAAGGCGGAAACCACCAATAAGGTCATCTTCATCAGTTTCAATCGTAATATTTACACGGATCAGTTCACGCTTAAGTTGAGCACACGCTTGCTCCACAGAGAACGTTTTACCGTTACCCGAAAGACCCGTAATGAACGCAGGATAAAAAATACGGGACTGAATAATTTTCTTAATATCACCAAAGTTACCAAACTTGACGAAGGTATCATCTTTATCAGGAATAAGATTTTGTTCGATAGGAGGAACCACAGAGGGTGCTTGGAAAGTACGTTCGATTTCTTCTACTTTTTGTTGAGTCACTTCAAGATTCCATTTACCACGGCCAATTTTGAATTGTTCAAGTTTTTTAGTTACAGTTTGATAGTTAGCATCGTTCAGATTACACCAGGCACGAATATCAGCACCAGTGACACTGTTGCCATAAAGGTTCTGAAGAGAAGTGCGGATGTAGTCGGAGGAGAGTGCCATTCGTTTGCTTTGTTTCAACCTAGTCATTATAAACGAAAAAAGGGTCCTCTTGGGACCCCTGTGGTCAGTTTGCCAACTGGTTCTTGAGTTCTCTTAGATACTCTTCACTGGCAATACGACCAATATACCCTGGGTAATATTTATTAACTAAAGCAGGGACTCCCATAGCAGTTGTGCTGCCATTGCATTTAATCCATACTTCTTTGGTATCATATTTTAAAACATGTTCAAATGGAAACTTGGTTTTCATATTTTTTACATTCACTCATAAATTGTGCAAAGGTCTTTCCTTCTTTAAGTTTAGCCATTTGAACTCCAGTTTTAGGATTTCTTTCTCCCATACCAAGTTTACCATATATTCTGCCTCTCTGCTCAGCACCTTCCTCATCACTTCTTTTTCTTTTTTTACCAGTGGAATGAATAGCAGTAGGAGTATTGGTTGCAACTCCTTTCTTTTCTTTCATTTTTTCTTTTGTGGTTTTCAAAGCACTCACAAATGCCCTTGCTTTTTGACCAGGATCTTTGATTGATTTTTTTGGAGAACCGACAGTTATATCGTGAACTGGAGAATCTTTTTTGGCTCCAGTCTTATGAAACTGTTTTTTCAACTCTTTACTTTGTGGTTTATCTCCTTCTTTATGTTGTTTCTTAGCAGTATGAGCAGCATACTCTGCAGGAGACTTATGAGTTCTTACCCAAACAGGAACATCTTTTCCACTTTTTTCAATTTCAGGTTCTCTTACTGGACCTTTTTTTCTAAATCCAGCACGAGCAACATCTTTTCTAGCAGCACCTTCAGAACCAGGAATGGGCATAGTGCCCGATTTCCCAGACTTTTTCATTTTCATTAATGTCCTTTCGTCAAGGTAATCTTCCTGGAACTGCATTTTTACAAAAATACTTTTCATATATTTATGCCACCAAAGATATGAACTCACCTAGAACTTTCTTATTCAGTTTTTTAGTCTTCAAAGACTTAACAAATGCAGATTTGATTTGTGACTTAGTTGCACACTCTTCAACTTCAAACTCAGTGTCCTGAGAAAGTGCAGTTGCAGACATTGCAAAATATGCATCATAACCAGACTTAGTAATAGTAAAACTCTTTAGTTTCTTCCAGTCACTTTGAATTTTTTCATACTCTTTATCATTATGTGAATGGTAAAGTTGAATAAACCTGCTTGCATTGCGACTTTCAAGAACACGAATACCAATAAAGTTTGTGGAAGAAAACTTATCCTTCAAATTATTGAGAAGGACATCAGTAAATTCGTGATAACCATAACCAAACATATAAGTAGTTCCAAGTTTGCGATCACGAAGAAATGTAGTCAACGGATTAATATTCCCAGTACCAAGAGTTGGTCCATTTTCCCAACGACGATTCACCTCCCTGTGATAGACAAGTTGATTTGCTTCTCCATCAGTTAGGACAATACACTGCACCTTCTGCAGTTTATTTTCTTTTTGAAATTTAGGAAGAATTTGATGTAGAGCAATTAGAGCTTCATTCAAAGGAGTTCCAGAAAGTGCAAGACGACTGGAATAAGTATATGGAGAAGTGTATGTTCTACCAAAGCAATAAGCGAGACGCCAGATATTCAACATTTGATGCTCAAGTTCTTTACCAGAAACTTTACTGGTAAGAATATTCATCATAGAAAATGTCTCATCAATACAAATCAAACTTTCTTTCTTTTGATAGTGAGGAGTTCGATCGGCTGCGAGATAACGATCATTCTCATAATCATACTCACCACGACGCCACTCATTAGTAAAAGCATAAACCTCAAAAGGAATAGAAACTTTTTTACAGAACCAAACAAGGTTGAAGAGTTGCTTGCAAGTATCAAGCATCACATCACACATAGAACCACTCCAGTCCAGCACAAATACCAAACCATGATTCTTACCATCAGGAATCACAGAAACTTTCTTGAACAAATCTTCATTGTATTTGTAGGTATGAAGACGAGTAGTATCAAGAACACCTGTGCGAGCAGTTGATGCACGAGCATACTGATCTGCTGCCTTACGGCACTCAAACTCTTTCACAAGATAATTTACTTCTTTCTGAGCAGAAGACTTAAACTTCTTAAAGTCAAGATCAGATTCCTTGTAAAGATTTACTGGAGTATAATTTTGCCTCTCAGCGTGTTCATTGTGAATTTTCTGTTGATGAGTAAATGAATCGTTAATATCTTTGTGAACCTCAGAGTTTTTACCAATCACAGTGTCAAGATTTACTTGAGGAATTTCAACATAGACATTCTCATAACCATTATCATTTACTAGATCACGAATCTTATCCTCTAGAGAATCAGCTGTACGAACTTCGGGTTCATCCTCATTAGAAGAACTTAGTGGTGTTTGATCACCTTGAGCAGTGCCGCCATAAGACTCTTCAGACTCTTTTTCGGAGGAGTTATCACTCTCACTTTCTTGCTCGGAAGAGGAGTCATTACTCTCCACAAAATCCCCTGCAGGAGACTGCGAATTTCCTTGAGTTTCGTGAGAATCGAAGTCAGCAACCTTTTGCTGTTGCTCCTTTTCCTTCTTGCAGTATTTGTAAAGTTCTTCAGCAGCAAGCAATGCGTCCGCAAAACTTTCACACGCACCAATCAAATTGATGATTTCCTTTTCTTCAGGTTTAAAATCAAGAGTGATGAAGTTACCGATCTTGAAGTAAAGGTTTACACGGTCAGCAAGATTAAAAGTGGAAATATCTTCATCAGAAACTTGGAAGAAATCTTCTTCATTTAATTCCTTATATCCATTGAAGAAAGTCTTAGCAAGTCCAGCATACTTGCGCTTCATCAGTTTCTCGATGCGAGCATCCTCAACCACATTCACAAATTGAGGAGGAATCTTATGTTTTTGAATCCAGTCTTCATCAGGAGTAAAGAGAGCGTGGCCAACTTCGTGCCCCACAAGAAGATCATAGACAAGGTTACTTGCTTTCTCCCAAAGGGGAAGAGTCAACACACGAGTATGAACATTAAAACAAGCAGTAGAAACTTTCTTATGTTCCACCACCAAATCTTCAGTGGCAAGAAGTTTCGCAAGTTGAGATTTGATTTCGTGGCGAACAGACATTTGATTCGTTTCGTATGAGACCATCATAAAACGAAAGGTCGCCCTTTGGACGACCCATATGACGCTTTTTGAACTGGGCTAGTCTTGCTTTTGCTTGCCTCAGTGCTTGCGGTTTTAATTTTCGTTTTTGTTCTTTTTTAGAATGGTGCTTCCAGTTTGGGACTTGCATTGTTCTTAGGTGGTTCAGGCCACCATACGAGAAAAACCTTTAACCTTCTCAAACTTTATGACACTTTCAAATTTGTCCTCTAAACCATTCTTATGAGAGATCACGAATACATTAGTATCTTTAATGACATATCTAATAATTTTTAGAAAGTCGTCAGTTCCAAATCCATCGAGTGATGAATCAAATACTTCATCAAAGAAAATCACATTGACATTGGCTGAATTTTTGAGTTTGGCAACTTCTCTCCAAGCAAATGTCAATGAAAGATTGATACGAGATTTCTCACCTTCACTAAATGAACTATATGAAAAATCTTCGTGAATTGGTGACTGAATTGTTTCGTTAAACTCTTCGTCTAGAGTAAAATTGATGTAAAAGTCCATCATTTGTAGGTATCTGTTCACCTGCTGATTAATTAATGGCAGATACTTTTTAATGATTTTAGTTTTTACACCACCGTCTTTTAGAAGACTGTATGAAAAATCGTAATATTTAATTGTTTCTTTTTGAGTAGAAAGATCATCAAATGTAGATTGAAGTTCTTTCTTAAACAACTCTAACTTTTCATGTTCAGTATTTCGATTTTCAAGTTGTTCGGTAATTCTTTGAATTTCCGATTCAAGATTTCTGATTTGTCGTTGACATCCAGAGATCTTAATATTGTTTTGAGAAATGCCATACGTTAGGTTTGTAACCTCTTTCGAGAGAATTGTAAATTGACGCTCACGATCCTCTTCCTCTTTAATTGCCTCCTCTAGTTCTTTGTAACCAGATTGCAACTCATTAGTCTTATTTTGAGCGTCTGCAATTTTATTTAGTCTAAAGGACTCATCGATTGATTGTGTGCAAGTGGGGCATACCGTATTGCCACTAAAGAACTTGTGCTCTTTTACTATCGTAGATACTTTTTGTGATATCTTACCCTTAAGATTATTAAGCTTACTGAGTTTATCCGAAGACCCAACATAATCTTCAAGATTTTTTTGCTTTACAAAAATATCCTCTTCAAGTAGAGCATTCTCTTTCATAAAGGTTTCAATTTCTACATCTAGAGAAGAAATTATACTTTGACTTTTTTTAATATTTTCCTTTCCTCTATTTTCAAGTTCTTCAATAAAGTTTTTTTGCATTTTAACTTTATCGTCCAGAGACTCCTTTTTAAGTTCAAGAGTCCTGATATTTTCTTTAAGAGATCTTAACTTATCTTTAATGATATTATTCATAGAAGAGAATATCTTAATATCCAAGAGATCCTCAATTACCTCTCTTCTATGAGAAGGAGATAGTTGCATAAATGGAACAAAATTACTACTACCTAGAATCACAATCTGAGTGAAAGATTTATAATTCATTTTTAGTATTGTTTGTTCAAACCACTTCTGTTGATCAACTACAGAAGAGCTTTGATCAATGAGGGAATCGTTTCTATAAATTTCAAAAATACTTGGTTTGATTCCACGACGAACTTTAAAGGAAGTTTTTCCTACAGTGAACTCAATTTCAACCAAACAATCTTTATCATTTGTAGAGTTGATAAGTTGAGGTTTGTTAATTCCACGAAATGATTTGCCAAACAACACAAAAGTCATGGCATCAAGAACAGTACTCTTTCCTGCGCCATTCGTACCAATAATTAATGTTGTTGCTGACTTTTGAAAGTCAACTTCCGAAAATTGATTTCCTGTTGAAAGGAAGTTTTTCCAACGAATTTTTTCAAATAAAATCATTTTTAATATTTTGATCAGGTGGAATTACAATATCGTCAGGTGTAAAGACAATATATTGATAATCGTGAAGTTCGCAAGCTTTGATTATTAGTTCGTCATCAATTTCCATCACATTCATATCAGGATAGTCTCGGTCTTCAAGCATCATAGCAAATCTTGTTGCATCATCCTCGTGTTCCCAAATATAGAGAACTTGTTCTCCATCTTCGTTTTTTACGGAATAAGCACCTTCCTCTTCCCTACCATCTAATGTGATTATATACATTACTATACCATTTCGCAAGCTTCCTGGTAAATATCGCTAATCATTTTTTGAACGATGGATTTATCCATATCAATTTCTGCATCCTGAATATATCTATTCAAAATAGATAATGTATTTTCAGACTCAAACACCTCAAAGTTTTCTAGATCTTCAATTTGAAAATTTTCTACGATTTTGAGTTCTGCAATATTTTCAGAATACAGTTTATCAATGAATTTTTCAAAATCTTTAATATCTGATTTTTTTCTTACTACAATCTTTACAATTTTTTCTTTGTATTGTCTAGTATCAAATGTTTGATATGGAGTATCATTATAATAAATGATATGAAACATTTGATATGGATTGTCTACTGGAGTGTGTTCTAACGTTTCGGTGTCAAAAATAGTAAATCCTCGCTTATCATTTACATCATTCCAATAAATTTCATAAGGATTTCCTAGATAGAAAATTTTTCCATTATTAGAACGAGTGTGATAATGTCCAGAAAAAACTCTATCAAATTTATCAAAAACATTACCCTCCATTCCGTGTTCCATAACTAGACCTGGATATGGAGAAAACCCAGAGAGTTCAAGATGGCCCATTGCAACTTTTGCTTTGGTATTTTTAATCATCTTGAAAGACTTTTCTTCATTCTCAGAGTTAATCCAAGGAAGAAAAAGAATCTTTGTATTACCAACAACAACTTCTTCTGGATCAGAAATAACTTTTACGTTATTGTATTCACGTAGAAGCAAATCAACAGCATTAATTTGATTGGTATTCTTATAATATGCGGTATGATTTCCTACAACAGTAATAACATTACAACCAAGCTCTTTCAAACGGTCGTAATAATTATTCTTTGCCCAAGAAAGTGCTGAAAAATCAATTCCTTTACGACTATCAAATGTATCACCCATATCAATGACAGTTGTAATCCCGTACTGTTCCAGCGTCGGGAAAAAAATGTCATTGTAGAATTTCAAAAAATAATCGTGAAAAAGTTTAGAATTTTTTCTGGCACCAAAGTGTTGGTCAGTAATAATTGCAACTTTCATTCAATAACGAAGCTTGATGTGGACATTCTCCTTAATAGAATTATAGTCTGAATAGTTGCCACCGTCAATAGTATTGTCATCAACAAAAACCTCATCAAACCCAGTTCTCTCTAGAATTTTATTTTTAATTTCTAATTGACGTTTTTCTCTTTGAATGCGGCGAAGGAAAGCGTAGTGAATGATTTGAGTAAAGTATGCAAAAGGATTCTGGGACTTCTCAGGATTGAAATTGTGAATGTACTGGACACAGTTTTCAATACCGTCAGAAATCATATCATCAATAAAAATATAATTGATGAAATTGGTCTTATAAGATAAGTGAGTTGCGATCTTAAGAAAACACTCACCAAGATAATTTGTAATTCTTGGTTTTGGTTCTCCCTTTTCAACTGCAAGAGCAACGTTCTTTTTATACTCAATCAGTGCTGCAAGAAACTCTTTGTTATTGACGTAATGTTCTGACCTTCTTCTTTTTGTCATTACCGTTGTAGTTATCATAAGAATACCTAATTTATTATGTATAGATTATACCATTTTAATTTTCAAACTACAAGTACTTGACATAGCCCTGTAATTATTGTTATAATCTGCCTTGTCAGGTTTGAAGGATAGGCCTTAGCTATTTTTAAAGATCTTTTCTAAGAGATCTTTAGCATCATTAACGTTTGCAAGATATCCCATCTTACGAGATAAAGTTGGTTTATTATGTTTAACGTTACTGTTCTTACGAACAAATGACTGATAAACTGAGATCATTTCAACATCATTTGATTCTGCCATTGTTAAAACATCGTTCATATTAACTATAAAAAGATCTTCTGTAGTGGTCTTTAACCAAGGTTCTATTTTATATCCCATAATATCTCCAGAACGATTCTTAATTTCACCAATAATAACAGGATTCACTACAAGCAATAAAAGTTCATTCTCTTCTTCTGTTGGCATTGCTTTGCAGAAGATTTCTTCACCTGTTTTTAATTTGATTGTTGCATAAAATTCTTCTTCAATCATACTTTTAAATTTACAGTGATTATTTCATAATTGAATTGCTCTTCATTATAAATTTTAATTCTTTCTATGAAGTGATTAAGTGTATAATTTTTTCTTGAGTTATAAGTACAATCATCAGATATATCATACAACATTGCTTTACTCTTATCTTTTCCTTTTCTTAGGACTCTTCCAATTGACTGTAAATTACGTATTCTAGATTTGCTTGGAGAAGCAAAAACGACATTATGTAAATTTCGAATGTTGATTCCTGTCGAAAATACTCCGTATGAAGCAACGATAATTGCATCCGTTTCACGTTCAGTAATTTCTCTAATTTCTTCTCTCTCAACTGTAGCTACACCACCGTGAACAAAAAATACTTTTCTATTTTCACCAACACTGTTATTTATTAATTCATATAAAGGTCGACCGTGAGCTTCGATCCTAGAAAAAAGAACTAAAGTATTTCCTTTTAGATCTAATACAAGATTTTTTATAAACTTGTTCCTTTTTTCATTTCCTATAATGAATTGAACTTCATCTTCAAACGTTTCAAACTTTTGAGGTTTGTGCTTTAAGACTAAACAACGTATGTTTAATTTAGATACGTGGCCTTGTTCCATCAATTCTGCAGTTCTTGTAACTTTATATGATGGTCCAAATACTCCTTCAAGAACCCATTTATGAGTCTGAGTTCCATCTAATGTACCTGTAAATCCAAAACGATATTTTGCGTGATGAAGCTTAGTCATAATTGATATCAAAGACTTACTTTTAAAAAGGTGCGCTTCATCACCAATAATTACTTCATAGTCTTCAAAAAATGACTTGTCTTGAGTATAGATAGATTGCCAAGTAGTAATAGTTACGGGGTGAGTGTTGTTTCTTTCTCTTCCTCCATATATTTTATAGCAATATGAATCAGCATCCCATCCGTAATCACAAAAGTCCTTATACATTTGTTCTACAAGAGATGTCGTTGGAACAACTAAAAGTATTTTTTTCTGCTTATCAACGTAATACCTTACGAGCGAATAAATCATCAGACTTTTGCCTGATGCAGTGGGACTTATCAATAGTTTTCTATTATGTTTTAGAGCATCGTGTACTCCCTCTATTTGATACTGCCGAGGAGAGTGAGTGCAAATAGAAGACATATAATCTTTTACGCCTTCAAATGATATTTCTTCATTAACTTCAAATGGAAGGCCGTAATACTTATTATCTTTAAACTGATAATTATATCCGTGTATTTTTAACTTTGAAACGACTTTATCAAGGAGACCAGCATAGATTTCTCCCGTATGAACCGATAGCAATTTTATTTGTCCATCCCAATGTTTGTTGCGATATTGGGACATAAACTTAGAACCTGGAACTTCAAATGTAAAATACTGTTGAAGTTCATATAAAATATGAGGTTCACATTCTAACTTGATGTAAACCTCATTTTTCTTATGAATTGTTACGTCACTCATAAACAATAATAATTGCTATGAGTATTTATTTACCCTAGACCAGACTGAAATCTCATATACTCGATTGCATTTTTAACTTGATAAGTTCGATTAGCAATCATCTTTAAAATACTTTCAATATACGAAAGCATTACATCATAATATTCAACCTTTAAAGATATTTGAGAAAGTTTATTATCAGCATCTAGATATTTTTGAAGAGTATCTTTGTCTCTGATTTTTTTGGGAAATGGATCTTCTTGATATACTTCTGGATCTGCCTTTCCCGAATAATATTCATATCTTTCGTGTCGTACATTTCTTTTTTGTTGTTCGGCTCTTTTTCTCAAAAGAAGAATATTATTATACAACTCATAGTATTTTGAGTGTAAGATTGGAATATTCAAAGATTCTGTATGCAAATTATCTATATCTATTTTGGAATCTTTTTCCCACATTTTTTGGATAGTATCCAAATCAATATTCATAAATTATTTCCGTTTGCATCTACTATATTATACACCATATACTTAAATGTTACATCTGCTGTAAAATACTGATTATCAGTATTAGTGGCATCAAATTCCAGTGGAGACATCATATATGGAAACATTGATTTAAACACAACCTTAAAGTTGAAGTTTTGTGTGCTGTTTAAAGCAATCAAGGTTCCATCGGAATATAAGTTCATATCTGACTTATATGGTTGTTCAAATTTGTCATTAGTATTTTGCCAATCATAGATCTGTTGGAGGCTCTCTGGGAATCCAAGACCTCTGATCCAATTTTGAATTTCCATATAATTTTCAAGATTTTCATCAACCAAAAATCTTAATGAAAAATCATCAAATTGAATTTTATCACCGGGAACTGGAATGTCATTCAAATAGTTTGGTCGTGTTGCAACTCCCAAAGTCAAACCTGGAATATTTGCAGTATTAGTTAAAAAAGCAACTTTTGGTGCTCTGTTTAAAGTAAACTTAAATCCAACTGTGGATAAAAAGTTTCTATTACCTATTTGATTGCCGCCGTAAGTACCAGACATTTTTTTAACTATTTAGAATAAAAAAGGGGTCCTTTCGGACCCCCAGAAAAATGTGAACCGTGATCACATAAGGTTCTTAACGAGAACTCTTCTGTAGTAACGGTTTGCACTTGCATTGAGTTTACCCAGTGAGGTAGCAGCTCCAGAGGAGAGACCGCCTTCAGCGAATGGGTTAGCAACAATGCCATAACGAGTCTTAAAGCCGATTTTTGGCTGGAAGGTGTTCTCGCCAACGGCACGAACCATTTGGAGAGGAACGTATGGGCAATAGAACAGACCTGCGTCATAAGGTGAAGAACCCTTATAACCAACAACGTAATACTGGTTAGAATCTACGTTTGCAGCATATGGGTCGATGTAGACGCGGAACTTACCAAGCAGAGTACCTGCGAAGGTGTTACCAGTGTCATCAACGTTCAGGTTAGCGTTGAGTGCAGGGGTGTAATCAAGAACACCAGCCATACTCAGTGCTGAAGCAACGTCAGCGGAGCATAGGATGATGTTACCTTTTCCTCTACGAGTTCTTTGTGCGATTGCGTTAGCATCACGCTCGATTTGGAACAGGAGACCCTTGAACTTCTCAACAGACCAACGACCGTTTGAATCAACGTCGAGGTCAAAAGTACCAGCAGTAGCAACGTTTGCCTGAGCACCAGCTTCAGCAACGTTATAGATGGTACGGATAACTTCGCGGTTGATTTCAGCGAGGATCTCGGTTGAAAGAATGTTGGCAAGTTCTGCCTCAGCATTCAGACCGTGAATCGCCTTGAGGTCTTGAGCGAGCTCAAGTGAGTACTCAGCCTTCAGAGCGCGTGACTTTGCAGTAACGGTGACTTTCTCGATTGAGAATGCCATCTCGTTGAATGCAACACTGGAACCGAGGTTCTCAGCGTCACCAGTGTGCATACCACCACTCAGGGTGTATGGGGTTGCAGCTGCAGCATTCAGCAGACCAGGGTTGGTTCCGCTCTGAGCAGCGGTAGTACCGATACCAGCACCACCAGCGTAGTCGCTACCCTGAGTCAGGGTGTTAGTTGCGTTCTGTGCAGAGAAGCGAGTATCTGCTTCGTTGAACAGTGCTTCAGCGCCAGACTGGTTGGTGTAGCGTGAACGCATTGCGAAAATCAGTCCAGTAGGACCGTTCATTGGTTGAACGCCAGCCAGGTCATATGCGACCAGGTTGGGCATTGCACGGCGGATCAGAGAGATCAGAACAGGGTCGAAACCTGCTACAGGACCGCCAGCGGTTGCACCACCACCAAAACCACCACCAGCACCAGTGCCGTTAGCAGAGTTGGTTGGAGCTTCGGTCAGGAATGAACCTGACTGTGCAAAGGATTGCTCCTCTCTAAGGAATTTCTCTTGGTTTTCGAGCAGGACAGCGGTTACAGCTCTTCTGTGTGAATCTTTGATAGGATCAAGACCCTCATAGTTCAGAAGGGGAGCCCACTTTTCCTGCAGATGCTCGTTATTGAACATTTGCGTTTACCTCTTTAAAAGTGTGTTTGTTTAATGTTAATTTCAGTTTTTGGGCGAAGTAACTGAAAGAGCTTTTAGATAAGCATTCATTGAATCTGAGTAATACTCAGGAGCAACGTCTACTCCTTCAGAAAGAGTTTCAGTTTTTGCCTTTGGAGAAACTGCCTTTGAAGGAAAATATGATTCCTTCAGAGTTTCCAGTTTTTCACGATATTGTGCCTCACTTTCAAACTCAACACTTTCGGCAAGTGAAGCGAGCTTATCTTTCTGAGAAAGTGCTAGACCCTCAGAAATCTCATCAAAGATTCCTTCTGCAACCGACTCTGCGAGACGCTTGTTCAGATGGATATTTTTCTCAATTTGCTCGTTGAGTTTTTCTTCCATTTCATCAAGTTTTTCTACCATGCTATGGAGTATATCATATTTTTCTTCAGGGATTGTTACATAATGTTCTTCAAAAAGACCTTTCAGACCTGAGAGGAATGACTCTGAGAGTTCTTCCTTCAGACCTTGCTCAACTGCTAGTTGATTCTCGGTCATCCATTCTTCGGCAACATACTCTAGGTATGCATCGACACGCTCTTCAAGAACGGTCTTAATTTCAGCAACCTCTTCAATAAGGCGCTCTTCATATTGAACTTCTAAAGTTTCTTTAATATCGGAAACCTTACTTCTGAGAGCAGCTTCGAAAATAGTTTTCGCTTTCTCTTGGAATTCTTCGGAGAGTTCTTCACCAGAAAGAAGTGCATTGACATCTTCATCGATGTCAAACTCTTCCTTCATTTCTTCTTCATCCTCTTCATCTTCATCCTCTTCATCTTCATCCTCTTCCTTTTCCTCGGCTTCGGAAACTACCTCTTCATCTTCGAGTTCTTCTTCATCAACAAGATCCTCATCCTCATAATCTTCTTCTTCCTTAACAGCACCAGGCTTTAAGTGACCCATTGCATCTGCTGCTTTAGCACCCTTAGTTACAACATTCTTAACTTGCTTAAGTGCTGCACCGGGTGTTTTGAGATGAGCAGACTCATCATCTGGTCTGTAGTTGTCTGGAGTAGGACCTCCAAGATCTTCCCAACTGCCAGTTTGACCATCAACCATTACATTAGAAGCATTGCTTCCAGCCTTAGGCATTGGATCTGCTGCCTTAGCATTAACATTAACGGCAGTTTTGGATTGCTTTGTGCCTACTTCCATTTCTTGTAATTGTGTACCACGAGACATTTGAACTCTCCGATTTACCTTTATTAAATCTATATTTATTTATAATATGATAAATTACACTAATTATAGTGAATTTAAGAAATCGTTGAAGAGTTTAATTTTATGCTCTTCAAGTTTTCTTTGATCAACTAAAGTGTTAATTCTTCTTCTAGTGTTCTCGGCAAGTTTTTCACGTAGAACACCACCATCCCAAATCCATTCCTTTCCTTCCATAATTCCCTGAACAAAAGCGTCAGGAGCGGAAGGATCTGCTACGATATCAGCAGCAGTTGCAAGCATAAAGTCTTCACCAACTTCCTTATATCCTTCTCTGGTTTCTCTCAATGAACCAATTCCACGAGAAGAAACACCAAGAGTTACTCCATCACTTAAAAGAGATTCTGCAATCTTTCCCATTGGAGTTGACAGGATTTGAGCCTTACCAATGAAGTTGTTACCTTCACGTTGAAGTTCTACAATCTTGTGAGAAACTCTATCCAAGTTAACTGTTGGACCATCTGGGTGGCCAAGTTCTCCTAGAGCACGACCTTTTTGAACATACTGCTCATTGTATCGGTTAACTTCTCTTTCCATTACAGGCATACGGTATACTCTACCGTTTCTGTTTACCTGTTCAGCCTGAAGAAAAATTCCTTTAATAAAAAGAGATTTTTTACCATCAGATTCTTCAGTGAGAACTTCTACTTTTTCGATTTCTTCTCTGATTAGTTTCATTGTTTTAGTTGGTAAGTCCTACTTTTGATGCCTTAATTGCTGAAGATGTCCAAATAACATCAGATGGAAGTTTTTCTAAAAATTCAATCGAACTCGCAGGCATTGAAAAATAATTAGTAGATGCTGCTCCAACTACAGTCGAAACACCAACAGTAACTATACCTGCAGTATTATTATGAAGTCTCACACAACTAGCACTACTAATGCTAGTTGCAGTCCCAGCCGTTGTGCTTGTAGCAACTTCAGTTTCAATTATTTTTGTTCTTTGCATTGGTATAATAAAGACCTTATAAGTTATTTATTATTTCTTATAATTCGTTCTTAATTAGCAACATAACTCTCACCAACTTGTTGTGGTTGTTCTGGTTGAGAATTAATATAAAGATTTCCTGTAAAATCACCAGCAATATTAACCGATTCAGATATAAATTGCTTGAATGATTTCATTTTTATTCCTCTTCGGTTTCTTCTTCCTCTTCACCAAATAGAGTCGCTGCAACGGCTGGTCTGAATGAATCAACCTTTTCTGCGGCTTTTGAAAATAGAAGATCTTTGATTTTATCGCTAATTTGTGACGGTGACTCGTCAGCCACAATTATATCCATTAATTCGTCCATAGTAATTGTAGATTGAAAATCTTCTGCTATTTATATCTCTCCACCCTTAGGGGTTTTCATTTCTGCAGATTTTCCATCAGCAACTGTTGCATTACCTTGTGATTCTAAATCTGGTTCAACTACTGGTTGACCCAAATCCATTCCAGGTTCCATTGGTTGTCCTGTTGCTGGGTCAATAGGTGCATTTGGATCTGGAATTACCCCATCATCAATTTCTTTCTGAATAAGTACATCTTGTTCAACAATTTCTTGATCAGTCTGACGTAAAATTTTGCGTCTAATATAATCTTGCGAGTAGTACTTACCAACATAAGGTTCCGCAGTTGCTACTAGATTTAGTCTTTCTGTTAGGAGTTCTGCATCCTTTAGTTCGGAGAAATGGTTGTCATATAAGAAATCATATTGAATATGCTCACTCATTTTTTCCCAATCTTCTGGGGTAATAATATTTTTGAGAAGCAACTGTGTTCTCAACATATCATTAAACATATTTGCAAAACGCTTTCTCAAGCGTCCTACAAATTTAGTAAACTTAAGTTCATCACGTAGAATTTCTGAAGATCTTCCTAGGTTAAATCCACCTTCGCCTTCAATTCTAGATGAAGGTACATTCAGAGACTTGTATAATTTTTTCTGGAAATAATTAATGTCAGTAATTTCACCAAGATTTTGTCCACCAGGTAAAGTTGAGATTTCAGTTCCTCTACCACCTTCACGGCGAGGCAACCAGAAATCCTCAAGCATACTCATAAATTTCTTATCATCCCGAATTTCTCCAGTTGATGCATCATAAACTAGTTTATTACGATAACGCATCATAACATCACGTAGATATTGTTCTGCCTTTACTTTTGGAAGATTACCTACATCAATATAGAAAATTCTTCTTTCTGGAGCCCTTGACAAACGATAGATGACCAAAGAATCTTCAATCATACGAAGTTGATTGAGAGACTTAATTGCTTTATGGAGATATGAAAGAACTGTTCCTTTATTTCTATCTACCAAACCTGACGTGCAATATGTAATTGCGTCTTTTGCAATTTTGATTCCGCCACCAACAGACTGATTTGACATACCTGTCGCGCCAGCTGTTGTTGCAAGTTTTGGATTGTATTGAAAATACTCTTCAATCTCAGGGAACATATAGTCCTCTGGATTTTGAACTCCAATTCCTCCAATTTTAATTGAATTATTTTCTTTCGAATTCTTTTTTTGTTGACGTACATAACGCATCTTTAATGCGTCGATGTATCGAAGTTCTTGGATTCCCTCTTGGGGATTTTTGAGATCGATTACTTTATGATAATACAATCTACCGTCAATATACCAATTTCTATAGATCTCGTGTGCTTTCTTGTCAAAATCTAATAAATCTAAGATATGCTTAAATTCTTCTCTAATCTTTCTTTTGATACCATCACTTGCATTCAAATTTGAAAGTTCAATTTCAATAGGACTATCATAAGTATCTGATACGATAGCCTCACTAATAATATCTTCAATGGCGCTATCAACTTCTGGGTGAAGAGCCATTTCACGATATCTTTTTATCAAATCAAATTCAGTTCTATAAACACCTTCAATATCTACATATGAACCAAAAAATCCTGACGTTAAGTAATGATCAACCCCGTCCTCATTATTTTGAGGAACGGGGGATACTACGCCAGGAGATTGGGATTGATTATCCTCAATTGAAAATCCAAAGAGTTTTGCCATTATTAAAGTTTAACTTCTATTCTAATATTTATGATTCTTTTGGAGCGGTAGGATACCAGAACTGAACTTGGAATTCCACAGTAAATTCTTCTATAGTATCAGAAGTATCATAAGATAAATCAATCTGTGAAATGTTAGTTGGGAAAATGTCTACAAACTCATATTGAGCAAGTATGTTTGCATTTCCACCACTTCCTTTACCAACTTCTGAATTAACAGCACCACGACCCAACTGTCTCACTGTAGCACTTGTCATATATGAATTGGGTTCGGTGAGACCGCTGTGATCCGAATACTGAGCAATGTTTTGCATCCAAGACTCAAATACTCTTCTGTACATAAAGTCTTCATCATTAATAACAGTGATAGTCCAAGTATCAAAGGTTCTGTCACCAGCTACCTTTAAGATACGACCTCTAAAGGGCACATCAATTGGTGCAATGTTAGAAGCGGGAAGAGCAGCTGCTTTACATAAAAATGGAAACTTTTGTGCATCATATACCCCATCACCGTCACCCTGAACTCCAATCTGAGGTTGTACTCCTGGAGGAAGCGATGGCAAAGTGACTTCAAATAGATTTGGGCGAACACCGCCACCACTCAATTTAGTTTTAAATTCGGAAAGACTTCTGATTTGTGCCATTGGTTTAATCTCCTGTTAAGTTTATTTAAAAATCAAACTGTGCCAGCAACTTCTTCAAAACTTACTCCCGTTCTAGTTGCCACGAAGGTCAGAGTCACATAGTTAATTGATTTAGCTGGTTTCAGGAAGATATCAGCTCTGAATTCATTATTATCAATTACGTCAGGAGTGTTATTTGATGCGTCACATTTTACGAGGAAACCATAGAGACCTCTCTTTGCCTGAACGTCGCGGAGATATGGTTCAACAATGTTTACAAAGTTTGCTCTAGTGATTTCATCATTCAATTCGAACAGTTGTGCTTGAGCAGTTCTTTCGAGTGCTTGCTCAACGGTCAGGAACAGGCGGCGAACATTAATTCTATCGAAAGCAGAAGCATAACCCAGAGCAGTCTTATCTCCGAAGAGAAGAATACCAATTCCAGGTTGGTTCACGATAGAATTAATTCTCTGTGGATAAAGTTGATCTCTCTGCGCCTTATTTGGATTGTATGCAAGTTTGATTGCATTGTTTAAGATTCCTCTTTGCTGTCCTGCAGGTGAGAACCAAGGATATGCAAAGATGGAAGTTCTCACACAAAGACCAGCAACGTCCGCATTGCAGGGAATATAACGGAACCTGTTATTAAACCTATCGTAGGTGTACTTATAACCACTATCAAAGATAGCATATGATGTTGATGAAAGTGGTGAGAAGAACTCAAGAATGTTGTCAGTTTGTGTGTCAGAGTTAGTAATGTCAACAACGTCAGCTCTGTGTGGAGAAATTACTGCTACACAGTCTTTTCTTGAATTTGCAATAGAAATAAGTTGATTTGCTTTCGCTTGTGATTCAAACTTATTAGTTAATCCAGGACCCATAATCAGGTAATCTAGAGGAACTTCATCTCTATTTGAGAATAGATTGTATGAAGTGATTAGATCACCAAGAGTAGCTACCATTCCGCCTTGATCGGAATAGTCCTTTCCTCCAGTTAGTTTATAGGTTACGTTACCTAATGCACTGTAAACCTTGTCTTGTGCAACTTCATTCCACAAACCTTGAGTTGTGGTATATGCGGTAAATGCGGTGCTGAATCCAGTAGGAACAACATCTTCATTTACATTTAGATCATCTGAAGGGTTGTCTCCAACATAAACATAGTTTGAATATAGTGCAAGGTAGTTCTTCCACCAGATCTTTTGTGGTGAGTTAACTGCAGAAACTGCATCTAGAGCCTTGGAAAGACCAATATGCTTTTCTACAAGGTTTCCTTGAATACCTGTTACCGTTCCCAGATCGTCAATGATTGCAATGTGGATTTCATCGCTCTTACCGTTTCTTTCTGTAGTGTAAGCAGAAGTTCCTGGTTTTGGAGCAATAGACTTCCAGTAAATTGCTGTGTTCTCTAGTTGTAGGACTTGGTTATCATACCAGTCTAAAATTGGGTTAGAACCAGTGTTAATACTTGCTGTTGTAGTTCCTACTCCAGCGTTGGTAACAACACTTACAGTTAAAGTTCCACCAGGAGTTGCTGGTTTAAATGACTGTAACTGTGTTTTAGGTGCATATGAAACCTTTGTTACTGTTCCATTGGAAGAAACTAAGGAATCAATCTTAACATCAAGAGTGCTAGCACCAACTCCAGTAATTATTCCCTTTAAATAACCGTTAAAGAGAGATGTGGTTCCAATTCCTGTTGAAACTACATTAGTCAATGCTGTTGTTACTGCAAAACCAACTTGTGCCATTGCGGTTGCAGCAGCACCAACGTGAAGAATTTGGTCTGCCTTGTCGTCAATTACACAAACTTTAAGGTTATTTGACCAAGCACCTGGGGTTTTTGCTGCAAAAATATAGTTTGCAATATCATCAGCATAATTTGCTTCATAATCATCAAAGTTCTTGATCTTTAATGCTGGTTCTCCAGCGGTTGAAACGCCTGCTGCGTTGCGAATAGCATTAGCGTTAACTAGATTGTCACCATTAGTTCTTACAACCTTAAGTACACCACCATATGAAAGGAATGAGGATGCACTCATCCAATATTCATATTGGGCATCGGTTGATAAAGGCTTACCGAAAACATTAATGAGTTCGTTTTCTGTGGTAATATCAATTGGTTCATCTACTGGACCAATAGCAAAGGGACCAGCAATTGCACCGATATTATCCAGTACATTATCAGCTCTTCCTACTGTTAAATCAACCTCACGGATAAGTACGCCGGGAGACAATTGAGGAGTCGCCATTTAATTTCTCCTAATCTCAGTTTATCTGAAATTATTTATAAAAAGGGGTTATTTCATATGCAGAAACAATGCACGAACATCACCAGTCAGGGTATTCTGACACAAAAGACACTGATTTATTTCTTCTAGATTCTGAAACTCTTTTTATAGCGCAACTTTTACACTCATAAGAATAGGAAGACAACTGATATTTATTTTTTCGCATTCTATAAAATCCATCAATTAAATCTTTGACTTGTCCACAGGACTTACATTTTCTTTCTGACAAATATAAATGTTCCAATTCAAATTGATCATCTACATCCATTAAACATAGTCCCACATATATGACATATCGCCATATTCGTCAGTGAACCATCTTTCACCAGTTTCATCTATGAAACTACTATCTTCAGTACCGTCCACTACAAATCCAAATGGAGCCATATCTTGCTCAATTTGATTTTTCTGCTCTTCATATAATCTTTTTCTTACATCTTGATCAGTAAGTTCTTTGAAGTAGTCTTGAACTACTAACCAAGAATAGATTACTAAACACATTGCAAGATCGTCATTGCAACCATCTTCCGCTTCAAATGAATTGTTTTTTTGAATAAACGTAGTAAGTTCACTTATAATGTCGTAGTCTTTAAACAGTAACTTTTCTTCTTCGATTAAAGTCTTTAAGTTTAAGCATCCAACTTTTTTAACAGTCTTAGACATTTTTACACCAAGTTGAGTTTTCTTTCCAGAAAATCCTTGACCAACAATTTGCCCCGCCCTGCCCCTCATTGAGCACATAAGTAAATTATTATATTCCAAATCATATTGAATAATACTTGCAACCTGATCTCCAATATCATTTACTTCGCATAAAATATAAGCGTTATTATAACTTTTTGCTATGTCGTGAATGATGCTTGGAAAAAGCATCGGTTTTATTTCATTATTTCTATATTTTGCAACTATTTCGTGTGGATATTTAGTTATATCTACTACAACAAATGCTGAGTAGTCATTACCAACACCTCTTGCAACGTCAACAGTAATAATGTAATCGTGTTCCTCAATAGGATCATCGAAAACATCTAATCCAGCATTTCTTGCCTTTGGATTCTCATAAACAAGATTTCTCAATTTGCTAGGAGCAATCAAAGTATCAACAGATCCTAAGAATTCACACTCAAACTCAACCTTAAATTGTTGTTCTGATGTGTTTGCAATAGTTTGTGCTTTCCACTTTTCATCCCTACCAGGAACCTCAGACCAATGAACATCTGTTGGAATATACTCATTTTTACTTCTTTCAGCATCGTGCCAAATTTTGTAAAAATGATTCATCCCGTGAGGGGTAGAAACAATAATTACCTTAGTGTTTTTACCAGATGAAATAGTAGGATAAACAGAACTGAAAAACTGATCAGCAATGTGGTTAGGAATAAACGCAAATTCGTCCAGGAATATAATATTATAAGATCCACCGCGTACCGCAGAGGCGCTAGTAGAAGCAGCAATAATTTTTGACCCATTTTCCAACTCCAAAGAAGCTTTGTTCCAAGTCATCACACCTTGCTGTAACCACTTGGGTAGATTTTCATATGCTGTTTGCAATCTATCTAGTAGATCTTTTGCGGTCGATGCTTTGTTAGCAAGAATTGCAATATTTACATTATCATTAAAAATTGCGTAATGCAAAAGATAAGAAACAACGATGGTTGACTTTCCAGACTGTCTTGGAAGTTTACAAACATTAAATCTATGATTATGAAAACGATCGATCATCGTTTCCTGAAAAGGATATGGTTTAAATGGTTGTAAACCATAATCCAATGTGACAATCTGAATATAATTTTTTGCAAAGTAGATCGGATCTTCTTGACACCTAGCAAACTCTAGAACCTGTTCTTCAGTAAATTCAACAACAGTATTTGCCTTCTTAAGAAGAGGATTGCCTAGATAATGGTCAGCCATAATAAAGACCTAAAAAATTAATTACAATTCCAACGACGCAAAGCTTTATTGATTCTTGAATCTGGATCTCGTGCAGTTTCTGCGCTAGTTAGTCTCTTTTTCATTCCACTCATTCTTGAGCAAAAAGATTTGCGACGATTTGCATCCTTTGATCCTTTTTTAAGTTCTGACGGATCTTTTGTAACTGCTGTTTTTAATTTTGATCCTGGGTTTTCTTTGCGATAAGCATTTACTGCTTTTTGACTCAGACCATCAGTTTTATCTTTACGATTTACCGACTGCCAATCTTCATCAATTTCAACTTCTTCACCCATTGGTTTTACATAATTTTTATTTGGTCCTGGTTTTGCAGAACTTCCACCTTGTAGACCAACTTGAATTAATGGTTGTCCTTGTGTGAGCTCTGATACTGAGTGATGAACAACTACAGAACCTGGGTATACCTTTTGCAATTCATCAGTAACTTCTTTTCTGGTTGGAAGTTTTGATTGAGAAAAGAACATACGAAGAGCGTAGTACTTTCCTCTCCATTGAAGAGTTACGGCAATAACATTTCCAGTCTGTGCTTGAAGTCTGGTTGCTTCTGCAACAAGAGGTTCTGGTTTAATGATATCAATGATTTCTGCAAAAGTATTTCCATTTGCATCTTCAATGGTTACACTTTCATTTGCAGATTTCCAACCACCACCTTTCGACTTATACCACTTTGAAGCCCATCCATTGGCATATGCACTTGGATAAACATCAAACTTTTTCTTTGCAAGAGATTTTGCTCTTGACCATAATGCGGGATTAGTTGGTTTGTTCTCTTCACTCAGAGATTCTGCTTCAATCTCAAGAAGAATCTTCTCTGCTAATGGAATATCTTCCTCTTTTACACAATTTGGAACAACTCTCTTACCTTTCTTTTTCATTCCAACTTGCTTATATCCTACCCAACAAGATTCCTGAAATTCCGCTTCACCACTGTTGAGATAATCTGCGGCAGTGTCAAGATAATCTGTTGCTTTCGTAATTTTTGATTGAACCCACGCTTCTAAATTTCCTTCACCTTTAGAAACTCTAGAATTTATTCTCTTAACAGCATCCATAAGAGTTTTGAGTTCTCCTCTAACCATAGAGTACTCTTCATCTTTTATAGAAATTTTATCCCAAGTTTTTTCGCCATAAGAACATTGATATCTTGTTTCCCTTTTATCACACAGAGGACAATATCTTTCTTCCTCGTGATTAAGTTCTTCAGAAATTTTATTAGAAACCATTTTTGGTTTTCCTCCTTTTTCTTTACGGTCTGCTACTGGGTCTTCTTCTCTTTTTCTTCTTACGGCGGAAGCAATTTGACTCTTTGACATCTTTGCAGCCTTTTCATTTGATAAACACTTTGGTTTTGATTCTCCAGGCTCACGGGCACAAGGTCCGATTGCTTCACCTTTAGAATTAAACCTTCTCCAATTTCCCTCTGGGTGAGATTTTGAAAACCAGTCTCGTAAGTCTTCATTGACTTTAACATCCTTAAATTTTTTGTGATGCTTTTTAGCATCCGCTTCCATTTTTTTCAATCTTGTATAATAATCTGATATTTCATCCAAATGTTGAAGAGCAATTTCTCTTGCCAATTTGTGATCTTTTGTATGCTCGTGCTCAATAGGTTCACCCATTTTGAGTTGCTTCTCAATGAAAGAAACATCTAGGCGATGCTTCTCAGCAATTTCTTCAACTGTTTTAAATGGCTTAAATTGTTCGTTCATTTAACTGGTTTTGACTTAGTTTCTTCGCCCTTTGCTCTCTTTTTTCTTGCCGCACAATGAGCGCGTTGAGAAAACCCTTTAGGATTGGAGCAATCAATACTCTTCTTATATTTATTACCCCAATCTTCTTGAAATTGCCTAAACGTTTTCATTTTTCACATTTCCTTTTTGGGCTTTTAATAATTTAGACAATTCTGCGGTTGAACCTACAAAAAGAGCATTAGTGACGTTTGTTGGACCACTAACTTGTTTAACCTCTTCAATATCCTTTAGTTTCTTTTGAAGATCCATCAACTTTTCTGTTGCATCAGCAACGTTTTTAATTAATTGACCGGCAACTTCATAAGCCCTTGCTTGCTCAGTTTCTTGTGCAAGTTCTAAAATACCATTTATTGCTTCTTGACCTTTTTCTATAATTGAATATAGATTTCCTCTAGTGTATTCATAATCCTTTTTTATATCACTAATAGAACTATTGATATTTTGTGGTTGATCTTCCTTTTTAGTAAGATCAATATTAGATTCTATAATCTCGGTTTCAACGTTGAAAACCTCATTTAACTTATCAAAATTTTTAGACATAAATTATCACTCAAAAGAAATTCCACTAAATCCAAAATCGTCCCCTAGTTCTATTAGATCGGTGTCCGCACTCGTTATTAACATAACCTGAGTTCCAGAAACGTGATCTGATATATTGGTACTATAAGAACCCCTCTCAACTGTTAATATATTTCCATTTTTATTAGTTATTTTAAGAGTTTCATTATCTAAAGTAATATGTGAATTAACTGAAATTGATGAAGAGTTTTGTACAGAAATTGTTCCATCTGCAACTAAAACGTCGGCAGCCAAAGTAGTTACAACGTTATTAGTGTAACTCTTTGCTGCAACTGATTCTTGCGAATATGTAAGATCTCTCGTTGTTGATTGAGAATCTCCAGAAACAAATCCAAGAGAAACCTTTTTGATAATATCTGTAGATACACTGGAAGATACGGGTCCAAAAAGATATGTCTTTGCAGTAAATCTTAATGTATAAATGAGTACTCTTCTAGTTGTAAAATTTCCTTCATAATCATCTTGCATTGAGATGTTATCAAGCACTACAGGTATGTCTCTTTTTTCTCCAATAGACTCAATTAAGTTAACAGTTAAGTTATAAGATGGTTGAAAATATGGAACTATTTGTTCTATAATTTGCAACATATCATCATTAATTTTGCACATAATGCTCAGTTCAAATTCCATATTATATGGAACTGGCATATATGTTTTTCTTACGTCTGTAGAGTCGGTGACAGACTTTGATAAAAAAGTTTGAGTTGTTGTTACCTTTCTAGTAGGATCATATGTTAAACCAACAAATTCAAATGACATTCTTGGCAGAGTTATTTGAATTGGTTTATTTAATTCAGGTTGTTGCTCAAGTCTTGCAAGAAACTTTTGAGTAGGTCCGTATGCAAGAGGAACCTTGATTACAGAAAATACATCGTTATTATCATTTTTCTTTTTAATCGAGATATCATTGAAAAGATTTCCAAATGATATTATAGTTTTTCTTAATATCTCGTGATAAAAATATTCAAACATTTTTACACTAAACGATGTATACTATTTAACAACTTAAGGATTTCCGAAAGGATTGGACTCTGTAAAATCCATTATACTATCACCTATCGTTTCTATGTCGCTGTTTTGAGCGAACTTGTCCTCAACGTTGTACGTATTTATACTTCTCAGACTGTAAACCGCGCCAGAGTCTTGTCCAGTTATATTTTCTCCAGCTGCAAATGAACCAGAGATTGTAGAAACTTCCAGAATTTTTGTAGTAGAGTTCCAAGATTTAACTCTACCAGTAACACTACTAGAACTTCCTACCACCACTTCATTGTAAATATATGTACCATAACCAACGACGACGTTTGGAGAAGAAATTGTAATAGTTGGTGCAGTAGTATATCCCAAACCGGAATTTGTAATTCTAATAGAGGTTACTATTCCAGCACCACTGATTGATGCAACAACAGTCGCTTGAATTGAAGAAATTCCAGTAACAGTAACTGTTGGAGGAACCAAATATCCAGACCCTCCGTTTGTTACTGTGATAATTCCTACAATGCCATTTCCAATTACTGTTGTAGCAGCTGCTCCTGATCCACCGCCACCAATAAATGTAACTCTAGGTGCAACAGTATAACCTGCTCCAGCATTTATCAACTGAACTCCTTGTACCCTACCCAGATTTTGATCTCCCTCACACAAGTCCACAATACCTGTAAGTAGAGTTGCAATTCCAACAGCAGTAACTCCTCCACTTGGTGCAGAAGAGAAAGCAACTTTTGGTGGAGTTGTATAACCAGATCCTCTATTAGTGATATTTACAAATCTAACACCACCATTTACGATAGCAGATGTTGCGGTTGCAGTTATTCCAATACCAACCAGTTGTAAAATTTGTAGATTAGCATATTGACCTCTGTCTCCAAAATTATCTCCGCTTCCATCACCATCACCTACAGCATTAGGATTATCAATAAAGTCAACACCAGTATCAATGACTTCATCTTCATATCTAAAGAGTTCACAGGTCAATTCATAAACATAGTTTTTCTTCAGTTGGTAGAATGGTTTTTCGTGCTCAACATATTTAATTTCAAATATTTTATTTCCTAGAGGAAAATAAATTAGATCTCCTTCTTTTGGTCTAGTTGTTAGTTTTGCATCGGGAAGATTTTTAATCAAAACCGATATATAATTTTCAAATCTCTCTTTTGAAAGAATCAATGTGAGATCATCAAGTTCTTGAATACCAAACTTTGATAATATTGTTCCTTGGCCACTATATCCCTCATATGAATCAACATATGCCTCAATTGGATATGCAAAACTAAACTGTGACTCTATTACCTCTTCAATAACTTTCTTTTCAGTTGCGTATTGTCTTGGGAGATAATAGACATCAACACCATAGATTTTGAGATGTTCATTTATAAGATCTTGGATTAGACCTTGTTCTGAACCTGAACCTTGGAGAAAAAATGGATTTAACATATTTTTATCCTATCATATCCAGAGGTGGAAGTTCGTAAGTAGAAGACATTTTCTCCATCAAAGTATCAATTTCTCTTTGTGCATCATCGAATAATTGTCTTCCATTTAATTCAACACCACCTGGAAGTTTAACACCTTGGAATTTGATTAAATTCTGACCCCATTGTCTCTTAATTAATGAAGTGAGATAAGGTTTTAAGAAAGAATCATTCCAAACTCTTGAATAATCGCTCGGATCCAACATTCTATAACAATCAATAACAATATATTGTCCAACAGCAAGACTTGCCCAATCAATATCGAGGTAAAGTCTGTCCTGTCTCTTATTAAATCTAATTTGCTTTTGAGTAGTTAGAAGAAAATCAATATCTTCAAGATATCTTTTAACCATAGAATATGTTAAAAGTTCAGTAGATCCCCAGTAGTAAATATCGTTCAAGAATAACTGATACTTAATGCTGAACATTCCACTCGAAATTGAGTTGGATCCTTCAAAAGAATAAATTTTATTTACTCCAATTACGTGAGGAGGAACTTGTAAGTAATTACTATTTTCATAGTAACTGAAAGTTCCTATTCCTGCAGTAGCGGAAGTAGAAGCAACTCCGACACCAGAGATGCCCTTAGCACGCCCTCTATCGATGTCTTCTTGGGTTATTTGATACTTTAAGTATGTTTGATAGACACCATCAAAATGCCTTTCTTGGAAAAATTGAATGGCATCATCTACAAGATCATCAATCTGTTCATCAGCGACATTTATTTCTAAAACTGGAGCTCCCAGTTTTCTTAAACAATAGTCAATTAATTCTTGTCTTGTAGATGGTTGTGCCATTAGAGTTTAGATATAGTTTCTTGTTGTTTTAGGTATAATTTAATGTACATTTTAGAAAAATTTCTTAGTACTTCAATATCATCTATACTATCTATATTCCTAGCGTGTTTTTCATATTCAAACATTTTTGTAATGTTTTCAAGATCTATGTCATCTGGGTTCATTGTGCTATCTTCCTCAATAAGTCTTTTATTTCATTCAAATCATTTTTAATATTAATCATTTCTTGTTCCATTTCAACCATTTTTTCATTCTGTTCATTCTTTCGATTTTTCATAGCAATATAATTATTATATTCAGTTTTGTTTGTATTCAAAATAGCATTTGTTTCAGGATCTCTTAAAAGATTTGAATTCTCTTTTAGTGGAATGTAGTTATTCATAGTCTTATGCCAGAGCAATGGCTCTTATATCTTTAACTTTTGGAACGTATGCCTGATTTGTTGAAGTCATAATCAATTTAATTCTATAGTATCTAAATCCAGGAAGATTATTTACAGTGAACTCATACTCTCGGTATCCTTCGATTGGAGTTTCAAAAAGAAGACTGCTATTCTTTGAGACAAATGTGTCTGGTCTTCCATCACTTTGAGAAGGATCAAGAGTCTCTAAAAGATTATTCAAATTATTATATCCAGGGAAAGGTATAAAGATTGGATTTGGATTTTCCTCAGAGTCTATAGAATAAAGTGCTCTTATATCAGAGTAAACATTAACATCAGCATTTACATATAGTTTTATAGATGTTGCAGGTGTTTCCAATCTAATTGGCTTGGAAACATATAAAAACGCTGATGGATCAGTTGTTAGTGAATTAATTCTTCCATCAGTATTATATTCATCATCAGCAACAATCTGGTTAATTCTGTTGGAGGTAGTGATTACACTTACTCTTGTAGTATCAATAATTGGTGATAGTCTTGGGTCAAAAGTTCTTAAAGATAAAATCATATTGAAGGACTTGTTTCCTGGGAGAAGTCCAAGAAGATTATCCTCATTAACTTTGGAGCAAATAATTCTAGGTGAATCAAAATAATTCAAACCATTTAGAGAAACCTGTTGATAACCTTCATCTACAAATGAGATTTCTGAACCAGAAATACTCTTTCCAGATACAGTTCTTACTGTAGCATCAATATTTGTTTGATTAGGAACAAATGTCTGAACAATTGGAGTAAGAACTTCAAAAGGCATATTTTGAGTTGCTTTTACATTTGTTCCCCCATCAGACTTAGTTATAGCAAATCTAAGAACTGGACTAATATCATTGACACCACTTCCACTTCTATTGGTAATAACTTTTGCACCTTGTGTTGAACCAGTATTGTCTATTCTGAGTGAATAGTAATCTAATCCAACAGGAACAGATATGGTTGCATCTTGAAGTCTGTGAGTTTTGTTAATTCTTAGTAGAGAAACTCCATTGAGTTCATACTTATAAACAAAACTACCACTTAGATGCTCTTCAGTCGTCGTAGAATCAATTCCTCTAGAAACAACGTTAATGGTGTTTCCTGTTACTGAGGTATACTTTACAATTTCATTACCAATAAGAGCATATCCGGGGTTTGTTGTCCCTACACCAACACCTTCAAAAGTTGTAAAGTTTGTAGAACTTGCTATCTGCAATGGTCCAGTGAATGTTGCAGAAATATCTGCAGTTGATGTTGTTGGCGAAGAATCTGGAAGAATGTTTGTTAAAGTAACATAATTTAAGGAGGAGTGCATTCCGTGATTGAGATGTTTCACTCTGAAATGTAATCCATCATCTACAGTTACTACTGGAGAAGTAAGAGTAACATTTCCTCCAACTGAAGCATTTAGTTCAACTAGAGAACCAGAATTATTATAATACTTGATAGTATTACCAACACCAGTTCCCGTGGCAAATGTTCCTTGAACTTGATCAATAATAAGTTCATTGAAGGCGTTTACTGCACCAACAGAAAGTCTTAGATTCTTTCCTAGTGAAGTTATACCTAATTGAGTTACAGTAAGAACATCACCAACTTGATATCCACTACCACTGCTGTTTATAGTTGCTGCAACCGCAACACCATTTACAATGGTAATATTGGCCGTAGCGTTTCTTCCACTACCAGTTACAGATGTTAGAGAAGCATTGGTATAAGTTATTCCATCAGTTGCTGGAGTATATCCAACACCTGCATTGATAATAGAAAGATTGGTGGCAAGACCAACGGCACCGACATAAACACCAGTAGCATTAGTGCTTGGTTGTAAAATTCTATTTCCAATAGTTAAACTGGAGTCTTGAATAGTAGATCCCAATCCGACTCTAACCTTACAAGAAATTAAATCTAGTGGATTTCTAGTTAATGTAGGAATTTGTGCATTTCCTTCATTTAGAATTGGATTATAGAAATTAACTGTTCCTGGAGTAGTTACAAATTCAGCTCTGTATAGTTTAAACTTCAGATCTTCAAACTGGCTTGGAGTCCAGGTAGATGCGTTTTGTGATTTAAATAGTGATCCAAGAGTAGGTTGCGTTGATACAATTACTTGAGATGATTCTGGACCGCTAGCAGTCCTAATATCAACTTCTCCAAGTCTAGAAATCCAAACAGTATATGAAGTTGAGTTTGAAAGAAGAACAATTGCATATTCTTGCCTTCCTTCCAAGTAAACGGGAGACTCAAAGGTGAATGTTGTTGCAACAGAACCATCATTAGATAGATTAACTTTGTCAGGTTCTAAAACAACTTCACTGAATGGCAGAACTGTTCTTGTTGGAGTTCCTAACTCCACAGTTCTAATTTGACAAGTTACTGGTAACTGGGAATCTTTTGTTTTAAAGTAAACATCTACTTTGGTTAAGAAAACACCAGTTACATCATCACAAGCAAATGATTGCGCTAGTGGGTCAATGTATAGACCAGTAAATGCTCCTGAAGTCTCAGTTTGAGTTGTTGTGGTTGTTTCAACTCTAGCATTTCTTACTGAAACAATTTTTTCTTGTACAGTCTGGACAGTTCCTGTAGATAAGAACTTCTCTTCACCACTACTGAGTGCTTCTCCTGGTATTGGATTATTGTTTGCAATACTTGTAAGTTTGAAGGTTTTCAGTCCTACATCAAATTTTGGATTTGATGTAACATTTGGATTTGGAATGAAGAAAGATCCAATAATTGTTCCAATATTATCAGTCACTAGTTGAGTATTTACAACTGTTGCTGTTGCACCACTAATGAGACCTTTTAAGTTATATCCAGTCTTTACAATTCCAAAGTATTGACCTTGTGATTGTGTTGCTAGAGAAGCGGTATCAATGTTTAAAATTGTTGAAGTTGAAGAATATGTCGCAGGTATTGTTTGATTTGTATTGTATGGATTTGTTGTGTATATGTCAGATGGATCATTAAAGGGGCCGTACTTGTGATTTGATTTTGCTACTCTAAATCTAATCTCAGAATTAGTAGATGGTTGTGTGTTTAGATTTACATTAGCAGGATATGCAACTACAGTTTCTCCAATCTGGAAAGTTCCAGATGACATTGTAATTTGTAGAAGTTTGGAGAAACAAAGATCGTTTACGTCTCTACCATCAAAGAATGCATAAACACGAGAATTTGGTCTAAATCTCTTTGCGGTAAATTGAACATTTCTCGATCTCATATATGGAATGAGATCAACAGAAACCACAGCATCACCAAGAGATTTTGATTCAAAAACTTCTCTTACTATAGTTTGTGTTCCAACTCTCTGTCTGATTGCATCAACAACTTGAACATATAGTCCCCCAGTAGGTATTGTTCCATTTCGATTAAATTCATCGCTAGCACCAATCCACTGTTTTGGACCTAACAAAGTTCCTCCAGGTCCAACACCTGGACCCCAACCACCAAATCTAGCAAGTGTTGCTATTGATTCTGGAGTTCCTCCTTGAGAAGCGGGCCGCGCATCAACCCAACGTGGGGTTCCAAAACCAAGAGTAGTCCAAGATCCCCAAATTACAGGTCCAATACCTGTTTGTGGGTTTACTCCCGCTGTCTGAGAAAGTTGGTTTAGTGTAGCTAAGTAGTCACCTTCAATTTGAATCGTCTTTGGTTCAATTCTTACAGTATCAATCCAAATATCTGAAGATGGATTTAATTCAATTGTTCCTTCCCAGAAAGAAATAATATATGGAGTTACGTTTTCGACTCTAGTTGCATATGGTTGATTCAACCATTCAACTTCAGAATAATCTAAACAAATAATATCTCCAACTTTTGTTATATTAGTTCCTTGGATATCTTCTTTTCTAAGATTTACAAAATCTTCGTTTGAAGTAACACCTAAACCTACTGTACCTTTAGTTCCAATTAAAAGATCAATAGCATTTGTATAGTGAGAAGGTCTCAACTCTCCTCTGAAAGGATCAATAGAATTTCTAATTCCTATTCTCGTTTCTTGAGTTGCAAGAGATGAAAAATTGTCAACAAAGAATCCAGATTTAAATCTATTTAACCCATTTGCATCAGAAATAAACAAGTTAGAGGTATCAGTTTCTAGTAAAGAAAGAGTTGAGTAATACTCAAGATTTTTAATTCTGGTCTCAAGTTTTGCGATATCAGACATTTGATATCTCTTATACGAGAAAGATGTAACAGTTGCTTTTTTAGTCTCGTATAAGAATGGTGGAAGTGCAATCTTTGCAATTTCTAATGATTCATCAACCGATTGGGGAGAATTTGGAATATCGTCAGGAATTCCTTGTTGAATACTAAATTTACCATCTCGTGATAGGAAAATTCTATCTATTCTTGGTAGATAATAATCATAAGATAAAGTAATATCTTCGTCAGAAGCAAGGATATTTGTCGAGCTATTACCTGTTTGTGTAAATACTCTACCATTAAACTCAAATGGTGATCTTGCTCCAGAGGAAACCGTATAATCAGAAACTCTTGGTCTTATATCAAGAATATCAGTGCTTCTGATTCCGTTAAAGTATGGAACTTCTGTGCGATAATCAAACAGTTCGTATGAATTTGCTGTAGTGATATCACCAGTGTCTTGAGTATCAAAATATGCATTTTCAAAATATACCTTAATTTTCTTTTGTGGTTCTAAAGAATCTTCAGTTCTGATAATTTTTCCATAATCATAGAATGTTTCTTTTTGACCATTATCAAATGTATATGATTTTGTTATATTTTTGCTGGAGATATTAATAGATGATACTACACCACCATAACCAGATTCTTCAAATTTAACTACTTCATCTGGGATAAATGAAAGATCGTTCAGGTAAATAAAAGATATTTCATTGTCACTTCCTGTAATTTTTTCGGCACAAATAGCTTGAGCACCGCTTGTTTGTCCGACAAATTTTTCTCCAATAATGAGTTCTGTATTCTTTGTGGAAGGTGTTGTTAGGGATGAAAGAACAACCCTAGGCGCAGATGGGTCAGAAGTATCATATGATTCAAAGATACCATAAACACCAATAATATCTGGAACGTTCAAACAGATCTCTTTGTCTTGAACTCTTGTTCCGTATGGATATAATCCTGCCCCATAATCAAGACCATCATTTCTGGTTGTAGTTCCAATTCCAGAAGAACTTAAATTTGATTTGCTTACAATTAAAGTATTAACTCTATTTTTTCTCTTAATTTTTGAAGTTACATTTATTTTCTTCAGAGTAGTAATTAAATTAGCCCCCGTATCTGATGCAACTGATAAATTATAGAATTTAATAGTCTTTCCATCTGCAGATCTTTCAAATTTTTCTGCTCCAAGTGGTTCAATAATACCATCTGATCTAACTAAAGAATATCTTTCCTCATCAAAAGGTAAGAATGTTTCATTTGTTCCTGCAGTTAAAATATCAGTAGAATTACTTGTAATATTGACAGTTTGATTTTTTCTAATTACCAGATTTGACTCTGTTAAATCAACGTTAGAAACATTTTGATTTGATAGTGCTGTAAATAAAGTATTATCAGATGAAGCATCTAATTTTGTTCCAATCAGAGTAAAATCTGAAACGGATATATTTGATGTTGGAGGAAATCCTTCACATACTCCTGTTACAGTTGTTATTCCAGAAATAGTTAATTTAGTTGCTTGAGTATCGCTAATTATACTATCAACTTTTGCAAAGTTGGGTAATCCTCTCGTATTGCTAGTATTTGTAAATTTTACATAATTTCCGACTTGGAAACTATTGACATAATTTAGACTTGGAATTGTAACTGTACTGATTCCTGCTGGAGTTGCTGCACTAATAGATGCAATACCAACAACAAGAAAATCTGATGGGATGCAGTCACCGCTAAAAACTTTTCCTGATGAGTTTACACCACGAATTGATCTAACGTCTTTCAGTCCATAAGAAGTAGTTGCAACAGAAATATGAGATTTTTCTATTCCATTGAATCTAAAACTCTCATTATCGAAAAATTCACCATTAACATTGTATAGATTTAAAGATTTTGAGTTTGATACATTCTGATATAGATAACCAACAGCGCCACTTGCCTTTCCTTCAACATAAGTTGGAACGCTTAAGGTGATTGGCTCATTCAGAGTGACTTTTGTGAATGATTGGATATCATATAGAGAAATTTCCCACTCATTTAATGCTAAGTTTGAAGCATTATAAGATCCACTTTCCAACGCATAATCAAAAACTCTTGCGATTCCAATGGTATCACCAGCACCTACTGATGAATCAACTCCTATTCTATCACTTCTCAATTCTACAAAATAAGTATTTCCGACACCAATAGTTGGACCACCAAAAACTTTGTTTAACTTTAAAGTTGGTCCAGTTGAATATTGTAAAGATTGAGTTCCTGAACTCTTTTTAGTTCTTGGTTTTGGAGCATCTAAAAATGTTGGAGCTTGAACTTCAACTTCATATCCCCTAATATATGCTTTTCCTGGGGATACTTTATATACTAAAAGATCTTCCGAAGGTACATTTCCTTGATACGTTAAAGATCCTTCTTTATAAATTCCATTATTTCCAAGACCATCATCTAACGACTCTGTGCAGGTAACATCAAATCTTTGAACATAATAATCACCAGATTCTTCAAAAGTTCTCTTTGCAAACTTATCGTTAATAAGGTTATATTGAGTATCATTAGGTACATTCCTAACGACACCTCTTTGAATCTGAGCAATTTCTATAAAATTATCTACGTTTAATTCGTCTAAACCTTTCTTGTCTAATACAGCTGTTATTTTTAGTCTATCTGCTCCAGGCGCTGCATAGTTATTAAATCCCTGTGCATTATCAGTTAGATATTCATCTACATCAGATGTTACAATTTCTTCTAAAACAGTAAAACCAATTCTATAATCAGGTTTATTGGTATACTGATCTAGTATGATAGTTTGTGTATCAACAGCAACAAAATAACCTCTAAGGTAATAAACACCTTCAGAAACTTTAAAGGCAGATCCTAGTGATGTTGAATTAGTAGGGATTGTAGACGCAAAGGGTTCATTTTCTAGTAAAATTATATTTGAGAGAGAAATAGTCTCCTCAAGAATTAAATTTTCACCATCTACAAAAGATGAAACTGCATTATCTGATGTTCCAGAATTCAGATAACTTACATACAGAGTTGCATTTCCTCTTTCAGAATCTACAGAAATCAAATAGTTTTCTACTTGAGCTCTTACTCCAGATGTCTCTCCACGAACTCTCTTTCCAACTAAATATGAGATATAAGAAGATACTTCAGTCCCCAAAAATGTATTATTGATTTCTACGGCATTGTACTGGCCAATATAAGTTGTTTGACCAGGAATTACCTTGGCACCTTCTTTAAAAATATGGTCACCAAATCTTTCAATTTGATTTTGAATTAAAGATTGTAAAGTCGTTAATTCTCTTGCCTGAATAGGATACCCTGGCTTGAATAAAACCTTATAGTAACCCTTGTCTTTTCCTCCAATATCTGGTTGATGAAAGTCATCAAAATATGGAGAGACGTTAAGATTAGTTTGTTGAGGCATAATTCTTTAGAATTGCAAAATGACTTTAATATCTTCTTTTTGATTTGATGATCTAGTTATGGCAGGTCTGTTATCTACATAAATTATGTTTCCAGTGTACTTTTGAACCTCTGGATTTGATACACCCTTGTCAAAAGACTGCCCAAGATTATATGTCCTATTATTTATTACCGTTGTGAAGCCAGTATAAGAAGTTGTAATGGATAATCCACTTGTATCTCCCCCAACTATTGTTAGAGAACCTCCGGTTCCTGGAGTTGCAGTAAATCTATGAAGTTTAAATCCATATTTTGGAGTAGTGTTTCTTGTCCCATTTGTGTTAAATCCAGCAAGATTCCTATCTTGCCAATACTTCAATACTCCTGTAGACTGATCATATGAAATTACTCTACCAACAGCAGTAGAACCAAGTCCAATAGTTTGAGTTATTTCAGTGTCTGCAATAAAATTAGCAAAACTATATCCAATACCAGATAATCTTAAAGCATAAACAGCACTTGCCTGATCACTACTCAAAAGTTCTTCTGTACTTCCATAAGACTTTGGATTTTCTATAATTCCAATTCTAGCAACTTCATTACCAGTTATAAAATCTGGATTCTGAGTATTATTGGAAATTCTTGAATAGATCAGAACATTATAAGCACCAAGTTCTTTATAAACATCTTTTCCGTGACCTCCTGAAGGAGGAATAATTATATTGAAAACGGGAGATGTTGAACCAGTTGGAACATTGCCAGATGCTAAGTCTAGAGTTCCAAAGGTATATCCAGATCCTCCATTGGATATGGTAACAGACTCTACCTTTTCCTCATTATTAATTACAACTGTAGCGGTGGCACCATTTCCATCACCATTGATTGGAACGTTTGTATATACGTTTGCTGTTCCTAAACCAACTCCTCTATTCTGAATGATAACTGCCTTGAGTTGTCCACTAGTTGATGCATTATCTCTTACTGTTGCATATAAATTATTTGTTTCCCAATCTTTGGGAACAGGCACATAATTTGTGGATTCAAATTTAATCAGATCACTAGGTTTAATAGTGTACAAGTATTTCCACAAATAACCATCACCACTAGAACCAGCAGATCTTGGTTCTAGATCAGTAAAAATTGGTTCATCTAGAGATGGATTTCCCTCAAAATTGTTTTCTGGGGATGCTCCATTATGAATGCAAACATAAACTCTATAATCACTATTCAGAACATAATAGTTACTATTATACAGATTTGTTTCATTATCAGTTGGGTTTGGATCCAACGCACTGATATCGTGTCTGTACATACTATATGTTTGTCCAGAAGTCCAAACATTTTTTCTAACTACTTGAGTAACATCTCCTCCAGTTACTCTTTTCAATCCAATCATAGTGTCCCAATATTCGTTCAATTGATTAACATTATCAATTGGAGATGGAGGCGTCACATTCCATTCTGTATCAATATCAGTTGGATTTGGAAGTCCAATAAAAGTATAGTAGGAGTTAGAAACTGATCCAACTCCAGTTACAAAATTTTTAGCATTTAATATACGAATTTGGTCAGTGATTATAGCGGACATTTTTTGTTTTTTTCTTTATTTATGAGTTATAATCAGAAGACTTGAGCGGGAATACTCTTCTAACAATTGCAGATGTACTTATTCCAGTAGAACCATTTGTGGTATATGCATTAAATTCCAAGGTATCAGATCTTGAACCAAGGTTGATTCTACCCCAGGAATATTCTCCATAAAAACTTGTTAGAGATGAACCGACAAAGGAATCAAAAGATGAGACACTAACAGTGACCCTTCTAACATTTGTTAAACCTATTCCCTGGATGTTTCTCTGCTCAATTGATGATGCGGCAACCTCATAAACATTATCTAAGCATTGAGTTCCAATTCCAAGAACGGAACCATTTTGATATAGAGAGGTGAATCCACTTCCTACATTGGAGTTATGAACTGTAAAGTAGAATCCAGTCTGTATTCCACTGATATTTGTAGATCCTGATCCAGTCACTGTGGAATTTCTAATATAAGAATTTAAAGGTATGAACAGATCAAAAACTAATCCAGTTGAAGCAACTCCTACAGATGTTGTTGTTACACCAACTATAACACCAAAATCACCTTCATAACTTGAAACAACATTCTTTTCTAGTTTTATGGTTGGTGGAGCAATTAAAATTGATGGGGGATCAATTGAAGAATAACCCGTTCCAGCATTAACAATAGAAATTGAGGTTACTGATCCTCCACTTATAACTGAGGTTACGATTGCTGTAGTTCCAATTCCTATTGGTGAAGAAATAACAACATCTGGAGATGTGCTATATCCTACACCACCATTCGAAATATAAATGTTAGTTATAGTTCCAGCAATAGAAACTGAAGCAGTTGCAGCAGCTCCAACCAAATCTTCTTGTGATATAAGTTCTATAGTCTTTTGTTTAACGTTTCCTGGAACTTCATTATTTGGATCAAAGAAAGTTTTTACACTCTCTACAAATATTTGAGTTGATGCTGAACCAACTGATTGAATGATATTTGTGGTTGGATTTACAAGAGGTTCGTATAAAGATCTTGCTTTACTTACTATCTTTCCATTAATAATTAAATCACTAGTTTGCTTACACCAAGTAACTGGTCTTAAGCAGTTTGGATCATTTGATATTCCAACACCATTATATGGAGTAGTGTAAACAGAATCTGTAGATTCAACAAGAGTTACTACTCTTTCCTCCTGAGTTGTGGAATTTGCACAGGTATTTTTATTTTTAACAATAGTTAAATCATCACCTTCTTTTATAGTTTCAACTATATCAACGTCAACAACGTCAACCTGCGATGTTCCTCTATAGAAAACTACCTTACACTTGTCACCAGAATTTGGAATATTTTCAACAGGTCCTTTTGGAGCCTCAGTAAAGGTAATAAAACTACCTCCATTGAATTGATAAGATTCACCAGGAACCTGTAAAATATCATTAATAAAGATGAGTAATGTGTCTCTTACGCTAATATTAGATCCTTTTTTAGCTCTTATGGTAACTGGACTGTTATTTAATCTCAACTGGAACACTTTTCTGGTTCCATCAAAGAATCTTTCAAAACTATCTAATACTTGAAGTTGACCAACGTTCCAACCAGCAAACTCATCATAGAAAACTCTTTCTATGTTCAATCTAAATTCTGAGAAAGGAATGTTTGGATTTGTAGGAATTCCTGTTAATCCACCAACGGGAACAGTAAGAAGTTCTGTATTTCCATATGCATAACCAGTATTTGTAATTTCAAAATTAATTACACTAGAACCCTGACCTACAATAATATCAACCTTAGCTTCAGATCCAATTCCATTTCCAGGTGAAGATGAACTATAAACTAGTGGAATATTTGAATAAGGTAATGGTGAATCAATAAGAACAATAGGAGGTTGAGATGATGTGAATCCTGTTCCTGGATTTGTAATTACAATATTAGTTGAAATGTGCCCATTTGTTACCGTGGTAAATCCAATAAACGTCTCATAATTTCTATTGCCATATGAAGTTTGAACGCCAATGTTTACAATACCAGATGTTGGGGAATTTAATCGTACAACTGCGGTATTGGAAGTTCCAACTCCTACAGTAGAAGAAGATGCTACATTAATTCTTACAAAGGTGTCTCCAATACTTACAATGTTTGCAGCCTTAATGTCTCCGACACTAATTGAATTTGATGTTGAGAAATTAAGTTTTCCAAAAACTCCATTTTGGTTTGCAATGTAAAGTACAGTGCTTCCAATTCCGATCGGATGGTTTACTACAGTTTCAATTTCGTATGATGATGAACCTCTGTATCCAGAACCAATAGTACCAATTCCGAAGGAACTGATAGTACCCAATCCAGATATTATTGCAGTAGCTCCTGCAGATACTAGAGGTTGATATCCAAGACCTCCTGTAGACCCTACAGCGATGATAACACCTCCGATAGGTACACTAGCACTGTTTGGATCCGAAAGGACGGATGCGGGAGAACCTGTAAATGTAATACTAGTAATTCCTGCAGTTTCCTGAATAATATAGTCTTTGGTTGCTATTTGATCACCTTGTGGTTCTTGGAATACTCCATTTATCAGAACAATAGCGTTACCTGTAGCAATTCCAGTAACATTTTGTGAGTTTACCTTCAGATCAAAATCATCTACTGTTCCGATAAATTGATGAGAAATATCATCAAAAATGTAGTTAGTTGAATAAGTATCAACCGTCGAATTTATAGTTCCAGACCTTATGAAGGATCTTCCATGGAATTTAGAACTTGTCGTTATTCCAGTCCAATCTCTCTCGTTTGGTGAATTTGTTGTAGAACCTATTGGAGTGTTTCCTTCAGGTGCGTCTACAAAATAAATCTTATTATTAACAATATTGTAATTACCATTAACTTTTGTGATCAAAGATCCAGATGAGTGTGCTGCGGATACAGTTCCCATCCAAGGTCTATCAACCAACACAACTGTTGTAGAACCAAAACCAACGGTGTTGATTTTCATTATTTCATTACCAATCTTGATTAAATCACCACCATAGAATGAAGTAATTCCAACAAAATTCAATCTAGCATCAAAACTTGTAATAGTTGATGCCAAACTTGTAGTAACTGCTGTTGATACTATAGGTGATTGAATGAAATTATCAATACTAATTAATACCCTAGAGTTTTGATTGGATGAAGTGAGTGTATGCTTACTTCCTATTCCAACACTTGTGAAATTAAGTGGTATTGCTACTTCAGATAAAGCATCTTGTGCGGATCGAGCAAGTTTAATCTTTGCCTCATCAACTTTAATAGCATAAACTGTAGATGGAAGAAGGGAAGTGGTTCCAATTCCAGCAAAAGATGTTGATGCAATTCCAATAGCATTTGTTACATTTGAAGATGGTGAGGTATAAGTTAGTTTTTCTCCAGTTACGAAGAAGTGATTTGGAATTAGAATAGTATTTGTAGCAACATCAACCGTTGTTGAACTGCTACCAACAAATGTGCGCTCAAAAATTTGATTTCCTTTATGAGTTAAATTGAAATCTTTTCTGACCGATTTTTCAATACCGGTATATTCTCCATAACCAGACTCAATTTCGCCATTGTTAAGATCTATTAATGCAAGTTCAATTTCATCATCCTGAAGACTGAGAGAATTTTGGAAAACTCTAACTTGAGTCTCTGTATTTGCATTAGGAGTAAAATATAGATTTACTTTATTTGAAGTAGTTGTGCCTATTCCAATTGTTCCAATTCCGCTTCCAGTTTCAATAATTCCATATTCAACAAAATATGCATTATCATCATCAGTTATTGAAACAACCTCCGACATTCTATATTGGTTATTTGTAAGATCTTCAATACTTACAATGCAATATGAAGATTCGTGTGGTGATTGGAACTGAGAAATTTGAACTTGAACTGGAGCCGTAGTAGAAGCTATTGAAGTAACTGTAGAATTGAGATCACCAGTTTGTAAAACTGTTGTTCCAACTCCAACTGAAGAAGTATTTGATATTGATACACAAATAGTGTTTGCTATCAAGGATGCTCCCAATCCAACTCTTGGAACAAAATCAACATTAATTAGTGATGAAAGTGCATCATAATAAACCACATAGGTTCCTATACCAGGAGATCCAAATGAGGTCAGATTGTCATTAGAAAGTTGACCGTACTCCAACAGGTTAACATCAGTACCGTCAAAAAGAACACTAAGTTCATTTGATTGGTAAACATTATTATCTACATCATTTACAAGAACTAAAATCTTAGAAGACCTATATGTTGATGCAATTCCAACAACAGTTGTAGTTATTCCAGACTGAATTTCTATGCTATCAGTTACAATGTTTACAGAATCTCCTAGAGAAACTGTTCCAATTCCAGAGAATGCATCTTCTAATCCATAAGAAACGTGAGAAACATTATAATCATTTACTTCAAAATCAATTGGATAATAAAGAAATTGTAAATCTAATCCAGAAATTTTGAAATCAAAAGATCCAAGATCTCTATAAGTATTGACTTTTGCATATTGATTCGAAAATATATTGGATCCATCGTGGAGAACCGAAATCAACATTAATTGACGTTCTTTAGAAAATACCTTATCTCTAATGTGAACAAAATATTTTCTATAATGAGAATCAACACTTGAATACCCAACTACAGAAAAATTGGTTGGTCTTGGAGTGCTGTTGAATTGTGGACTTATATCATCAATTAGTAATACTCTGTTTCCAATTGACTCAGAATAATCCATCAAAGTTTTATTATTGAATAAAATTTGATTGGATAGTGTCTCCGAGGCAATTGAGAAAGAAGTTTCGGTTACCAAATCAAAATTAAATGTACAGTTGGTATCAACTTCTTCAACAATATCAACCAAAGTTTCGGTTGCATTTTGAGCTATTATTGGTGATCCAGAAACTGAAGGAGAAGACTCAACTATTAGATCACTAAACTTTAGGAATCCTGATGTATGATTGAGTGAATCTACAGCACTATCCCAAACATCATATGAAACTTTGGACTTAAGAGAATATGAAAAATCTTGATAGTATTCATTGTCATGAACTCTTTGAGTAGAATTGTTGAGAATACCAGTCTCATACTCCCATCCACTAGAAACTAAAGAACTACTATCTAGATTTACATACGCATCAAAATCAATTTTGCTTCTAATTATTCCTTGCGTATTTGAGGTCTTACCAGTTACAGTTTCTCCAATTTTAAAATCACTATCGGAAGAAACTTTTAATAACTCAATGTTTGAGTTCCAACTTTCAATAACACCATTATAACCATTTGTAGTTTCAACTTCTTCACCAATGATAAAGTTATTCTTCTTCAAGATTGCCTTAAAGGTTGGGAAATCCTTTTCTGGAATGATTCTTCCAGAAGTAATTTCCGAATCAAAAATACCTGGATATTCTCCATCAGATAAGAAGTCAGAAAGATTATATGTTACTGATCCTATACCACCAATATTTTGATCGACTTCTGTTAATGTAAAGAGTTGATAGTTATATTGAGAAGAATTATATCCTTTTCCTAAAGTTGTAATTCCAATATTTTCAATTAAAACACGATCACCAACTTCAAATGGGAATGTATTATCCGTGCTAAATCCAACACCCATCTTAACAGTGACATTTTTAGTTGATGGGTTAAATGATATAGATCCAATTCCTACGCCATTAGAATTATTTACAGGGATAAAGATTGGATCAACATTGGAGATTCCAAAAGTGTTCTTTTCAATCTTTAATTCTTTACTTCTAAAATCAAATCTCAATATAACATCATTTACAACATTTTTTCTAAATCCATCTAAAACAATAATTCTAGGAGGAACCAAGTAATTTTTACCATATGTAAGAACATCAATTTTTTCAAATGAAGTTAATTGTTCCATTTTCAAAATTTCTGGAACATTAACTATTGGTTTTAAAGTAAAGTCTGTTGGATAATTAAATCCAATATCATCAATTTTTGTTGATATAATTTTTCCAATTGATCTACTTTGAGGTTCTAAAATAGCACCAGAACCATTTTGAGTAGAAACGGTTGAAATTCCTGGTAATACTTTATAATTTATTCCTCTATTATTAACTTTAATCTTTGTTATAGATCCAGATTCTGTTAATGATGAAGTATCATAAGTTATAAAGGCTTCGGAAGTAGTGTATGAAGATTTTTCGGGTACATTCTGAATATCATAACTAAATGTTGTGCTAGTTATTCCTGAAACAGAATAAGATCCACTATATCCGCTGTTTAATAATGTTATTTGATTGTTGTTAACAACCTCTTTATCAATAATTTTTTCAAATTTATCACTATTTCTTGTAATTGAATTATCTAAAGGAGTCAAGTCGTAATAAAGTGTTGTTGGAGTAGTATTTTTAATTCTAATGGTTACTGATGCAGATTCATCAATACCAACTCTTCCAGTAGATCTAATTACTTCAAAATTATTAGACTGTACAGAAGAATCAAATAAGAAATTGAATTCAGAATCTTTAAAGATATTAAATTCAAAGGCAGGATATCTTTGTAGATTTCTTACAACAGATAAAGATGAATCTGATAAATCAAATTTAACAGATGAATTTTTATAGAGTTTGATTGGTGGATTTATTGGCGAAAGTGTTCCATCAGTTGCAGATGTAATATCAACAAATATTGGATTTTCAGAAAAAACTTTGTGTCTATCTTCACATAATTTTATCTTGTCTTTAGTAAAGGAAAATACATAATAAATTCTATTGTTTTCCAATCCACCAGATGGTGAGTTTGCAGTGTATACTACTTTATCCCCATTCTTAAAGTCATGATTTTGTAAGTAAATAGAATTTTCAGTTAAATCAATATCTGAGGATAAGAAACTCTTAGGATTGATTAGAATTCTTCTATTATAATCATCATACTTTACAATAATAGTAGATCCTATAGATGGATTTACATCAATTTTTACATTATCTTTTAAATTGAGGTTGTGAGTAGATGCAGTCGATACAGTTACTGTGTTCTTACTTACTAAACACTTAAGAACATTATTTTTTACAGTTGTAAAACTGTGATATACACCGGTACCGATTCCAGTGAAATACAAAATACTATTAGAAGTACTTGCAACTCCTACAAAGTTACCAGAGGAGTTCAAATATACTTTAACAGTTGAAATTCCAATTAGATCATCTGAAAACTTGGCTGCATAAACTGTTTGTAAATTTGTAAGAGATGATGTTGAAATACCATTTGTGGATATGGAAATAGGGCTTCCATTACCACTTGAGTAGATTAGTAAATCTCCAGTTTTTAATTGGTGATTTGGTAAATACAAAGTTCTTGTTGGTATGAACTTTTGTGTGACTCCAACTCCGGGGTTTGAGAATGATAATGTTGTTCCAATCCCTACTCCGGCAATAGTTCCTAATCCAACTGTTTCAATTGGATTGAAATATAATTTTCTATCAATTTCAAAATTATTTTGTCCCTTGATATTGTGTGTAAAAGTAAAGGTTCTTGAATCATTGTAAATTACTGTTGTTGCAGTGTGTGCTGCACCAGTTGTTCCATTATATTCTCTGTTAACTCTTATTCTAGATTGTGCTAGGTCAATATTAAGGACTTTTACTTTTTCAGATTCAATGGTTAAAATATCATCTTCTCTAAGATATGGGAAAGAAATATTACCATCAACAAAGATGTATGTGGTAATACCGGTAGTTGCTGAGTTTGCTAACTCTTGAGTTAGAATATAAAAACTAGAAGATACTCCTATGTTATACGATCCGTAGATATCTGATGTAGAAGTATTAATTCCCGAAATACGGGTAAGATTATCATTGTTTAAATTATGGGGATATTCGGTAAATGCAATTATTTCACCACCACGAGATGGTAATAATTGAACATCAGTAATGAAAGTTGTACCAACACTAATGTTCGAAACTGTTTTTCCAGAAACTCTTTCTACAGTTGCATTTGCATTTACTCCGCCGCTATTTAAATTATCAAAGATAACAGAATTATTTACCTTATAGTTTACTCCTCCAGTTAAAATACCAACAGATTCAATTGTTCCTACCGATGTGGATATAATTGTAGAATTGTGATTCTTAAAGTTATTTGGATTAAAGATATAATCATAGTAACTGGTTCTTAAGAATGATGTATTTCTAAACCAATCTGTCTCATTAAGATCTATTGAATTTTGATTGGAAAATGCACTGAAATTAAATTTATTTGGTTTTGACTTAAAGCTGTCTCCAATTAAATATGGGAACTTGGGTTTTCTATAATTATTGAATACTCCACCAACAGAAGGAAGAGATTCTATAGAAGCAAAATATGCATATGTACCATTTGGATAATCTGGTGTTACACAGAATCTTCCATTATGTTCATCAAGATCAGAATTTCCAATATAATCGTGATCTTCTATAAAAAATCCTAATGGATATGATAGTTTTCCATCAACATATTCGGGAGGTCTGTTCGCTTTCAGTGTAGCAACATAACCAGAAGTTAGTAACTTGACTGTTCCTCCTGATTTTTCAGTATAACCATATGGGCCATAAATTGGATTTCCATCATATGCCCAACCAATTATTGGTGAATGATTTTTTGAAGAAATTTCTACGCCAGCATTATTTTTAATAATATCAGTATCAACTTTTAAATTATCAATAGAGCGTGAATATACAGACTCGCGCAGTTTTCTTGGAGCATATAGATGATAATATTGTAACTGTTCTTTCTTGTTAGATGATACCTCTAAGAATCCGTCATCAGCTCCAATATTGTGAATATTCTTTTCTACAACATTAATTGTCCATTTTTGGATATTTGCATTTAGATTGCATCCTTGACCTGCAGGAATCACACTGATGGAGGTTCCTGGTGTATAATTATTTCCTCCTCTAATGATTTTAACGGAGATAATTTCTCCATTAGAAATTATCGGTGTTAACTTGGCACCATAACCATCACCCCTTATCACAAGATCAGGTGGTGAATTATATTCAGATCCTCCAGAAAGGACTAAAACATCAACTATTGAACCATTTGATACTACTGGTTGAAGTTCTGCATTTTTACCACTCTTCAATATAAAGTTAGGTTGCTTCACAAAGTTAATAATCTCAGAGCTTCCATATGAAGAACCGGATTCAACAACATCAATAGATTCTAGTTCACCTCTGAAAACTGGTTGGATTTTTGCCTCAAAAATGCTTAGATCTTGATTGAACAGTGTAGTAATTCCAATATTGCCAGAAACTGTTACAGTAATCTCAGGATATTTGAAGAACTGAGTTCCTAATCCAGAAGATCTCAGATTAACGTATTTTTTGCTATCATAGTAAAAATACTCTGAAGTATTTCCAACTCCTACTTCACAAAGTTTAAAATTATTAAAGTCAACAACATCTACAAAATAAGTTGTACTTGGTACAAGTCCTTCTATTGATGTTCCTTCAGAATAATAGGTTACTTTTTCTCCACTGGAATAACCGTGTCTATTAATATTAATTTGATCTATTGCAGTATTAACTCCTACTATAGATCTTTTTTTAGTGCAATATCCAGAACCAGAATTTATAACTTCAATTCCGGCAATAATTTTTTTACTTGAGTAAGATTTAAGTTCCTGAACTCCCGCACCAGGAGACAAGGAAATAGTATTTAATCCAACGATAGCATCATCTTGGTTGGAATGTAATTTAATCGTATTGAAATCTACTACAGAAACATAATAATCTGAATTTGTAACTAATCCAGAAACTGCAGTTTGTCCGTAGTTATTGTATATTACTCTCTCAGAATTTCTAAATTTGTGATAAGTTGTAAATCCGATTGTATTATTGTTGGTATTAATACCAGACAGAGCATTAAAAAATACGTTATGCTCAACATCTTTTAATGTAACTTCAGCAAGAGCACCTGTTCCATTACCTCCAGTAATTGTAATTACTGGTTTTGAAATATAATCAAATCCTGGGTCTTTGAGATCAATTCTTTTCAGAGATCCAATTACTGAACAAGTTCCTGTTGCACCAACTCCAGTTGGATCACTTATTTCAAGCACTGGTGGGTTAATAACATCATAATTAGATCCAGGTGATGTTACGTCAATACTTTCAAGTTTTCCATAGAAAATAGAGTCTTGGGACTTATAATTTAAAATTTCTACACCATTAACAAGTATACCAACAGATCCTGGTTTTGTTTCGTGACCTCCACCAAAATCTACTGGATCTTTAATCTCCCTTAAAATATTTTGAGGATAAAGAGACTTATTATAAAAATCAATATAATCTAATTTATTTCCACTTATAGAACCTGTAAAAGTTACAAACTCACCTTCATACAGATTTGATCTACTTCTAGCAAGTTTTATTGAGGTATTATCAACTCTCTTAACAAAATATATTCCTGAATTTAATCCTAAGAATGTTTGATTTTCTGGACCACTATAATAAACAGAATCACCTGTATATAATTCGTGATCAGATAAATTTGGATTTGATGTGGAAAGATTTAAAGTTGTATCTTCACTATAAATCCCATCTTGAAGTACAAAAGATTTATTAAATGCATTAATACTTACAGGGTCTATACCACTATAATAACTTGGAATTGATGAGGATGAAACTAAAATTTCATCCTTGAAATTTAGGTATGTATTTTGAACGTTTGTAGTATAATTGGAGATATTTGGATACTTTAAGGAGAATGCCTTTGAGATTGTTTTTCTTAAAGTATAATCTATTGTCTGATTTAAACTTTGCCCAAAAGATGTAGTAAAAGTATTGGAATCGACTATTCCAATTACTGTTCCAGTTACACCTCTAATAGTGTTACTCGTTAATGTTACTCTATCACCAACGTTGATTGAATTTTCATTTGGAGTTCTTAAATTATAGATATATTCATTTCTACCTTCATCTCTTCTGATAAAACTAGTAATTCTTACTGATTCGTATCTATTTGGGATATTTAAAATCCACTCATTCTTTTTAGAATCATCACTTATGATACCTAAAGATTTAATTCTAATTTTTTCATTAGGTGAAAAATAATATGTGTCACCTTCTATTTTCAAATCAGAAAGTACTGATCTAACTCTCAGTTTAACTTCACTTGAGTCTTCTTTCGAATATCCAAAGCAATAAACATCCAGAGTTACTGGAGACCCAGCCTCAAAGGCAATAGAAAGACCTTGTACGCCTAAAAACTGTGTATTTGTCTTATCAGCATAAGTAACAGTTTCCTCTACTCCCTGACTGTTTCTGATAATTAATGTGCCAGAAACAGGGAATCCTACTGTAGAGTCAACATCAATAAATGTAGATCCAATAGAAGTTTCTAAAGTTAGTGTTGTTTTTGGATGAACAGAAAAAGTTCCAAAGACACTTCCTCTTAGGTTAATATCTTTAGCATAATCATAATCCAAACTTATTTTATAATAACTTTCTTCAGAAAAACTAACCTTTTCTACCTTAGATATTGAACCGTAAGCCTTGGGGATATTATATTGAGAATATTCATTCTGATACAAAGTTTGGTTCAGTAATTGATAAGGATCACCTTCAACCAATTCCGTGACCAAATCTAAACTAACTCTATAACCAGCAGAAGAGGGTTTGATTAAAAAGTCTCTTGGTTTGATAACTTGAACATCTTCTCCGTATAATGCTCTGAAAAGGAGTTCAAATGACTGATCAGTTCCTTTTGAGGTATAGAAGTCATTTGACTGCTTTATGAAGACGTTCTGATTGATTTCGCTGGATAACCTATCTTCAAATCCAGGAATAAATTGCTTTTTAACTTTTTTAAGAAATTCTTTTAGAAAAAGAACATTTAAGTTAATTACTTTAGTTCCTAAAGTATGTTCTTGCGCTTCACTCTGACTAAAAATTAACTTATCAGTTTTTTGCGAATCTTCGTATGACGTTACACCACTGAATCCTCTTGAACAACCAGATAAAGTATCTGGATACTCGAAAGTTGGGTTAGACTTTGAAAGAGCGGAATATAAGATAATTTCATCATCAATCTTAACCAGTCCATTGGTTTCTGGGAAACCTTTAATGGTTGTTGGATCAATTCTGATATCAGTTTCAAAAAAACTAATATCTTGAGTAAGAGTAGTCTCTTCAACTAAATTTGTAAGATTATCAATCTTTAAATATCTGTCAATATTCTCAAGTAAATCTTTTGGAGCACCTTGATATTCTTGAGATTTGTAATATTGAGTTAAGAATTCTGCTACAAGAGGAAAGTCCTCTCGCACAAAGGAAGGAAGTTGATTTTTTACAACTGAAGAAACTTTTACTCTATTTTCTGTCATTACTTTATCTTACAAGAAGTCCGTTTGAATAACTTGAGGATACGATGTAGTCTTTTCCTGAAGGATTTGTTCCAGATAAGATTTTATCTGGAATGATTTCAACATTGGTATTATTAATATCTAGGGACAAATACAAGTCCTGTAATCCGATAACATCATTTGAATATGGAACCGCAGAAATTTCAATTGTGGAGCTTCCATCTTTCTGCAATGTGGTTGATGAGATGTTTATTGGATTCAATAAAATTTCACCTTTGATATAATCTATAGTTCCAACATTGTTTCTAACAATTATTGGACTATTGGTTGCAGACAATTTAAATAAGAAAACTCTACCCTTGAGACCATTTGCATCAGGCAAATCACCAAGATATAAAGTATCATTAAGACCCGCTATTTTAAATCCAGAAGACTTAATATTATAACCACTCATATTTTTGATATTAAAGCGGTTTCCATAACAAATCTCATACTTTGTAAACGCATTCAGATTCACCGACAAATCTCTTCTAATGACAATTGTGGTAATGTTTGATGTAATTGCCTGATCACTATCATCAATAAGTTTTAAGAACTTACTATATTTAAATCGTGAACCAAAACCATTCAGTTCGGATGATTTAGAATAGTTTTCTATATTAGAAGATACTGTAGTTTTAAGTTGTGAACTACTTTGACTTTGATTTGTATTGTAATAAACTTTACTATTTACTTCAATAAAGAGATACTTAAGGTCGATAATCTCAGTGACAATTCCCGCTACAGAGTATTTTCTTAAATCTCTTTGAATATTCTCTTTAATGGTATTTGATAAGTAATTACCATTTGTTGGTTTGATGCTAATAAAAACCTTCCCATACTTTGGTGGTGATAGTTCTTCACCGCCAAAAACGGATATTGACTTAGCCTCTGGATATACTAAAGAAACCAAAGATTCATAGTCACTTGCAGTTACTGCTCTGTTTTTAGTTGAAAAGTACTTTGGTGCATATTTACGTATTGCATCAACACTTTGAATCGCAGCTCCACCAAATGATGGTGTATTCGTAGTGACGAGTGATATTCCAGAAGTAACAACAACTTCAGTTGAACCATTCAAATATGTAATTCTTCCTGCAAAAGAGAATGAAGAAATATTATTTCCATTCTCTCCATTACAGACATTATAACTTACTTCGATTACATTTCCATCGGATAGTTGTCTTCCAAAAACACCATCACCAAAAATAAGTTCATATTGGCCGTCTTCAATCTCTTGAATCAGATATATGTTTGAATTCGCAGTAACGTTAAACAGATTCTCTGCTAAGGTATATACGGTCCTACTTGTAGAATATTGGTTACTCTTTACTGTAACTTTAATTGTAGAAGTATCAATTCCAGTATTTGGAAGGATAAATCTTTGTTTCTTATTATAAGGATCTTTTACAAAATTAGTAACTACAAAATTACCCTCAACAATATCTACATTGTCAAACAATGCAATATTATTGACTACAGGAACGGTCTTATCTTCAGAGATTGTAAATGCATAACTGACGTTTCCAAAAACATTACCTGTAGAACAAACAACTCCCCTTTTCAGGGTCATTGTTAAAGGTGTTGTAGAGAACTCAGTAGTATCTACAAAGAGAGAAATATTTGCCTTTGCTGCTTTTCTTGATCTTGGAACATAACCAATATTTCTTGCAAGAGAAACAACATTTTCACGAAGTGTTGCCGAGTCAATAAAAACCTCATTGCTAACCATATTAGCATTATATGAGGAAATATATGTGTTATAAGCAAGAACATCAACAAGTACGGAAAGATTTGATCCTTCAAAATCATAGTCAGTAAAATTTGAATTCGATCTGAGATAATCTCTAATCGAAATTTTTAACTGATCAAAGTCTAACCCTGTGAAATTTACTAGTGCCATTTATCGAGTTGACTGTAGAGCGAATGATAATTGCTGCGGTAAAACATCAATGCCAATGATTCTATAACGAATGGTTACGTTAAACTCATTTTCATCGAAATTTGGATTTACATCCACACCAATCAATCTAACTCTTGGTTCATAATTTTCAATTGTATTTCTGATTTCATCTTGAATAATCGATGCTGTAATGTCATCGATATTTTCAAATAATGAACGACTCACTCTTGAACCAAGATTTTCATTGAAAAAACGCTCTCCAGGTAGGGTAAGAACAAGATTACGCACTGAACGAGCAATGGCACTCTCATTTTTAAGAGCAATCAAGTCCGAGGTCAGAGGACTGACCTGGAAAGTCATACTTAAATCTTTAAAACTCTTACTTACCCTCTCTAGAGGCATAAAAATACTATAAATCTATCTTATTTATTAGGGTTTTTTGACTTCATAGAGGGGTTCAGTCCCATAATCCCAGTCATCATAGTCTTCATCATTTCGAATTTGTGAATGAATTTCGTTCTGATGGAAAAAATCGTGTTTTTTGGGTGTTAAATCGTCATTTGCGATCTCACGAAGCATTTTTTGCTTGCCAATCTTACTTTCCCACCCATATTCACTTGCCAAATATTCGGTTCCCCACTGATTTATCATAAAATTTTGGTCCTTATCAACTTTTTTAGTCATTTTTGCTACTGATTCGTGAAAATCAGAACTTTTTAAGGGGTTTCTATCCCTTTAATCAACTAAAAATCCTTTTCGAAGATAATCTGAATCTTCAATATACTTATATTTACCATCATTCAAAACTTTTTGGCCATTCCAGACAGGAATCGCAACATTATTTCCATAACGAAAGTCAGGATTGCGTCTAAAATGTACCTCAATCAAGTTTCCACCAATGAATTCACAGTTTATCCACTCATAATTACCTTTTAGATCATTTAAGATATTTGGAAATTCTATAAAGTTTTCTATTTTTTCCCACTTAGTCCACTTATAGAGAGGACTTTCCGGTTCCCTATATCCCTTTACAGTTAGAGCAGGCTTTTTCCGACAGTAATCAACACTTATATGATCACCTTCAAAGATTTCACACCAGAACTCAGAAGGATGCAAAGAGTCTGTGAGATTTTCTATCCACTCTCTACGAGAGAAACGCCCCATACCCAATAAGTTAAAAGAGGGACGCACAATATAAAAGTCGGACTTAGGAACTGGAATCCCCGAAGGTCCACAGTTATATCCTAAAATCCGACTTAGAAATAATTTATTATAAACCCAAAGATCTTCATTGTGAATGATATCCCACTCTTCAGAAGAATCTAGGAGATACATTATGGTTTTCCCTGTCCTCTATAACGTTTCCTTGCACCATTTCGTGAACTGGAAGCGTATTTTGTATGCTTCCCAAGTCCCTGACGAGTTGATTTGGGTTTAGATTCAATCTTTTGTTCATTCAACGAAGGCCGTTTTGCCATTTAAATTTCCTCCAATTCAAGTTGAGATACATCAAAGTCTTTATTATGATAGAACTCTTGAGAAAGTTCTTCAAGAATCTCAGTACATTCCTCGTAACTGAGATTCTGATATATTTTACGTCCTTTGTAGAGGATGTTAAACATTAGATTACGCGAGTCTTTTCGTGTCCTACTCGAATACGTGGATCACACCAAATCTCAAATCCTGTCTCTTTTGCATCGAGACAGAATGAAACATCTTCTCCACACATATCTTGAACTGCACCAGATTCAAATACTTGCATCTTCGGAGCAAACCAAGGATACTCAAGATTTTCAAAGACACCGTTCTTAATCAGAACCCATCCAAATCCAGTATAATCAACGGTAAATGGCTTACGACGCTTCTGAATTGATTCAACGGTTTCGTGATTCATCACACCACCGTTCTTACGGAAATCATCTTCTTCCAACCAATGAGCAACTGAAGTTGTGTGACCATCTTCTGTAGCATACCATCCAGCAACGATTTCTTTTTCTTCCCCTTCAGCAGAAAGAGCCATATCACAAAGTTGCCAGAACTTCTCAGTGTTGAATACAATGTCACTATCAATCCAAAGTTGATAATCATATTGTAGTTTACCATCCCAAGGAATTTGCTTCGGACCACGGAGAACATTTGCACCAAGCACTTTACAACGTGCAAAGTTTACCATTGATGAGTAATCCTGAGAAATCTGAATACTCATATTGTTTTGTACCAGATCAAAACAAAGTTGTACAAATGCCTTCAGAAAAATAAACGAACATCCTCTGCCAGGAAGACAGAAAACAATCGATTTTCCTTTCATTCTTTCTTTGATAGCCTCATAGTCCCATTGCTCTGCTGCTGGTTTGGGAGATGCTGCTTTTACTGTAAATCCTTTTGCCATAAGATTGTTTTTGTTTCAGTTCAATTTTATCAGTTTATATATGTCTTGTCAATGAGATGACTCAAAGACAATTGCCTTATTTGTCAGTACTTCTTCGTATGAAAGTATCGAATGATCTGACACTAATTCTGCAAGGCGCTTGAGGGCGATCCAGGTTGTATGAAACTCGTCTTCCGTCAAAGAATGGTAGATGCACTTTCCCTGAGCATAGATGTGATAAATTTTTTCTCCGGAAATTTTTTCCATAATCCTTATCTTGTCACAGCATTATATATGAGAACTAAAAGAAACCCAAGTGGCACCCAGATTATCTTAGGATATCGTATTAACCATCCTGCAAGTACAACCTTCCAGAAATTCCAATAAGGTTTTTGTTTCTTATTTGTATAGTAAAAGGGTCTCATAGGTCCTTGTGGCCACGGAAAATTTTTTTATGTCTTATAGTTCTCACGCTCTTTGTCACCTCTGTAGGTTAGGGTAGTTATGGGTTTTTATAACGGCAGGGCGGGCGGACATAACGCCGCCGTTATACCCATAACTGCCATTCACGAATGCTCCGAACGAATGGGAGGGGGGTCACCCCACCCCACGGTAGTCGGTGTGAAGTCCTGCCAGTTCGGCGGCGGTGAATCCGTCGAACCCTTCCCGAGCATAAGCAGCGGAGGAGTGGGAGTTGATCTGGGGGCGACCCTTCACAACGTTGGTGCTAACCCAGATGGTCTGGCGGGTCGTGCGGTCGGATGCGATGTTGTAGAGTGCCATTGGTCGGTGTCGGTTGGACTGAAAGAATTGTAGCACGGATCAGACCAGGCGGCGGGCGTGTTTGCGGATCTCACCAGCGGAGATGCTGACGCCGATGCGGGGATCCTTTGCCTTGCCGTTGCGCTTGGTGGCGTACTGGCGTTCTGCCTTAGGGAGCAGCAGGGAGAGCACCGTATCAGAATCCAGAACCCAAACCTCAGCAACCTGGGCACCCTCATAGCGGGCGTAATAGTGGCGGGGGTAGCATCCGATCTTATGGTCGATCAGATAGGCCTCCTGCTCTTCCCAGGTCGGTTGAACGCTGATGCCGTTGTAGGTCGCAGAGATCTGAGCGCCGATGGTGCTTTTGTACTCTACAGGGGTGCCATCCGCTTCGAAGGCATCAGCACCGCTGTACGTATCGGCAACGGTGTGGCCCAGCAGGCAGGCAAGGTGGATCTCACGGGAACGGGCATAGGACATCGGATCACCGGCGTTCAGAGCATCCGCTGCCTCATACAGAGCGGCGAAGGCATCCAGGTATTGTTGCTGGGCGGTGGTGATGGTGGCGGTGTTCATCGGTGAGTTGCTTCGGTCCCCTTAGTATAAGGCCCCCTGCGGATCATCCGAGGGGGCCAGTGGTCAGAGTCAGAACTGGATGGGCTCGGCGGTCGGTTGTGCGCTATCGTCGCTAGGGTTGGCGATGGTCTCCAGAATCTTAAGGATGCTGTCGCCGTTGGTGCCTTGACGGAGCAGGGACAGAGCCAGGTCGCGGGTCATTTCAGAAAGGGGTAGGATGGTTGAAGCAGTCTTTAGGGCGCTGCAGTTCCCATTGGTCAGAGTGCTTCCTGTTCGTTCAGGATGCCGTAGACAACCTCAAACCCGTTATGGGTGCGGTAGATGCCAAGGTAGGCAGGACCGATGCTCACTGCCGCTGCCTCATCACCGACACGGGGGCGGGTAGCGAGGGCAGCGTAGAACAGAGGAGCAAGGAAGCGAGGGGTGCGGATCAAGCGGAATCGGGTGGTGGTGATCATAAGGATTCTACAGGGTCGGAAAGGTCAGAATGCGAGCAGTTGATCCACTTCCCATTGTGTCACAGTCTGAACAGCGCCACCGCAGTTCTTGGCAAGCCACTTGTTAATGTGCTTGGTGGTGGTGGCGCTCCACTTGTGGGCAGTGCGGATCCATCCCTTCCCAGGCACAAGGGCAGCAACGGGGGTCGTGTAGGAGACCAGTACACAAGTGCCATCGGCAAGTTGCACTTCGGTCATGTTGCTGCCGATCTGTTGGACGATCATCGGGGGTTGTCTGAACTGAGATCAGTATAAGGGGTCAGGGTGGGGTCTGTGGCGACCCCTTGTGCCACTAGTCAGTCTGTCACATCCTCCACCAGTTCGGGATAAAAGTGACTAATCTCTTCAATCAGTTGCTTTTCACTATACTTATCAAGGTCAGCATCCATAAAATCAAACAACAATGCCATTGCATCTTTGATGTCCATATCATCAAGAACCTGATTGATGTAGGCGTCTTGAAGTTCAGTGCGGTACATAATCAGATCAGAACGTGACGATAATCAATGGATTTGATGCACCAACCTGTCCACGAAGTGATCTCTTCAATGAGATCATCTTCATCATCTGCTTCCCAGATGTGTCCTACTGTATCCTCGATGATGTCAGATTTCTCCTCAGGATGTAGATCCTCATCATCAAAATCAAACTCGATTGCAGTAACTTGAAATTGCATTGTTTCAGTAATCGTAGGAAGCGTTCAAATACTCATTGAGGTTGAAATCATCAGAGTCATCGAACTCTGGAATGTCGAAGATTTCACCAGGGGCATCTTGAATCTCACCCCAGAAGTCAGTGTCGAAATCCATTGAAATCCCTCAGCAACAAACGTAGTATGGCACGAATCCAGGACCTCCACAAGGGAGGATGTGGCACTTGTTTAGGTGGCACACTGAAATCGACCGTTGGTGAAGTTGGCGTGAGAGAATACCTCACGATTCACCAGTTTGAACATACCAAACTCATTGGTCATTACGTAACCCTCAGAGTCAATTCTTTCATAGCCGTTATGAGGAGAACCCAGATAAGCTGCAGGCCCATTGTTACGACAAAGGAACAGACAATCATCCTTAATCGACTTCACCAGTGCCCACAAACGCAACAGGTTAGCATCACAATCAAAGTCCTCAGGGTTGACTTCTTCACCAGCACGAATGCAGGCATTCAGTTGTTGCTTGATCTTCTGTGCTTCCTTATCAGTTACAAACGTTGCAAGAGTAGACATTTGACGAGCAAATCCACAGACTTCTTTTACATCAGCGAACGATTCTTGACCGTGTGCAATGTATACATCAGGTTTCACAAACTTCACACAGGGAGTATCAGTGATGATAAAGTTCATCGGATACGCTACAGCATCCCGCAGATCCTTTTCTGCAACGTAGTAAGTGTGAGGTGCAACAATGATCTCTTCAGTTACTACTTCACCAAACTGGTAAGTAATCGTGTTGGGGCAATACTCATCACTACCGCCAAAACCAATAAAATCCCCTTGAATGATACCATCGATGCGAGGCAGATAATCAAAACAAGCACGAAGAATAGACGCAACCTCACCTTGATAGAACGCATCAATTTCTTCATAATTGTGTGCAATACGAATCTTTACTTTGTTGAACACAGCTTTGGTGCCAACGAAGAACTTACCGTTCGCAGGATTCTTACCCCATACAATTGCAGGGGCACCATCAATCTTTACACTCAGGAATCCTGCAGCAGTAAACCAATCAAGAACAGAAAGGTCACCCGTGAGGATGGTATCTTCGGGGTGTTCGAGGTGTTTGTTTTGCATACGGTTAGTATGGCACGGATCAGCACCCAACGCAATGGGTCGTGGTCAGTTCGGGAAGTGGCACTGGCTGCCCACGAATGCCCCCGTGGCTGCCTTATAATATGGGGACAATCGGATGAGAGGCGGGGTAGCCTCTAAGACGAAAACCATCGCCACCGCCCCTGCTAAAAAATATTTAAAATAAAAGTATAAAAAAAGGGAGGGAATTAATCCCCCCATTCTTATCAGCAATCGCGGAAGATGTGGCAAGAACGATAGGTGCTACCATCACTGCAGGAAGTGTAATCATAATGCAGCGAAGTTTCCCACGTTGCTTCCCAATCCACTACAATTCCTTCAGGGATGTTGCAACCCATTTCATTGTAGAAAGATTCTGCAAACTCTGCCTCATCTTGATAGCAACCTTGATAACGTTCGTCGCAATCTTCAATGTCAGAAACGCATCCCATTTCATCAATGAGAGCATCTACTGCTTCATAACCGATTGCTTCACCAACACGCACATACTCTTCATAAAAGAGAACGAAGTTGGTCTCATTACGCTCATCGATGAACTCAAGCATATCATCGAGAGCATAGTTCTCCTCCAGAAGCTCATCGATCTTAGCAACTGCATCTTCGTGCAGCATTTCACGATAGGAAGCAGTCAGAGTCACGGTCATCGGTTGGTGTCTCAGGAACGAATGTAATGTAGAACGGATTGGGGAGCATTGCAACCCCCCTTGTGGCAGTTCTCAGAGTGTCACACAGGCACCCCTGCGGATTTGATTGTAACCATTGCCAAAATACCCCAGATTTGCTTGATGCATTCCATAGTAATATCGGCGGGCATTTGTTTCACTCAGATCGAAATGTTCTGCCATTTTAGCAAACGAATGCTTAGGGTAACATTTGCGATAATTGTTCAACATTTCACACCAGAACTTAGCGTGTTCAGTGAACCGAATGCTTTTCTCAGGGTGAACAGAAACAGGACGCATTTGGTGTTCCTTTGTTTGAACGAATGTAATGTAAACCAGAATCAGGAGAACCGCAAGGGGTCTTGTGCCACTAGTCAGACTGTCACAGGTTTGTGGCGCATGGGCACATCGAAAGTTGTAACTTTGTGCCCATTAACTTTCGCCCAACCATACATCAGGGCATCCTCTCTAGATACAAACTTTTGCTTGAATGTGTGGGCAATTGTATACTTAAAGTATGTGTTGCCATTCTTCTGAATCCTGCTAGAATACACCCAGCAGTTGTATCCATGCTTTCCTTTGTTAACTACAACAGGAGATGGAGTTGCCTTTTCGGGTGATACTTTCTTGAGCATGATCTCGTGTGTGGTTGACTGAATCAGTATAGGGTCAGGGGGTGGGGTCTGTGGCGACCCCGTGTGCCAGTTCTCAGGTTGGCACAAGACCGAACCGTTCGATCATAATGTCACGAACATGTTCGCGGTCGAAACTATCACCATCGCACCAACGTGTGCCAGGAGTTGTCAAGTACTGTATGGTGGCGTCGATGATCATTGCATCAGTTACATTCATCGAGTAGATACCACCAGGGCCATAGAATGAACGAACGTAGTTAACAAATTCCATCAGACAAATTCGGCGAGGTAGTAATCCAGAGTCAACTCAAGTTCTGCTGCTTTCTGTTCCCATTCAACCCATTCTTCATCAGAAGCATCATTCAGGAAATCTTCCCGAGTATACTCAAAAGCAGGACCGCACATAGTCAGTTTTCAACCGAACGAATGTAATATACCAGGATTCACTTCCCTTTGGTAGTTTTCTGTGCCACTTTTACTTCTGGCACATCAGTATTCACCAGAACCTGAAGCTTGCCCACAATGGTATCAACGAAGCGCAGAACAGTTTGTAACACCTTACGTGTCTTTTCTGCCCCATTGTTCTCATTGAAGGAGCGAATCATAAATGTCACAATTCCCACCACAATCGCGGCAATTGTTGCAACATTGAGCATCAGGGTTTGGTAGAATTTCTTGGAAAAGTCTTGCATGGTTTTGTGTAGAGAATTAACCACATTGCAAATATACCAGGTTCCACAGGGGTTTGGTGAATATTATGGACAGTTCTACAAGTGGCACAAAGACATAAAAAAATCTCCCGATTCTTGGTAGAATGGGAGATCTTAAGAGATAAACTTAAGGAGACTGAACTATAGTTTCTACCAGCGGTCAGGTGTACTCAGGTCTTCGACATAAGAGTTAACCTTCTCCGCAGGCTCAAGTTCGAGTACACGTTCCCACTGAATCTGATGAGGATTCATATCTGGAAACACCTCTAGCTCTAACGTGATGCGATACTTAGTCTTTGTTGCAGACAGATAAGAACTAGACATAAGAACTCGAACTCCTGAAAAACTATGTGTATAGTATACGTGAATCTAGAAGGTGTGTCAAGTTATTGTGTGCGAATCTCGAAGTGTTCACGAGACCCTTGACAGTATATATGCGAATCTAGTAAGAATCTAGATGTATTGTGTGAATCTCGAAATGAATCTAGTATATGATGATATGATGATATGATGATATCTCGAAGTGTTTATGTGATTGATGCGAATCTCGAAATGATTACGAGAACTTATGTGAATCTAGTATGATATAACGATATAATGATATGATGTGAATCTAGTTTGATTATAAGGTATTGTGCGAATCTCGAAGTAACTATGAGACCTATGCGAATCTCGAAGTGTCTTGTGTGTGCGAATCTAGTGCGTCTCTGCGAATCTCGTGCGCGTCCCTTGACAACTCAGAGACCTTGTGCTAAGCTGCCGACGTGTAAGATCACAAGGATCCGAAGGGTTTATAAGGGTATTATAAGGTATTAACATAAGATATCTAAGGGTTTATAAGATATCTAAGGGTATTATAGGGTATTAAAAGAGTATTCATCACACCTTTTATTGAGAATGATTATCAATAACAAAATAATAGGCTATGATTTAAAAAGCCGTTTTTTTATTATTTTAATATCATATTATCGTTATATTAACTTAAATGCTTAGTTTTTTCAGTATCAAACACTGTGAACCTTGCGATACCTAAACACATAAGAACAGTCTCATGCTCTCTACTTTCTCTTGGTGTTTTCTTATACAGATACCTTCTCTGATAAGCACAACACCATACATTATAATAGATCTTATCCTTCTCCGACATATACTTCAAAGTCCATTACTTTACCATACTTAAAGTGTATTCTACATCGTGGCCAATCATCATAAGAACCATTCCATTGTGCAGGATAGATCTCAACATAATCGGTGATGTAACAGGGTTCTACCTTACCGTGTTTTCCAGTTGGAATCCATTCATAATTTAAGAATAAATGTTTTGAATCATATCGTTCATCATCCTCTTTAATATCTTCATAAGTATGTGTTTCTTTATAAGTCAATTCATACAAACATCCATCAGGTGCAATCCAATATCTTGACATAGCACGAGCAAGTCCTTTGGTTTGCATTGGTACATTAGTGAAGTGCTCTCCTAGGTTATAAGAAGAATGAATGTCATCATATAATCCCATTAGTCTACCTCCACATCTTCTGTAAGGTCTTTCATTCGTTTGATAAGAAGTTCATCCATCGGAATGACTTTCTCTTTACCAGTTTCAATATCTTCAACCAGTTGTTGTAGATGTTCTAAAAACTCTTTTGGTAGAGTGTCATCATCACCAAGATAAGACCAGAAGCAATCACGACACTCTTCATATGGATCATCATACCACATCAGAGCATAATCTTTCCAGTTACCAGTCATCAAATCAGCCCAGTTTTGGAATGAATGTTTAATGCTCTGCCATCCAGTCATCCAACAATGCATAATCCAGTAATCAAACCAGTTCATTTTAGTTTTTCTTTTTGCTGTTCCTGGTACTACTCTACTATACATATCTGGATTTTTCAACATCACGTCTTTCAGTTTCTAATTTCTGAAGATAGTCCATAATGACCTTGATAAAGTCTTCTTCTGTCCAGGTGTTGAAAATACTTTCCGTAGGAGAATTCTCATCCCAGGAGATGGTAAATGTGTTGTCTTCATTGTGTGTTACCTCAATAGTCATTTTTCTTCATCCCAAGGTGCTTTACGACTTAACACTCTGGCAATCTTTTCATTATACTCTGGTGGTTTGTTGATTGCTTCTATTAGTTTATCATATGCCTCTTCTGAAACATAAATGACTGGTGGTTTCTGGTCCAACCTCAACTTTCTTTCTGGTGAGATAGTAATATTGTACGGATCCTCATAAGGGAAAATATATTCCATATACCACCCGAGATTTAATCCTTCCCAGAATTCTTGGTAGCCCCATTCATCACCATCATTATAACAATCCAGACAGTTCAAAAAGTTATGAAAACCATCAAGGAAGAGTTCAAGTTTTGTTGGTTCTTCGAATCTCACGGGGTTTCATTACTCCAATAATACCTCAGTTTATCACCATCTGCAGAAATATTCAAGTGATAGATTTTACCATCATCACCATAAACACCAATCCAAAGTGTGCGTTCATTCATACTTTCCAGATGAAACATTTGAATGTCTTGAAGCACAATCTCATCAGGATTTTCAGTAAATCTGCTCACTTCAACACCTCATCAACATCAACATCACCATAATCATCAATACCAAGTTCAAACTTTCTTACAAAATCAATAAGGTCCGTTGCCTCCTGTTCATAAACATAATGACAACCCTCATTATCACTTTCAGCATAGTTTGAGAAGTAATCATCCATCACTACCATAATCGCAAGAGCACGGGATTTGTCGTGCTTTGTGATTGCAGTGTGTGGGTGTGCTACAATCTTTGTGATACACTCAAACAACTCTTCACGAGTGTAAGAGAATGCAATTGTATTTGGGTTTAGTCCGTAAGTCATTCATCATCCTCCCAGAAGTTCTTCCATTCTACCTTATCTTCATCAGTCATTTCTTCAATGATAAAAGCACTTACATTAGATTGCAGAAGACCCAAATCTTTGACAATCAGATTTGCAACATCATTTCCCAAATAATCACCAAACTCTTCTGGACTATTCAATTCATCAAATTGGTGTTCAGCAGGATTGAACTTCACACAGAATGTAACTTTATATCCCTCAACACAATCCTTTGACTTACGCAATACCTCTTTGCGTTCATCAATTTGTTTTTCAAGTTGTTGGAGTTCTTTGTAGGAGAGTTTAGAAATGTCAGTCATTCAACCAACTCCATATGCTTCAAGAATTCCACGAGCAAGAGCAATCGCCAAATCCTTCTGTGAAATACTCATATCTTCACGAGCACCACCAGAACAAGAAGTAATGAAAATACCAGCATTATCTACTGTTAGTTCTACTCGTTCAGATTGATTTTCATTTTCAGGATTAGTCCACTGGAAGACATCAATCTTACTACGGAGCACATCAGTTCCAGGAATGAGAGTGTAGAAGTTAGACATTAGAGTTCTGTGTGTACGAGTGTATTATAGGGCATCCAGGTCGGTTCTGGTGTGTCCTTGTGTCAGTTTGTAAGGTGTCACAAGGCTCCTCAACACCCTACGAATAAACTGAATAGAACTATAAAACTCTTGTCCGTCTTGTCCGCCAATCACAATCCAATCAACCTTTTCAAGGGCAAGTTGAATTTTTTCATTTGTGGTGAGTTCCTCAAAAGGCTTATTTGCAAGTTCTCTTCGGTGTGCTTCTTCAAAGATATAATCGGGATAGTTTTCAGTCATCGTAGTTTCTCCCTAATCATTCGGATACACTCATTCCATTTATAACTGTTGGTATCATGCTCTTTGAGCAACCACATATCAATCTGGTCTACCAAATCCTCAATAGATGTTTCACTATCCCAATCACCATGAACTGTGAATACATCACCCCACCAATCATAAATCAAATCGTACAGGGTTTTTGATTTAGGATAAGCATACTTGATTTTATCAAATACACCCTGGGTCTCATCATTCAACTCAACATACTTATCAATCAGTTTGAGTTCTTCAAGTGTGAGTTCAAGTGTGATTTTGTCAGTCATCATACCCACCCAGCAAAACTAAAGATGTATTCAAGTCCCCAGTCTAATGTATGAGGTGGTAATTCGTCAATATGATTGAATGCAAGTCGTCTTGCTTTCAAGATGCGTTCTTTACCTATCGCAAGTAGATTTGCTTTAGATCCTTTGAGAAACTCATTAAAATCTTCTTGATTGTTTTGTTTCGCACCAGAGATATACAATCGTCTCATTTCAGTCATCAGTTCTTTTGTTTCGGGTGCAAAGGTAACAACCTTATCTCCTACAGGTATCTCCTGTCGTTTCATACAACCCATAGAAAACTTCATAGCGTCTCTGACTTCATCAACCGTCAGTGTATCATCATCTCCACTACGATAGGAGTGTTGAATGACACCATTTGTGCATTCAATCACACGCAACAGGGCTAGTTTATCTTGTTCTACATCAGGCAAGGATGAAAATCTTTCTGTCCAGTCAATCATAATCAAAATCCTTTCTTCTTCTTATTCTTTGGTTCTTTGTGATCTAGAACTTCAACGTGACTTAAAAAGTTACCACCACTCTCTAACCACCTACGCCGCACATCTTCATAATTATCAAAGACAACGGTATTACCATTGCTCATTATCAATTTATAATCGTGACGAAGATAGGGTTCGTCAGATGTTTGACGAAAATATCGTGGGTCAGAAGAGTCAATAATTTGAGTCATTCGAGTGTAATCGCAGTGCGTGGTGTTAAAGGTGTTCGGTGGATAGATGATGCTTTGAATATTTTAGCAAAGGAAGAGTCCCATACAAGTTCTTCATCTGCCTCTGTTAGCGGACCCCAACGGGAGGTAGCAAGTGCTGATTTGAGTAGTGTTTTAATAAGATCAATCATTGTTCCCATACCATTTGATGGTTTTTGATTTAGATTTGTATGCACCTATTATAAGACCCCTGACTGTGGAAGTCAAGGGTCGGGAGACGGTTTTTAGATTGAGCTATGACTTAATAATTTCCTGCATATTCGTTTACAATTTTGTTGGTCTTCATCGCACTCAATTAAACAATTAAAATAGTCATTAATCAAATCATTTTGCTCGTTACATCGGTCTACGGTATCCTCAAAATGTTTCCATCCAGATAGTTGATTGTAAGAAATTAAGTTGTGCATAATGTCCTCCACGCACAAAGAATATCATAATGAAGAGTTTTCGTTCATTTGTATCACCACATATATTCTACTACTATTTATATGTTTTGTGTTAATTTTCTGATATTACGCAATAAAAATTTATGCCTATTGTGATTCTATGAGAAGCATTTGATTTCATTTGTCAGAAATACTTCACTGTTCCCATACCATTTGATGTGATAGTTTGTCTCTTAACTCATTAATTCTTTTATCATCATACTGCTGAAAGTTTCCTTTCTTCTCTACTTTTTTATAATAGTGTAGAGCATTAATAATTATACCATACTCTTCCATCGTGATATCAATTTTCATAACTCAATTGAATAATCTTTGATATATCTATTGTTGCGAAGAATACCTGCAATCCTACAACATCCCAAGTTTTAATTTTAATGGAGAACGGAACCATTACTAAACCACCAATCAAACGAAACCAACAACCAGTTTTGACATCAACATAAAGAAGAATAAAGTATCCTATTATGAGTAGAATGCTTCCAATAATACGAAGAGATGTTGGTGTTAATTTCATCACATTTCTCCAAGTGTATGAATGACTGGTTTTTCGTGTGCAAGAATGTGGTAAAGATCTGGATTCTTTGCTGCTGATACTGGAATAAACTCAGTCTTATCATCAAATTCTTCATCACGAATTGCTTGGTTAATGACTATTGACCCTTCTTCTCCAGACCAAGAACGATGAAAGGTCATCTTTGGAATCACAAGAGCACCAGAAGAACGATTAAGATGCACGATATGATAAGGATATCTCCATTCGGGATTCACTAACTCAAACGTGCGAATACCTTGAAGAACACGATTGTGGTCTACTTGATGATAGTGAATATAAAATTGCTTTGCTCCTACAATATCATCAGGAGGACTGATAGCAGGACCTTCATGAACCACGAGGTCTGATGCATTAGATCCTTCCACAGAAATATCATAAAAGATAACTGATTGAGTTTCACGGAATACTCTGTGCTTTTTAAAGGTTACTTCGCTCATTACATTTTCATTTTTAATACTTGTGCCGTTACTTCTTGTTGTTTCATATACAACTTTAACATACCTTTGAGTGAAAGTTGCAGTTCCTCTACATTCTCACAATTATCAATATTTCTTGCTAATTTTTCATACTCAAACATCTTTGATGGACTTATGAGTATAATATCATCTGGATTTCCTATCATTTTTTATAAAACTCTATTTTAGGTTCAGTTTCTTGCTCATCCAACTCCTCCCTATAGTCCCATTTCCAAGTGCGTTCAAGAATACCAATATCAAAACCGAATTTATAAACCCAGAATAAAATACTCAAAGTAGAACCAGAACCAGATTTAATTTGAATATAAGGCCAAGATGGATAATCATTCCAACTTACAGATGCTTGAAGTAAACTCCATCCTTTTACATTAAGAACCTGAACATACCATTCGTGTCCAAAGTCTTCACGATGCTTAAAGTTGATCAGGTTCATTCTGCTGCTCTCCATTTCTTTCTCATTATAACATACTCTGGGTCATATGCTGCCTTATCTCTTACTTCTTTGAAGATTGTTGCCGATCTCGCTTTGACACAATGTAGTGCGACTGGCGACTGGGGTTTAACGGAACCATCACTAGCATACTTTTTTCCATCAGGATGATTTGCATACCTGCGGGCGCGTGTAAAACCCATTTCAAGAAATTTCCGTGACATGTCCATACCAATGAAGTCTCCAGAGGATTTATAATCACAGAACATTCTGTATATTTTATCAGCAGATTTGCGAGCCACAGATTCATTTACAAATCTCCAATGCTTACAAATATCGTCTGTATAAGGGCGAACCAATAAAACTCCTTGCTCACCCCTTCCAATGCGATAAAGTTTGCGATTCTCTGGAAGTGTAAAGTCCAGAACTTTATAGTCCAGGGCATAATTGAACTCTTTCATTGTTATTACTTATGCGTCAGACTCTCTGTTGTCTCTTGAATTGTGTGAACTCCGCGATCTAACATTGGAGCAAGTCCAGAGAATCCAACGGTTGCAGATGCAACTCCAAGAATGAAACCAAACAGAAATCCTTTCATTTGTGAACTGGTTTAACGTAGACAGCAACTAAATTACCTGTTTTGTCCTGATCCAGAAGTTCCTTAGAAACTTCAGTAGGAGTACCTGTGCATTTCATTGCGACATAATACTCAGAACCATCTTTCCATTTGAACCCAACGCGGTAGGTTTTCATAATCAGCACGCTCCGTACATAGGGTTTGCAAGTTGAGGAAGATTAGAATTGTCACGGGTCTCAGTGTAACCAATAGCAACACGTTCCCGAATCTCCCGAAGCATCTCAATACGATTCAGACACTTCTTAGACATTTGATTTCCAGCAGCCTTGAAGGTCAGAACTTTCAGATACCACTCTTGTGAAATATCACCATAAGGAGTTTTGATAGGGTAGAAGTCCACGATCATATTACCATCCTTGCTGGTCAGTTGAGGGGTCTGAGCGAGTGCTGTCATTGTGGTTCCCCTGATTACCTCTATATTATAGAGCACACAAGAGACCTGTGGAGTCCCCTGTGTGCCACTTATTGAACTGTCAGTCCCTGGTGCCCAAGTAGTAAAGAATACCACCTAAGATACTAACAGGAACTATAATCCACCAGTATTCTACAATCAACCAGAGTCCAACAAGAATAGCAATTAACCATACAGTTCCATCAAGGTCAAAAGAAGAACCTGATGAACCACCAGAACTTACTTGGCGTAGATTTACAATTTGTTGAACATCACCGTGCTTTGCATAGATCTGTTCCTTTGCTCCAGAGAATGTTGCAGCTTCAACCTCAGTGTTGATGCGACCAACCCGAGAGTTTGCAAATACTTCTGCTCTCCAAGTTGCCATTACCAAGTTCCTCTTTGAATGTAGATTTTGCGGACTTCCTGATGCAGAAAATGTCGAAGTTTAGGGTCGGTAGTGTTATCAAAAGCAAGATACAATCGTTTCAGGTATTCATCTTGTGTGGCACCTATGTTACCATCACCACCGATGTCGTTGAGTGATGAACCAGCAACAACTTTGCTCTTGCCGAAGTTACCAGACACACGCCCAGTTGTTCTCAGTTTAGGACGAATCTTTGAGAGGTTAGAGTAAGTCATCGGGGAAACTTGTGGTTACAATCAGGGCACACCCAATGATTGATACGATCTTCACCAAGCAATTCAATACCAATCACACGACTATAAAAATAGGGTGGAGAATAGTTTTCCCAGTATTCTTGTGGAATCAGTTTTTCAACCCAATTTGCACCACATTCGGGACAATTTTCAAGTTTTGTGATGTCAGTGTAAGTCATCGTGCAATAATGTCCAGAGTTTCCAATAGCATCATAGAAAGTTCCAACTGACTGAGAGTGAGTTATTTGTATAAATACCCCCCGCTCCAATCTGCATGTTCCAGCAGGTATTCACGATCAGCAATCAATCGCAGGTCATAACGAACACCTTTGGCAGGAGACTTCCATGATGCAGTTTTATACACTTCGCCAGTGTTCTTGTCAATGAAAGCATGAGCAGAGCGTTGTCCACCACCATCAACAAAAATGATTTTGTGATACTTTTTACCAGTCTCGATGGTATAATCAATGTCGCACTTACCAGACTTGAGTTCATCAATCTTGCGCTGATGATAACCAGGAACTGCATCAAATCGCTCAACAGAACGCTGATGAGAACGAATCGAGTGTTGACGATAGTTGTCTTTCAATGCTTCAATCAGCAGCAGAGTATTCTTGAGAACATTCTCTGCGATGGTTTGTTGTGCTTGTGCTTGCATGGTAGGAGTGCTCATCGGCATCTGTTGCGTATGTAAGTATTATAGGGGAAGCACTGCCTCGCTACGGGTCCGTTGTGCCAGTTTGGAAGGTGGCACACTCAACTCCTCCATAATGATTTGTTTTGGTAGAAAGTTCCAGCAATAGTAACTGCTGCTGAATGTAATCTTGTCGTTTGGTCTACCATCAGGGCTATGAAACTTCATCCGCTTATCAAACATTAGTAGTTGCAGATCCTTATCCTTGAACAACTGCTTAGGAGCACTATCATTCAACCAAGTGTTAGTCATAATGAGAGCAAATGGTTTCTCAAATGATAATGCTCGCTCGAAGAACTTGCGCTTGTTTGTAAATGGTGGATTAGATACGATTACATCCCAGTTGTCAGGTTCATAGGTGAGAAAGTCTTGATTATAATTGATATGAGTAAAGACTACCTCATTCTGCTTACTAATCTGTTTGACAAACTCACTATCAATCGTATCAAATGGACACCAAACAACTGCATCTTTAGGGATGTATTTGAGAATTGGAGTTACACCGTAAAACGGAGTGTAACATTCGTCATTGTTACCCTCAGAAAACATCAGTTTTCCACTATCAAGTTGTTTCATCAGTCATTAATATCCCATCAAGATGATCAATTTCGTGTTGTATAATCCTTGCGGTCAAGCCTCTGTGTGTCTCTAAATGTGGATGTCCAGCAAGGTTGCGATATTTAATTGTGATTGAACTATACCTATTCTTTTTGATGAATGTCTCAGGGATACTCAAACATCCCTCTTCATCCATTTCAGTTTCTTCAGAATGAAATATAATTTCTGGATTGATAAGAACTTTGATTGATTGATTATCGGTGATTACAATGATACGCTTGTTAATACCACATTGTGGAGCAGAAAGTCCTACACCATTGTTTTTAACCATTAGGTCAACAAGTGCTGCACAAGTGGTACGAACAGTATCGTCTATTTTATCAATCCGCTTGCTCTTTACTCTTAGAGCTTTGTGTCCCTCCGTCAGTATTTCCATAGGAGTTGTGCAGATTCTTTATATAGTTGGCAATTTGTTGAGTTTCATCCCATTCCCAAATTGTACCATCTTTTTGTGTGTAAGTTCTTACAGTCATACTTTTTCAAAATGTACAGAATTAAATCTACCAGATATACCTTGAAGTGTCAACTTTGTATGCCAGGTATGCACATCGACACGTTCTACAATGTAATGAGTGTTTAAAGTAAGAATGTCCCTAGGATCGTTGTTACCAGCACCCCAGTGAACTTGTTCATCTATTGCACCAATGTATGCAACAGTATCTCCTACTCTAAAACGTTCCATTTTTTTTAAATTAGTTAGAGTTTATAGTTATCCTTTGTAGAATAAGTTTTAGAGTCAGGCCATCCTTCCTGCTGTCCTTTCAAATAGAACCTTGTTGCTCGTACACATTCTTCCTCATTCAGTGCTGTAATGATGCACTTACCATCTTTATCGTATGAATCCCACAACCCATACTTTTTCTCTTCAACATAGAAACAATCGTCAATCATTTCTCGGTTTTGTTTTGTATTTTTTGATTCCAATTGCTGTTGTTCCTTTAAGTTTTTTGACATAGTTTTCTCTGTAATCATCATATGGAAAGTATGCATTATGCTGTAGTTTTCTTTTACCATCCTTTACGAACCATTCTAATGCAAAAGGAAATACTTTATGAAATGGTTGTACTTCTGGTTGTGGATCAATTCTTTTTGAAATCATTTGACTCTTTCAACATTTGAGTAGTCTATGTCATTCCAATGTCTAATTACACCCGCAACAATAAAACAGTTTGTAATCAGATAGGTTGCAAAGATGATAGTTCTTACAATTGAAATGATGTCTGCTTCTTTATCATTCTTCCCGTGTTTTTCACCAAGCGAATAAGACCAGAGTCTCCATATTGTCCTGTGTTTTTTATTCTTCATCCTTTTTCTTGAAGACTTTTTTGTCGCATTCATTACAATATGTAGAGTATCCGTATTTGAAGTTCTTGACTGCTTGAAAATACTCAGAAGTCAAAGGTTTTACTTCATCACACGCTTGGCACTGGTATTCACTTGGGCGTGACAATGATTTCTTTTGCCCCAACACTCTTGACATAAGACTGCCAGGCAAATGCATCATCAAGTTTGAAAAAGACCGCAGACTGTTTAGCATAACCTCTTTGCTTTGGCTTTAGATATGATACTTCATATTTCATTTTTCTTCAAGCGATGTGATCAGATGAAACTCAAAGGTAGGAACAACAACACGTACATCTTTTGATCTGTGTTTACCTTTATGCACAAGAATTGAAATTGATTGTTCACTTACAAAGGCAATTGCGCCAGTAACGTGCTTGTAAGACACTGTAGTTCCTTCAACAAATACCACTCAGATCCTCCATAAAAATGTATTCTTCAGGTTCTTCACCATCTACAACAAACTCAAGATATAGCGCATCAGAGTCGTCAATACGATCATCAGACACTAAAACACACATTCTCTCACTCCAATAAGCATCAAGCTCATCAAGTGATTGCTCTCGGATTTCGTTAATAAAGTCATTCATTGGAAACAAGCCTCAAGTGGTGTCAATTTGGGTTTCATTGATGAGTATGGTGTAGTGTCTCTAATGTCTACTACACTACCAACTGTCTTTGCATTGATTGGAGCGTGGTAGGATTTTGTTTTTGTATTCCAGAATCCCCAGATAGAACGTACAGGAGACCCGTTGTTATAATCAAAACGGTAATGATTGCGGATCCATATTCCAACAACATTCCGTTTGAATTCTTCAAATTCATAACTGTATCCTTTAGGAGCAGTGTGAGGAAACTCAAAGGTCGTCAAGGCGTTCATCGAATTCTTTAATAATTCTAATCTCTTCTTGGAGAGACTCAATCATTCGATACAATTCTTCAATTTTATCTTGATGCATTTTTTTGAGATTTGTCAGCATATTGCCAGCGTGTTGAACGTTAGGTTGAGAACTCATAATCAGGTCGTAAAAGATTCAACAATACGGGATTCTTCTTCATCCACAAGAGCAAAGCGAGGGGCAGCAACTACGCGCTCCATAATTTTACTCTCATATCGGTCATCATAGTCATCTGAGTCTCTCAAAATATCGTGACACTCAACATCATTTTCAGAAATGACATTGATTACGCCACCATACTCAGAAGAGGGAAAAGGAACCCAGTAGTCAACGATGTACAGATATTTCATTTGTTTTTGTAAATTACTCCTTGATTTTAGCAGTGTATTGGAAATTGGTCAACTGTCTTTGAAGTTCGCAACGAACTGAAATGAGGCGTCCATAAAGAAACTTTTGATACTCATTGTCCTCCAACAAGTTGGTAAGGTTGTCAACTTGCATCAGTGCAAAGATTAGTTTGGTTTGTTGGTCCATTTTGCCTCATCTCTTGGATGAATAACTTTGTAATAATATGTAAGTAGCAGAGAAACAAGTGCTACCAACATAAGGTAGATAAAGATTCCGACTGCTAATGTCATTTGATTTCAATACTTGGAGGTTTCTTTAGGTTCTCCATTGCTTGTTGACGATAGTGTGCTTTATACATTGCATCATCACGCTGGATTAGAAAGACATTCCATCCAAGAATTGCAATAAGAGCGAAAAAGATGTAAGAAATGTGCCTACTGTTCACGGATTACCCTCAGGCGATTTGGATTGTAACCTTCATTGATAAGAGATTCAATACGCTCAGTTGCTTGCGGCTTTGTCAGTTTAGATGCAATAGGAGTCCATCCAACGGTGCAAAATTCTTCAATTGTGTAAAGATCTTCTGTCATACTGCAAGTGCTCCAGAGGGAATTTCAACAATTTTGGGAAGTTCGAGACCAAGTGAATTGATTTCATAGCAAACCCACTTACCATTACGGAAGAGATAGTGATACTCTTCGGCATTGATGGAAAGCAGATACTCACAAAGGTCAGCATCAAGACGCGGAGGACAATCTTCACCACGCTGAGAATAATACTCAGGTCCATAAACACCCTTAACTGCACTATCATCCCAGCGAGAATCAGTCCAGCAAGAACTCATATCGCCACCATCAATCAGTTCTTCAGCAAGAGAACGTGCATTGTAATGAGTCTTCAGGATGCGACCCAACCACTCAGGATAACCGTCCCAGTGGTGATAGACAGACAGAATAGAACCATCTTTGAGTTCAAGACCGATGCGAGCACGAGTTGCCATTGGGGCGTCTGTCGATTACTCATATATTATAAGGGGTCCCCAGTGCCCTGAGATCCCCCCGTGTGCCAGTTTGAGAACTGTCTCAGCAACTATACATAAGTGCTCCGAGCCCAGCACCAAATAAAGTCCAACCGCTAGTATTTTTATAAGAGTTAGACCAACTTCCAGATGAACTGTTTCGGTTATATTTACGATTCCAACTGCCACTATTTTGCCATCCAGAACCACCAGATAGAGCACTTGCAAGACCAGCACCCATAGCTGCACCAGCGGCAGGATTACAAATCCTACGATTATAAGTTGGTTGTTGATATGTTACAGGACCTCCAGAACCACAAGAGGTAGTATAACTAACACGATTTACATAACCAGGAATATAATTTCCATACTGGTCATAATAACCAGGAACGTAATTTTCTTGATATGTCTTACAAACTTGATAGTAATTTGTTTGCTGTGCAACTGCTGAAGTAGGAACAAGAATTCCTGCAGCAATTATAGCGGTGATGACTGCTTTCATTTTGTGTGAGACTATTTTTATAATATAGCAAAAAGGAGAAATCTGTGCAACTTCTCCTGTGCCACTTATTTAACTGGAGTAGGATCTCCTTTACCTTCAAGAGATCTTACCATAAGATCAGTAAACCTTTCCATCTTTTCAAAATGAACTGATGCTGGATCATATTTAATTGCTTCTTTGAGGGCAATCAGTTCATCCCATTCTTCTTGTGTTAGATTAGGACCGCCTGATCTTGCTTGTGTCATAGATTTCTCATTGAATATAAGTTAATTATACCACTATGTATACCTATGTGATGGTTCCTTAACATTGTTTTCGGAGTGTTGTTACAGTTCTTTATGAATTAAAAAATGTATCAAATCCACCAGAATCACCGTGAATACGATTCTCAAGTTTATCCATTAAACTATCGAGACTTTGAAGTGCTTCGATCTCTTGAATGACTTTAGAAATTGTTGTGCAAACTACTGGTCGTTCTTGACGAGCTGCGAATGCCAAAGCATTTCTTAGACTTTGTTCTGCTTCCTTTAGACTTTCTTCTACAGATTTACTTAGAGCCATTTACTTTCCTCATTTCAAAACTACCATCATTGCGATCAATCCATTCTACAGTATCACCCTCTTTAAGTCCGGCAATTTGAAGTAAATCATCAGGCAACTCAATATAACAATCTCCAGTCAATCCATCAACTTGAGTAGAAAGTTGCCACTTTACAACTTTGTCATTGTTAACTCTCAAATATTCTTCGTGACTTGATTCCCAAAAGTCACTCCAAGCATCTTGGCATTCGGGTGAAGAATTATTCGCATCACAACTCAAGATTTTATTTAAATAATCATCATACTTGTTATTGTCAACACCACTATTCAAAAGTCCAAGAAGTTCATTTGCACGACTTGCTTGATCTTTATGATAATAATAACTTTCTTTTACCACACCAACAATTACATCATAAATCTCCTGCGGTGTTGCTCCACTCGCAGACATTGCATCGTTTAGCCAATTCTCAAGATTTTCAAGCGAATATTTTTTGTAGTCCATTGATGTTGATGAATTTTTTTTTAATTTTACCAATGAAATTTCAATTAGTCAATAGTTTTATTGATATGATTCTCTATTACAAGCATATCAACACGAGCATCTAAAGAGTTTTCGAGACGATAAAGTTCATTAGTTAATGAAATATTTTCATCCTCAAGTTTAAGTATTCTTTCTTCAAGTTCTTCAATTTTTTCAGCAACAGATTTAGTCACCCAGTTATCATCAAAGCAAGTAATTGTAGAACTAAAGTTAAAGATACTATCCAACCATTTTTTCATCCATAATCTCCCTAAAATATCTTTGATACGCCATAAATCTTTGAAGTGATGGTTTAACCTCAAGGCTTTCACAGCACCTTATGTATGAGATAAATTCATACCGAGGTGCTGTAGGATCAGTGTCACTCATTCAGATTTTCTTCCTCCGCAGTCATTGCTTCAATCTCTTCATCAAGATACTGTTCAGCATCAGGATTCTCACATCGTGCAAGTTTTGCTTTCAGGTCACGAACTTGCTTTTCCAGTTCATAATTCTTATTCTCCAGAGGAATGACTTTGCTTCTATATTCTTCTGCAAGAAACAAGTCATACTCATCAGCAACTTTCTTCATATCCTCAAAACTACGCATATCATTAAATGCAAGAGCACAAGCACCTTTCATAATACCTTGCTCACAATGTCCCATCGTGCGAGCAATCGTTCCAAAGAAGCGGAACAATTGAATACTGTTGAGGTCTTCAGTAGGAATTTCAAAGGTATAATGCTCTTCCGGAAGTGTCTCATCATCATAAACACCATACCCATTAGAGGTCCATTCGGTGTCAAAAGAAACTTTGAGTCGTGCTTTGTAGGTCATTGGTATGAATTTATATGTACCTACTATAAAACCTCCTGACTACAAAGTCAAGAGGTAGTGGACAGTTTACTTTTTGTCTTTTAGTTCTTTCATCAGTTCTTCTGCCATCCTCATAGATTTTCTTTTCATTCGATATGCTACGATTGGATTTGCAGGATTATTTTTTAACCACCAATAAAAAATTGCCCACTTGATCTGCAACTGTTTACCAAGAATTATAATGTACTTGGCGAAACTTTGATCAGTAACAATAAAATATGCAAGAATACAAAATATAGTCAGATATGTATAATATGAGGTCATTGAATAGGCCTCTTAGTGTATAGGTATTCTATAAGATCAAGTTTGATCTCATCAAGTTCTTTTTCACATCCAAGATGTTTTGCCAATTCTCTAATGTCGCTGTGATGTTTTTGGAGATCTTCCAGCATTAAATCGATTGCTGATCTATATACACTCATTTCTTTTTCTCCTGAACAACAATTACTGGACATCTAGGGATAACATTGCGAATTTCTTGTACGATTTCGGTTTTTTGAACCTCAGTCAGTCCAATAACCCTATGTATTTTGTTTATTATCGCAAAGGCTTGCGAACAAGAAATCACGGTTGAAAGTAAAACAACCATAACTTTCCTTTATTCTATTACTATTTAATACAGTTTATAAAATTTTAATAATTAGTCCCAACTTACATTTTGTACTAGGAATCCAGGCATTACATATGTCCAGACACCAAGTTCCTGAACACCACCAACTTTATAATCCCACTTATATTCAAATTGATTATGACTATCCCAAGTCATATAACCTTTCTCTTTATCAAATCGTCCTTTGATTGTTAGTCGATGTTTATTGGAATAAATGTTACGAGTTCGAAGTGCTCCACCTTTTTCACGGGTTTCAACTACTACACAAGTATCAGGATAAGTTTGAATACCTTGCTCTAGAATACAAGGAGTTTCATAACGAAATGGACGATATGTTTTAACTTCCTGTGCAAATACAGGAGAAGAGAACAAAAGTGCAGTAAGAAGAATCAGTTTTTTCATTTTACAATACTCCAATGTTCGTTACCAGTTTTTTGAACCCAAAAGCAATACTGCCTATTCAGAGAAACAAGAAACATCATATCGTCAATTTCTTGCTCTACAAGGCAAGCGTGAAATGAATTCATAATGTTCACAAAGCGATTCTTTGCCTTAGAACTCTTAGGAATTACATTTACAAATTTTTGTTTGGTTTTAATCATTGTGATTTGATTGAAACTGTATTATAAGTGATAAAGGGGTCAATTGACAAACACTGTACCAGTTTGAGGACTGGATCTATGTATTTTAATAAACTTCTGTGCTTGATTTACGGTGCTCACATCAGTCAATTGTTCTCCGTTGTAGATAATAACCAACCGTTTCCCCCAGGGTACAGCAGCGTATCCATCTTTGGTTTCAAATCCTTCTTTCATACTAGGAATTTCTCCTCATAATTCAATAGTTCTTGTGGTACGTCCAGTATATTAGACTGGACTTCTTCTGCAAGGTTCCAACGTGTTTTACCTTCAGGTCTCTGATACAATTTGATTCCCAAATAATTGTACTTCAAATTAGTGGGAACTTTGACCTGATAAGTGTTACCATCATTGGAAGTTAGTGCCGAAAGAGCTTCATTTTCCTCCTGAGTGACCACGATGGTGCGGGTGGAGTACCAGTAGACCCTCTGGAATGCCTCAAGCGAAGAAAGATGGGTTTCTGGGTTGTCCAGTATCATTCTGCAGATAAATTGGGGTGATAAGCAGTGATCTAAGACCGTTTTCCCCCTTTTTTCTTTGTTTTTAAGTGCATTCTCCGTGATAAACCCCGTTGGATTCGGGTTCCCCGCGTCAAAAACGCCAAAATAGTAGATGCGGGTGATGGGTCGGGCGAACTCGGGTTTCCCCCAGTTCCCCAGGTTGCAGCGGAGACCGTGATAGGCAGTCTCACAGTAGGGTTTCCAATCTTTCATTGCCACTTAGGTCCCTCAAACCAGCAGGTTAGACTATGGCGAACACCAGAGGTAACTGGATTCACCTGATGATACTTGAACGACGGAAAGCAGATAACAGTTCCCTGAGAACGTAGAGCGTTCTGATCAGGAATCACATCACAGTCAAAGAGTTCCAACTCTCCTCCAGTGTATTGGGTGGGATCTGTCAATTGTAGCACACACGTCAGTTTACGATGGTAGGGCGTTGGATTGACCCAGAATACATCTTGATGCTTACTGTACTTACCTTTATATTCGGAGTTGTACTCTGCAAGTTGCATCAGTTTGAGAACCTTAAGGTCAAATCCAAACCAGTAATCATTGGCCTTCTTCGCAATTTTCCACATTTCAGCGAATACATCTTGAAATTGTTCGACCTCCAACCATTTAACTTTGCTTTTTCTGATCTTTTCGTTTGCAGGAATGCCATCTACTCCCAGAGCACCGTCACTCAGGGGTAGATTTTTAGACCTTTCTAGAATAATCTGACAATCAGATGCACTGAAGTGATTCTCAAAGCAACACCATTCACCCCTCATAATCACCTCCGAATGGTAGAAACAGCAACATCGCCCTGCTCAAAGATAATGTCCACAACATTCTGGATCTTCTTTGCAGCGTTGGCAGTAGACTTGGAGAACACAGGGCAGATCACCAGACCATAAGATTTGGTGTATTCCTGCAGGTTACCAGCAGCAATCTGACCGTTACTAATACCAGCAGCATCATCAGGATGCAGACGAAGAGTACGGCCAACAGTCTGACCGATACCAACAATGTCCATATCGCGCATAAAGACCACTGCCTCCAGTGCAGCGATGTTGATACCCTCAGCAAGAATGCTGTGATGAAGAACCACAAACTTCTTGTCAGGATTGCGACCCCAGGCATTCAGAGTGTCAAAGAACACCTCACGGTTCACTTTGTTACCGTCGATGAATGCACCGTGCTTAGAAGTAATGTGCATCACAGAATAACCTTGCAGAGCAAGAACGTGAGCAAAGTCAGTCTCAGACAGCAGATTGATGATGTGCTTGGTTGCCTTGGCACAAATCAGAATCTTGTTGACAGGATTCTCCTCCAGAACTTCCAGAAGATTGTCACGGTCACGCTGAGCGATGTTGTCACCTTTCTGAACCATCTGCAGTTGCTTAGCAACAACCTTAGGAGGAATGATGTAACCACCATTCACAAGTTCAGGAGCAGGAACTTTGGCAATGATCTGACCATAGACTTCGGTCAGATTCATACCAGGCTTGGAGATGGTGGCAGAATACTTAGGAGTTGCAGTGAAGAAGTAGCAACGCTTTGCTTCCTGACTGAAATACTCAACAGCAGGAAAGAAGTGGCGTTGAACGCTGTTGTGTGCCTCATCGAAGTAAATCGTATCTACATCAATTCCTGCCTTGGCAAGTTGACCAAGAGAGTTGTAAGTGGTGAAGATCAGTTTGTGTTTGGGAGCATCAGGATTGAATGCACAAGTCACAATTTGATTCCAGTGCTGAATCTCAGAGGGTTTCGTGGTGCTGAAGTGATGAGTCTCACCACTGTGAACGTGCAGAACAGCAACGTTAGTGATAAACTCAAGGTACTCAGAAGACAGCTGCTCAGCAAGCAGAATGCGAGGAGCAACAACTACAACAGTCTTAGGAGTTTCAGATTGAAACACACGCATTGCATCAAAGATACCCACATTGGTCTTACCACCACCAGTGGGAAACACACAGATACCTTTCAGATACTTAGCAAGAGCGTCAAGTGCTTTTTGTTGGTGAGGACGCAGTTGGAACACAGGTCTCATCAGTTGAATATGGGAATATTATAACGGAAAAAGGACCCCCGCAGGAGTCCAGTGTGACAGTTTAGAAACTGGTTCAGAAAGAATCGCAGCGAGCGACAATTTGACCTTTGATTTCCTTTTCAGGAGTCAGATTACCTTTTTTACGATTAGAATTGCAAAGATTAGTGATTGCATTCACAAAGTCCTTGTTTTTGGAAGTAAAGAAAGCTTCCTCAACAATTCCTTCACAAGTCATATAATTGTTGACACGATTGCATACTTGAAGAACTTGAAGCCAAGCACCCTTAGTATCTTTAGTGCTGCCAATCACCATAGACTGTTTACGAACCTTGTTCTTGAAGTAACCTACGATAAAGTCACAAGTATCAAAGGTTTTACCAGTCTTTTCCTCATAGATAGGTACAACGACCTTATCAAAGTTGTAAAGTGCCTTGATCAGGTATGCAGAGATTTCTTTAGAATCAGACTCTTTATCCCAATTGATTTCTTCGGAAAGAGTTTTTACAATCTTCGTAAGAACATTCGGACGATCGTCGTTGTTTGCCCATCCTACAAGGCGTTCGATCTCACGAACCTTCGTGATGCAGCATTTTGCACCAGAAACAAGAGGAAATTCGTGCGAAACGGGTTGCCAAGTAAGATAAGGAATACTCAGATAGAAAGCACGAGTATTCAGAGCACTTTGCTCACCAAGTTGACAACGGTGCTCCAACTTTTCCCAATCTTTGGTAGTGTTAATCGACTTAACTTCCCGATAGAAAATATTAGAAGCTTCCAGTTCACGAGTTTTTTTAGGAACGTTCGAGTTAAAAGCAACCACACGACCTCTAATAGTCATAGTAAGGTCAGTTGAAGCGGCAATAGCCAATGCCTGCATCGTAGTGTGCTGCTTTTTGGTTACTTGAAACTTACCAGTTCTTTCGTCAAAGATAAAAACAGGAGTTTCGGATTCTTGAAAATTAACTTTAAACTTATAGTTTTTGAAGTTTTCTTCACAAAAATCAGGTTGAATCAAACGAATCTGTCCCTGTGCATACTCAATAAGGTTGGCAGGAACTGCAACAGAGAAAGTTTTCTTTTCTTCAGTCTGTTCTTTTTGTTTCTGAACAAAATCTTCTACAGAAAGAGCACATTCTCCTTCGGGATAGATTACTGCAACTTGGTCTTTATTATCTTCGACCATTTTAAAAAGTTTAGAAAATTTAGGATCTTCAAGAAGTTTGAGACCAGAAACTTTCTGAGAATAAGAACCGACTTGATTGTCGGCAAAAGAAACGGTAGTCATAATGACAAAATGAAAGTAAGGTAAACACGCTTTAAGGCAGCGGAACCGTCAGATTGGTTGGTTTCCCTCCCTCACCGACTCAAGTAATATAAGACATCTGAGTGGGAATGTCAACCTGTATGTGCCACTTGTTCATCCGTCACATTACTTCCAAGAACTCGTACAATCAAATCCAATGATCTTTGTTGTGGTCTCTGTCCCCATCCATACCATTTACCTTTCTTTCCATTATGATAAGGTGGAATTTTACCGACTGAATAGTATTGTTCAGCAGTTAAATCATAAATTTTCTTACCATCTTGTAACCACCAATGATACTCATTACGATAATCAGTTCCAACCATTGGAACTAATAAATCAGTATCCATCAAGTAGAACAATGCTTGTGTAGATGGATAGCAATATCCATACATTGGATTTGTTTTATTTTCTGGACGATACCTAGGTGTCAAAAGATCTGGTGTGAGATTGCGTTTAATCAACCCCATCACCAGACTTAGGTTGTTTTCAGAGTATCGATAAGGTTCAAAGGATAATCTACGAGTCTCTATAATATCCTTTCTATTGTATCGATGACGTTCAACAGTTTTCATAAGATTCTTAAAGAAATATTTAGCCAACTTGTCTTCAAACCCAACAAAGGTATTCTAGAGGGATTGTTGGGTATCTGTCAAGTAGTTTAGATATTCCTCGTAGAGCACTTTTTCCATTATGAAAGATTGTTGTTCCCACGGTTGATCAGAATAGTCCAGATGAGAATGATCAATACCCCTCCAATGTCTCTTACCATACTTATCTCGAAGAGCACCCTTAACGTGCTGATTAATGTGCCACAACTCGTGAAGTAATACAATTGTATAGTGTTCTAGTGACAATCGATTATGCATCTCGATCTCAAATGCCCGAGGTCTATGGTCACAATCAGTCACACCAACCCATCCATAAACTCCATCACGCAACATTCCGCGATGATTGACAGAGACTTCCAATTTGTAACGCGGAAGTTCTTTTTGAATAAACCAATTTACAATTTTTTCACAGCGTTTCTTGCTGTAATTGTATCCACTAGTGTATAATGAAAGCATCAGAATACAAAGTTCAAAAGAGCTGCAGAAACTTTTGTTGTCCAGTGAATGAACCACACAAAGGAACCAACAAAAATCAGACGATCTAGACTTGAATACTTCATAGGTGTCTGTGGTTGCTCAGACACTATAAGACCCCTCACAGGCGATTCTGGAGGGGTCTAGGACAGTTTTTAGACTGTCATATCGATTTTGTTTTCGTCGTAAACAAAGATACCATCATGAGGTAAATCAATATACCTGCGGTCATTGAAGTAAATTCTTTTTCCGGCAAATTGAACTCTTGCTTTTCTTGGTCCAAGAATTGAAATCAAATCCTGAATAATTTCTTCGTTTGCCTTATGAGCAATTTGATGAACAATCATGAAATGATACTTGTCAAAAAATTCTACAGCTCCATCTTCTCCTGCTGGTGGGCATGGATGCTCCACAGAACAATAGCATCCTAGTTCATTATGCATTTCTAGACAGCAAGTATATGGTTTTGAAAATAGTTTACGTAGTAGTTTCTTCATCGATATCTCTCACAATTAATACTTGATTTACTTCATCCCATTCAAAAGTTTGTGTTATTGGACCTGGTTCTGGAATTGAATATTTATTCCATGTTTGAGTTTCTTCATTCCATAAGAAATAGAATCCTTCTTCAACTGGAATAGGAATGGGTGGTTCCCATCTTAGGGATTGTTCATTTAACACCCATGAAGGATTAGTTTCTGGTTTTGGTGATATAAATGCATCTCTAGTTCTATCATAAGTATCTCCAATACAAGCAAACTTGCTTCTAAAATTATTATTATAAGAAGTTTGAACCCATTCAGTATCATACCCAAAAAGTTCTTTCAAAAATGCAATACCAAGAACTTCATTCTCTTGTCCATTTTCATCAATTAGTTCGTCGTCAGATACTGCAACTAATCTTTCAACTATATTATTGTTGATTATCTTTGCGAAATTTGCCATTGTTTTTATGGGTATAAGTAACGAATACCAACTCTTCCTCTACCACCAGAACCTCCATCCATAGTAGTAAATCCACCCTGTCCTGGGTTGTTTGCTCCACCACCACCAGCACCGCCAGTATTTATTGTACCATTACCGGCAAGAGTTCTTGTGACTGGAACGCCTGGAAATGCAAACGAATATCTTCCTCCAGGACCACCACCACCAGGACCACCACCACCAGGCCCATAAGTTCCCGGTGGGTATGGGAAGTACACCATTGAACCTCCACCACCACCGCCAGAATAAGTTCCTCCACCGACAGTCCATCCTACTGGTGAGCCAGGTCCTCCATTACCAGCAGTAGTTCCTGCAGCACCTCCAGTAGATCCAGAACCTCCGCCACCTCCACCACTTCTTACATTTGGGTTTGGAACTGATTGAGCTCCACCAGCGTTTCCTTGTCCAGGAGTTCCGGAACCTACACTACCACCAGGGGAAAATCCACCACCACCAGAACCACCAGGAGAACCACCAGCACCCCCACCAGTTGATGTAATTGTAGAGAATATTGATGGACTTCCATTTCCACTAGAACCACCACCAGGTCCTACTGTAATTGGATAGTTTGTTGCTGTGATTGGGAATCCAGTTCCAGTTCTAAATCCACCAGCACCTCCACCACCACCTGCAGCAACACCAGGAGCAGCTGCTCCACCACCACCGCCTGCAACCACAAAATACTCAACTGTATTACGAGTTGGTGGTGCTGAACTAACACTGAAAGTATCTGTTGTATCAAAAATATGATATCTATAGCCATCACCAGGAGTAGATGTTGTACCTCCTGTTGCAGTTAATCCAGCACTTTTACCTCTCAAATCATTCATTGAGATTGTCGTTGCTGGTGTTGAAAAAGGAGAACCTGCTAAGTTTCTTACTCCACTATCATTTAATGAAATAGTGGATGTTGAAGGATTACTAAGTTCAGTGTTTACCTGGCTCATTGAAATTGAAGCAGGTGCTGATGGTAAAACCATATGTTATTTCTCCTTCTTGTTCCAGGGAAAATCTTCTTCTTTGACCAACACTCGGTTCACTCTTGATTTATTAATTTCAATCTCGATTTGATTATTTATTTGCTCTTCATTTACTACAGATTTAATCCAATTAATTATGTCCTGCTTTTTTAGATCAGAATATGGAATAAAAGAATTTGGTTTAAGTTGTTCTTCGGTAAATTCTGTTTTTCTTTTTACCGAGCCTTTATGATAGTCTATTGAATCAACACCAATTTTTTCCCAGAGAACTTCAACAACTACGTCATCAATTGAATTTCTAGTTTCTTTTGTTAAAGAATGTATTCTCCAAGTATATTTCATAATGTTTTTAGGTATTTATGTTTTTTAATGAAATATATAATATTTTTTAAGAACCAATAAGAACAAATAGTCCCGAAGTACCGGGATTTCCAGAAGTTCCTCTGTATGGCGATGTAGGATTTCCTGCAGTTGTTCCGGTTCCACCAGTTGTCGAGCCTCCAGTAACACTTGGATGAATATATCCAGAACCTCCACCGCCGGCACGTCCAGATTGACCTGCAGTACCATTTCCCCCCTTGTTGCCGCCGCCACCACCATTAAATCCTCCTCCTCCGCCGCCTCCAGAACCTTGATTAATACCTCTAGTTACACCAGTTCCTCCGGTAAACGAACCTGGTATTGATTGTCCACCCCCACCACCACCACTTCCAGGCGCAGATTGTCCCGAAGTTCCTCCTCCAGCACCGCCGATATGTGTTGGTGGTTGGTTACCGGCATCAGTTCCGTTTCCACCCCCACCACCACCTGCCATTATTCTTGCATTTGGTTGTGAAATTGAAGATACAAATAATCCCGTATATCCACCACCAGCACCACCAAAGGCATCTGGACCTCCACCGGGACCACCAGAACCAAATGGTGATGCAAATTGAGTTTGTGCAGCACTTCCTCCAACAACAAATACATAATTTGTTCCTGGAGATAAAGTTAAAGTTCCTGAAGATGATCCTCCAGCTCCACCACCACCAGACACATTATCATTACCTCTAGATCCACCAGCTCCCCACATAATAAATGGGGCACTAAATGGAGCATTAACTGTCATAACGTATTGCCCAGCAGTGCTGACACTAAATCCACTAGATTTAGGTACAGTAGTTACATTTCCTTGGTTTGCTGTTGGATAGTACGATATTTGTACAGCACTCTTACCTCTCAAGTTATCCATTGAGATAGTACCACTAGGAACACCCGCCAGTGCTCTTACGTTTGCTTGATTAAGCGAGATAGTAGTTGCTGATGGACTGATGCCAAGTTCTGTATTGACTTGGCTCATTGAAATAGTACCTGTTGGAAGTACCATCTATTATTCCTCCACTACATTCCAAGGAAACTCGCCATCATTTATTTGAATCCAATTAGACTTTGCTTTCTCTATTTCTGCTTCAATACCTTGATTTACTGAATCTTCATTAATAAAATCTTTCACCCAATTAATCAGAATTTCTTCCGTTAATTGCTCATAAGGTACAAAAGAGCTCTCATCAATATCTTCGATATTAAAGTTTGCTGCTGCCTTTACGGAACCAGTATAACCATCCTCATCAATACCAAATTTTTCCCATACAACCGTGAATACTACACTATCAATAGTATTTATAGTTCTCTTTGTAAGCGAATGTATTTTCCAAGTATAGTTTATCATTTTTTCAAGTTATTAATTTCTTCTTTAAGTGTATTTATTTGCTCTTGCTGCTCTTTGATTGCTTCGACAAGAAGTGGAACTAATCTTTCATATTGAATAGTAAGGTAGTTTTCTCCTGATTTTGATATATTTTGTTCTCCATTCCAATCTTGGTCAAATGGTGCTGGTGCTACCGCTTGAGGAAGAACTTCTTGAACTTCTTGTGCAATCAAACCAATGTCATTTGTTTCGTGTTTTGGAGTGAATCCTAGTTCTTTTGATTTCTCATTCCAATCAAAAGTATATCCATTCAGTTTCTGTATTTTATCTAATGGAGTTTCAATATGTTTGAAGTTTTCTTTTAATCTACGGTCTGATGAATATGCAGTGATGTTTGATGTTGCTGTAATTGCACCAGTAACATTAGTATCAATTTGTGGATTAAAAGATGCTCCAGAAGGAGAATAATACCAAACACCTCTCCCATTGGTGCCATCATACATACCTTGATTTCCGCCAGCAGCAACTGTTTGTCCATAAAAATAGACATTAGTTGTTCCATTATTAAAAATTATAACTCTTTCTGCTGCTGTTGTGTTGAATGATAAATTTGCAGTAAAAGTTTGAGCAGCACTCCAAGTATTAGAACCATTCATAAGAGGAATAGTTGCGCCTGATGTTCCCACATTATACCCATCAAGCAAGTCAGCATTTAAGTTGCTTACTACAGTCGTTGAAGAAACTGTAAGTGGTGCAGTTCCTGTTGCTACTGTAGAAATTAATTGTGATGATGCTCTTATGGAACCTGATACATCTAATTTTGCTGTTGGATTTGTGGTTCCTACACCAATACTACCACTCACATAAGCACCACCAGTGACTTGAAGTGGTTGTGATGCTGTTCCTGTAGCACTTGTAGAACCGACTAAGAGATTGCCACCAGTAACTTGAACACCAGAACGAGCTGTTACAATACCAATAGAATCAACATTGGTTACGTCTTCATAAGTTAAGGTTCCTGCAATAGAAACATTTCCAGTAAATGTTGCTGCAGTACCAGTAATATTTCCATTAAATGTTGTTGCAGATATAACACCAGTAGAAGGATTGAACGATAACTTAGTAGTCGAAACTTTCGATGCTGTAATTGTTCCTGAAGTTTGTGCAGTTAATACTGGATACAAAGTTTGATTAGTGCTTGTGTCATCAACAACTGTAGAACCTGCTCCAGTTAATCCAGAGCCATCACCAACAAAACTTGTTGCAGTGATAACACCAGTTGCAACAATACCATTAGTTATGGTAAGTCCAGTGCCAACATTAATTTTATTGTTGATACCATCAATCGTAACTGATGAAGAACCAACAGTTAGAATACCAGTAACTCTTGCGTCACCATTAACAATAAGAGCAGTAGAGCCAACTCCAACCTGAACATAATTCCCAAGAGTGGTAATACCAGTGACTTTTAGATTTCCATTAATTACCAAGTCATCTGTAGATAGACTAACAGCCTTATATCCAACAACTTCTACAACATCTCCATTTTGTGCAGCACTTGTAAGACCAACTGTTGTACCGTTAGTTGCAGTATAGTCATCACCAGAAACTAGACGAGCACCATTTAAATAAACATCAACATATCCAATTGTATATCCATTGGTTAATGTAAAGTTTGTTTGAACTCCAGTGACATTATAAGATTGTGCATTTCTCGATAGTGGAGCAGTATTCAGTGCTGTAATGAAGTAATCAGTTTCAGTATTTGGAGCACTTGCAAATCTAATCGTTGAAGAACTAACTGTATATGCAGTTGTGGGTTCTTGAATAACACCACCAAGAGAAACTAAAAGTTGTTGTTCATTCAGTGGGAAGTAATTATTACCATTGTACTGCATCGTAAATGCAGTTGTAATTCCATTAAATGATGGAGTCAGAGTAATAATATAATTATCCGCTGATGTTAGAGCAGAAACTCCAGCACCTGCACCACCCGTTGATATAATTGTTACATTACCTGTGGATTGGTCAATTGAAATACCAGAACCAGCAGTAATGGAAGTAACAATACCTGTCAGATTAGTCCCAGAACCAGAGAATGAGGTTGCCGTGACAATACCAGAAACTTTTACGTTACCAGTAACATCTAGTTTTGATGTTGGATTTGTAGTTCCAATGCCAACATTAGAGAGTGTATGAATACCAGCAGAATTTTGTACAAAAAATCCTTCACCACTTCCACCACCACCAGTTGCAGTGATGGTTACATTACCTGTAGATTGGTTGATTGAAATACCAGTTCCGGCAGTTAATGAAGTTACAATGCCTGTTAATTGGGAACCAGATCCAGAGAATGAAGATGCTGTGACGACACCAGAAACATTAGCACCAGATGAAGTGATAATGCCACTAAAATTACCTGATGTTGCAGTGAGCACACCAACAGAAATACCATTTGTGGTGCTATTGCCTCTACCTGTTACTGAGTTTAAAGTATCAGTTTCTGAATATGATGTTAAATATGTGCTTGTATCAACTGAACCATCAGCCTTTAAAAACTGACTTGAAGTTCCACCAGATTTAACAAAAGAAGTAGCCGTGACAACACCAACAACTATATTAGGTGTTCCTGTTAATCCTTGTGCAACAGTTGCAATACCAGCAGTTGATGCAAAACTTACATTAATATCATAAGTTCCAGATAATCTTGCAGAATTAATGGTCCCTGTAGTGATATTTGCAGCATCTGCAAGATTAGTCGCAGTGGTTGCAGTTCCTGTAACGTTACCAGTGAGAGCACCAACAAATGTAGTTGCAGTAACAACACCTGTTGCATTAATTCCACTACGAGCAGTGATTTGGTAGGGAGTGTCAATAAAATTAGCAGCGTTGGATACTGCATTACCCATACCAGCATGATTAGAGCACTGATAATGTAGAACAATCGGTGTGGTATCTACAATAGTGATTTCAGTATATGCACCAGCACTACCAGCAGTTCCGTTTGTTGTTACATTAGTAGTGTATTGAGTTGTTCTATTTGCTTCCAGGTAAAAACGAAGTGGATGAGAACTATTACTACCGTCTGCTTGATCAAAGCGATAGGTTTTTCCTGGAAGTAATGTTATAAAGGGAGATTCTGCCCCGTCAATAAAGTATCCTTGAGAAGATCCAGATCCAAAGTAACGATGATTCGCTGTTTTATTTGCGACTGTGACCGTAAAAGTTTTTGTAGCAGAACTTGCCGTTCCTAAAAGTGTTTGATATCCATTAAAACTAGATGCAGTTACAACTCCACTAAAATGTCCATCACCGACAACAGAAAGTTTTGATGTTGGAATTGTGGAACCAACACCTACATTTCCAGCAGTAAAGTTAATATCATAAGAATCCGTTCCCGTCCCTACGTTCCAAGGGTTAACGGTAAAAACTGTAGTTCCTATACCAACGTTTTTAGAGGCAAATACCTTTCCGTCATATGTGTTTAAAGCTATTTCCCCAAGAGGAACTTGCGTCTCATTGGGAATTTTGCCAGGTACAGATGACCTTTTAAACCGTACTTTTGGATCAGACATTCAACCTCATCTTTGGTATATACCGTAGAACTCTTATATAAGAGTTTTTATTATTTATTGGAAATCTTCTTCAGGTTTTTCAGGTCTTTTAGATTTTGTCTTTAATTTTTCCAATTCATCACTTAAAGATTTTACAGTTGAACTTAATTTTTCAACCTGTGTTTCTAGTACAATATTTGTATTGTATAGTTCAAATGCTTTCTGTTGATATTTTGCAAGAACAGATTTCAAATCGTCTTCAGACATAAAAAAAGGAGGAGATAACTCCTCCTATTTAGAAATTAATACGAAACTTAGAAGGTTCCTGCGTCAATCGTGATATTTTCCAAGAATCTCTCAGTTCCTGTGCAGGAAATTACTTGTGAAGTTCCAGCACAATCAGTTACCCAAAGAGAACTGATTTCAATTGGTGCATATGTAGTGAATGTAATTTGTGGAGTATTATTGTCATTTCCATCACCAGCAGTGACTTCTGAACCAAACTTAAATCTACCATCTGCGTGTTCCCAGACAACACCAGATTTCTTAGCACCTGATGAGTTATAGTTGAAGATAACTCCAAGGTCCCAAGTAGTTGAAGAGCCAGGAGCACTTCCATTTACAACACCAAGTTCAATAGTACGATCTTCGACTGTGAGTGAAGCAGTGTTAACCTGTGTTGTGGAACCGTTAACATAAAGATTTCCACCAACAGTAAGGTCAGAACTTGTAATGACATTGGATGCAAAAGTGGAAACGCCAGTTACGTTAACACCACCTGCACCAACAGTGAGTCCATTTGCACCAAAAGTTAGGTTTGCGCTATCTTGAAGAGAACCAGAAGTTCCTGCAAGAACAACTCTACCTGAAGTTAGGTCTGAAACTGTTGCAGATGATAATGTCGTTTCACCACCACTAATATCTGCACCACCATTACCATCTATTAATCCAGAAACTGTAGCGATACCACTAGCACTGATGTGTCTTGTAGTTACATCAACACCAATAGAAGCACCACCAGTTACTTGAAGTCCACCAACATAAAGATTATTATCAATATAAACATTAGAAGTGGTAAAGGTAGTTACGCCGACAACCGTAATTAAATCTCCACCACTATCTCCAAGATTTACATTTCCAGCAAGAGTGCTGATACCACTGACTAAAACATCACCAGTGAATTCTGCGTGTTGTGTAGTAAGTTTATTAGCACCGGGATTGTAGTAAATACCATCATCAGTATAGACAGTCTCATTGGTTGCAGAGCCATTGTGACTATCAACAAAGGTTATATAATAGTTTGCTGCATTATTACTTGCAGTAACAGTCTTAACTTGGTCGGCAGAAGATACGTTACCAACTAATGAACCATAGAAAGTTGATGCACTGACAGAAGTATCACCAACAGTTACACCAGTTCCGACAGCAAGGCGAACTCCATTCGCCATTGTTGTGGTTCCGATTGCAACGCCATAGTTGAAACCAAATGCATCAGTCCCAAATCCAAGAGTTCCACTCTTGAACCACATTAATTGCTTATAAGTGCTTGGAAGTGTATTGATTCCAGAAGCATTAAAGTCTGCTAATGGAGTCCCTTCGGTAGATGCAATTGCAACACCACCGTGATTTGCAGTGGTATCATTTGGAGTAATCGATGTAGTATATCCAAGAACAATATCTTTGTTCTCAATGAAAACATCAGAACCACGTAAAGTAACAGTGGTTCCACCAAGAGAAATATTTCCAGTTACATCCAGGTCACCGATGATATCAACGTGGTCATTGATTACAGTAGTTCCTGCAGCAGAATCTAGATAAAGACTTCCTGTTGTGGTATCAACAACTCCATTTCCACCAATTCCAAGTCTTACATCATCAGCAACTAAACCAGTTGCAAATGTACCAACTCCAGAGAATGCTGCGTGTCTCCATCTCTTTGGAGTTGAGTTGGCACCAATATCATAAGTATTATCGGCGTTTGGAATTAAGTTTGAAACAAACTCGCCAGCGACGTTGATATCATCAGTATCACTATCACCAAGATTGATAGTACCACCCTTAAATGTTGCAACACCAACAAACTCAGAGTATCCCTGAACGTTTAAGTTTCCTCCAACTGTTACGTTCTTATTGACTCCTAAACCACCATCAATCTGAACCGCACCTGTGTTAGCATCTCCTAAGGTGTTATCAGTTGTATTGCTAAATGTGGTAATACCAGAAAAGTCTGCGTTAGTATTTACATCTAGATAAGAACCACCAATTGTGGTAATTCCAGAGAATACTGCGTTTAGGGAACCACTAGACCAAGAAAGATTACCACTACCGTCGTTAGTCAGGACAGTTTGACTACTACCTTGTGTACCTGGCAGAACATAAGTTACGTTTCCTGCAAGAGTATCAGGTGACTTAAGTGCTACGTAGTTTGAACCGTCTTTATCAACTAACTTAAAGCGAAGGGAAGTTGTTCCATCTTCTCTTAACCAATAACGATGAGAACCAAAGAATTTATTACCAGAAACTGAGGTATCAAAACCTACAAACAAGTCAAAATTATTTAAAGAAAATCCAGGTTCCCCTGGACGTAATGCTGGTATAGTTCCTCCTACACCTGCGTTACCTCTTTTAAACTGCAGTACTGGAGCAGCCATTCCCTTTCTCCACTAGTTTTTCCCTTAGTATTATTTAGAAAACTTAAAAACTGCCTGCATCAAGATCAATGCGGTCATCGAGATCGATATCGACACGATCTAGGAATGCTGTTGCGTAACCAACAAGTCCTGGTTGTGTTGTTTCAGTTGCAGCTGCGGCATTCAGAACTACATCTGGATTGACATCTTTCCATTTTCCAGATGATGCATCGTACATTAAGACATACTTATCATTCGCTCCACTGATTTCTACGTCTGTAAGTTCGTCTAGGTTCATTGGAGTAATCTCAAGTTTGTATGAGAGATTTGCTTTTCGGTTAAGGGGTTGAGAAATTTTTGCTGAAAAATTATTTCCTGAAGACAGTGTTACTTTATATGTCATACAGAAACACTCTCCTCTACCATTGCTGTTCCTTTAATGACTTTTGTCTTCTTAGTTGCAACCGTTAATACAACATCAAAGTAATTTCTTCCCGCTTTTAAAGTTGCAGTTTGTTCGGCGGTTAAGGTTAATTTAATTGTTCCTGTTCCTGCAGTGATTGTTTTTGAAAACTCTACGGAACTAGTTGCTGTTGGATGCTTACGAATTGATGCATAAGTCGTTCCAAGTTGACTCAAAACAGCAGCAGAACTGTCTGATTCAAAAAGATTGAAAGTCACCTCAAAATCTGTGCCCTTTTCAATAATTATATTGGTAATTTCAGCGACAGCCATTTTACTTCTGGTGTTTTAAGTATTTATTAATTTTATGAAAGGATGAAGTTTATTGGACTAAATCCTCCTCCTCCTCCTCCGCCGCCACCAGTTACATTTATTGTAGCGATACCTGATGATACTGTTACTGTGGAAATACCTGCACCTCTCAAATCAATAAAAGTTACACCAGTTCCTACTGTTACTCCAAATGTTCCAATACCAACACCATTGAATAAAGTTTGACCATTTAGTCGAATTGATGTTGCGGTAACTACACCAAGAATATTGGCATTTTGTAACGTAACCCCAGAAGAATGCAAGTCTGAACTTCCGATTCTAAAACCATTACTATGAATGGTCGTTGCTGAACCTACATTAATCTGAGTTCCACTTAGAGTAATTCCAGAACCAACATTTGCTGATGTCGCAGTTACAATACCAGCAAAGTTTGCTCCACCTTGAGCATCACCGACAAGTTGTACTTTTGTTCTAGACATTATGGTTTTTTAGGTATTTATGAGTTAATTCTAGTTTGGATACCACCTTCATTATAATCTTTTTGAGTATTTATTATAGAGAATATGCTTTTACAAGAACATAAAGCCACCCATTACTCCCAGAGTTTCCAAAGTTATTAAAATAAATTGTCCTTCCACTGGTTGGTATGTGTTGACTGGAATACCATACACCAAAGAATGGGCTGTATCCATCTGTTTCACCATTATAAGTAAGAGTAATTGCCTGACGAGTTAGTGTTCCAAATTGTCCTGATGGTTGCTGTCCCCTTGATCCAACCCAGTTTGTTTGATTTGTTAAAACGTTTCTACCCAAAACAAAATTCTGGTGATCGCTGGAATTAGCAGTTGCAAAAACATCAGCAAGAACATAACGAGCAGTTGAGGGTATGGTGGATGGATTTAGTGTAATTGCTTGTGAAGTTACACCACCAGTAAAAGACCATTCTGTTACTCCTGGTGTTACTTCCACCCATTGAATAATATTATCATTTCCTATTTTAATATTTCTCTTAACTTGTAAATCTCCATATGCAAGATCAATTGTCACACCTGGACTATTAGTTCCACCACCAACAAAAGAAATACTGTTTGCTGGAACAGTATATTCACCAGACTCTGATAAAGATGAGTCAATATTTCTATGATATATTCCCCAGTTCGAATTAGAGTCTGCTGGATCTCTGAATATCCAAAAATCTCTATCATTGGGTGATCCTTCAATTGCAACATTGGTAGAAGGATTATTAGTTTTATATGTTGTTAAAACTGTTCCATAAGGAACTGTAAATCTATTTGCTCTAGCAGTTCCATTCACATCAAGTTTTGCTTGTGGATTTGTGGTTCCTATGCCGATATTACCAGTTAACCTGTAGATATCATTACCAGTTCCTGCAGTCCATCTAGATGCAACAAAAGGACTTCCGTTTTGATTTAAAGTTCCCGTGAAGTTAATATCATTAAAAGTACCAATACCAGAAGAATTTAAATTGACAATACTTAATCCAGTTGAGTGTAAATCAGAACTTCCGATTCTAAATCCACTAGTATGAATGGTTGTAGCAGAACCTACATTAACCTGATCAGTTGTTCCATTAAGAGTAACTGAACTTGTTCCAATTGTAAGAATACCAGTAACTCTTGTGTTTCCTTCTACAATTAACGTTGTGTTTCCAGTTCCAATCTTGACAGTACCAAGAGCATTGGTAACTGTTGAAATTCCGGAAACATATAAATCTCCAGAGGTATTCCAAGAAGGCCCTCCAGTCGATAACTTAATTGGTGTTATAGAACCATCAGCAACAATTGCAGTTCCAATCGGTACAGCAGGGCCTAGTGAAACTCCGGAGAATGTTAATCCAGAACTTGGTGCGGTTGTGAAAGTAATATTTGATGATGAAATTGTATAATCAGTAATTGGCGCTTGAACTACACCACCAAGAACAATTCTAAGTTGTTGTGCATTCGCAGGATAGAATGGTATTCCGGATTCTGTAAGTGCGAATGTTACAGTTGAATCATTAAAAGAACCAGAAATATCATCAAGAATTACAATTTCTTTTGTTGATTGTGGAGTAAAACTTTGCCAGACATATCCATCCCACTTGAAAGAAAACCCAGAAGTGTTATCTGTATAAACTTCATTTACAGTAGGTGCGTCTGGAAAGTTAAGTGCCATTATAGTTTTTTAGGTATTTATGAAACAGTATTAGATGCTGCTTCTTGATTTTTTTCTTCTACTGTTTTCACTAGACCCTCTTCATATGCAGCTAAAACCATATCTGGTTTGTTGGTTGCCGTGATGGGTTGATTATTATCTAACTTATGCTTTACATATAAGTCACAAATCTCATCAATTGCAATACGAGCACGGTTGTGTGCTGCGTTATCAATCCAATCTTGTGGATCAGCAGCGACATATTCCATTGCTTTGGTTTCTGCTTCAGTTAGAGTAACGGTGTAATCCATATTAAGTTCTTTTTTGAGTATTTATTATCCTAATAACCAAGCGCCCCAAGATGATTCACTCCACCAGGCCTGTGCAGTTCCACCATTCAGACCTCCCTTTGGTCTTAATGTATCACCAGCAGCAAGGTCCATAATACCAGAACAAGACATCGCCATATAATTAGACCAAGCTTCATTAGTACCATTAATTTGGTGAATAAACACTGTATGAGTATTATTTTTTGATATAAAAATTCTAATGTAACTATTTTGAACAAAGTTTGCAGTTTCCCATCTCATATTAAAAAATGTATAGTATTTTCCAGCAACTGGTGCTGTGAAGATGCCTGTTCCAGTGTTGTAATGATTTCCTGTGTTAAATCCACCTGTTTGAGAAGTTATATTGAATAAAGTTCCAAGCATAGCAGTATCACCAGTTGCTGGTTGGTTAGCAGCACCAGCATTATCACTAGAAGCGAAAAAACCAGGTTGATAAGGCATCGTCACCCTACCAGAACTATCAATGATTATTCTATTATCACCATTATTATATAAAGTCATTGGAGTTGCTTCTGTATTTTGAATAGAGAAAACACCTCCCATAGTTTTTATAACACGACCTTTATAGTCTTGACCTGGATGAGTAAAGTCGATGTATGAACTGGCACTACTGTTGCGACAGCAAATGTCTAAAGCAAAATCATTTGTCCCACCTTCACCAATATGAACTCCTGGTTGCGTTGGATAATTGTTTCTTGAACCTGCAACGTGGAGAGAAGAACTTGGATTTGTGGTTCCTATGCCCAGATTACCATCGGCAGTCAAACTCATTCTTAAATGAGCACTGCTAAGATTAGAAGTATTAGAACCACTATCACCAGCATAAAAATCTAATCTTTGTCCAACACCAAATATATTAGCATTTCCAAATCCAACAGAATATCTTGGATTTGTTGCATCTGGAAAAACTAAACACGGAGTTGTATAGGATGTAGTACGGATGTGAAGTTTTGCCAGTGGATTATCGGTGCCTATGCCGACATTACCACTTGAATCTATACGGGCTCTTTCATTACCTGCTGCCCTAAAAGCAATAAAACCAGAAGCATTAGAACCATTTAATGTAAGTCCTGATGATGAAGTTTGTTCTACAGCAGTTGCACTTATTCTTAGTCCATCCGAACCATCTTGAATGTGTAATTTCTGTGCCGGTACTGTGGTTCCTATACCAATACTACCACTCACATAAGCACCACCAGTTACCTGTAATCTCTGACTTGCAGTACCTGTAGAAGTAGCAGAACCAACGATTAAACTCGTGTCACCTAAACTTAAACTTGTGATGCCAGAAATAACCAGTCCTTCATCAGCAAAGGTGACTGTTCCGAGTCCACTTCTGTTCTTGATATTGTTTACTCTAAGTTCAGATGCCATTATAGTTTTTTAGGTATTTATGAAACAGTATTAGATGCTGCTTCTTGATTTCTTTGTACTGCTGTAGTGACTAATCCCTCTTCAAAAGCCGCTAGAACCATATCTGGTTTGTTTGTAACTGTGATAGGAAGATTGTTATCTAGTTTATGCTTAACATAGATATCACAGATTTCATCGATAGCAATACGTGCTCTGTTGGTTGCTGCATTATCAATCCATTCTTGTGGAGATGCAGTAACATATTCTAATGCTTTATTTTCTGCTTCGGTTAAAGTAATAGTATAATCCATAAGTCTTTTTTGAGTATTTATTATGATAGAAGAATACCACTAAAGTGGCAGTGTCCCATATAAACTTGCATACCCGAAAAACTTTGCCAATCACCAACCGTAACATAGTCATTAGCACTTAATGAGAGTATTGCAGATTGTGACATTGCAGCACCAGAATCCATCTGAAGATTGTTATAATTTAACCCATTTACTTTAATAACACATCTACCGGCCACGATGTTAACGAAAACAGACCATGTAATCAAATATCTTCCTGCGATTGGAGCAGTAAATCTATAGTTTGTTGTGTTGAAATGATTTCCAATATTCGTTATAGCATCATTGAATGGTAAATCTGCTCCATTTGTAAGCGTATAGTTACTATTTGCTCCTCTTGCATAAAAATATGGTTGAGATGCTTTCAAAACTCTACCGGAAGAATCTATTTGCATATACGGAGAACTGGTCCAACCACCATTCACGAAACGAAGTTGAGGACCAGATAAACCATTACCTGTTGATACTATACTCCATTCATTACTTACTCCTGCTTGTTTACCTATCAAAGTAACCATAGATGATTGAATAGAACCTGTCGTGGTTGCCTTTATAATAGCATCATTGGAAGTTGCTATATCTAAAACTACACTCGGATTTGTGGTTCCTATACCAAGATTACCACTTCCAGTAACTCTTAATCTTTCATTAGTTAAAACAGCACTATCATTAGAAAAACCATCTCTACCAACATTAATCGCAAAGTATTCAGTTCCCCAAACTCCTGCAAATCCACCAACTAAATCAACTGCTCTTCTTGGACCTCTATCTGATGGAAAGTTTGCAAATGTTGGATAAAAAGAATAAACACCTATTTCTCCACTTGTTACACCAATACCAGCTGCTGCAAATTGAGAAGCATTGGAAGATGCTGCATTTGTAGAAAGTCCTGCAATTACTCCAATTGACAGTGGATAAGGTGAATAAGTTGGATTTGAAATTGCTCTAATTGCATTTCCACTTGTTACAAAAACATCAAGTTTAGTGGATGGATTTGTGATTCCTATGCCGACATTACCACTAAAGTATCCACCACCAGTAACCTGAAGTCTTTGAGATGCAGTACCAGTAGAAGTAGCAGAACCTATAAGAACAGGACCATTAGTAAAAGTACCAATACCTGAGGCATTAATACTCGTAACACCTGATAAATCCATTCCACTGATGGACAAACCACCATCAGATGCAGAGATAGTATCAGTTTGTCCGTTTATCTGAATTCCCATTGTGGTTTTTTAGGTATTTATGATAACCCAAGAAGATCTTTGAGTTCTTGTACTGTAAGTCCTGATGCCTCTAGTTTCTGTTGAGCAGTTAGAGGTTCTGGTTCGGGAATGGGGTCTGGTTCATCCGCCGGGAGCGGGCTGTTGCCGTCTTCCAGCCAGCGCAGGTATGCCTGATAGTCGGTGTTGGCAGGGTCGAAGGGGATGACTTTTGTGCCTTGCTCAGTAATACTCAAAACGTACTGCTGACCAAACCCGTCCCGTGAAAGTTTGTATGTCATAGTTCCGCACTCCAGTCAATCCAAGCGTTTGTTGTGTTGTTTGCGTTCAGGATAACTGCTTGACCACTTACCATCGTCGCTGTTATGTCGATTGTCATCTGTTTGTAATCAAGTGAATACTGAGACACTGGAGCCAACGCTGTGATGTTTCCTGATGATTGTGAAGCGTTCCAGTCCGCCAAGGCTGAGTAACCGCCTACTGGTAACGCTCTCATTGATACAGGAAGTGAAACGATTGATTGCCCGTTTGTCGTTGAATAGGCTCGACCAACCCCAGCGTTGGCATAACTTGAGCCAGCTTTCAAACGGTAGTAATACCTCTGACACAACGCCAGCTCCTGCCCAAAGCTGCGCCGCTCAAAAACAGAAGCTACTGGACCTTCTTCTAACTGAACTTGTGTGATATCATACCAAACTGTATCTGCCGATGCGGTATTACCTAGATTAGCAAACAGAAAACGAAGGTCAATATTTCCAGCATTTGACGGCACAGTAGCAGTTATACTGTATTTTGTCCAAGTAGTTGGTAAGGCACCATTAGCAAGTTGTAAAGTTCCAACACCAGTAATCGGACTTGTTGTAGCAAAAGTCGCATCAACACTAGTTGGAAACCCAAAATATGCACTCCAGTTTCCGTATGCGGTGGCGGTGCTACTACTTACTGTTGCCGCACTAAACTTGACCCAGAATGATGCCGTAACAGTTTTTCCACGTAAGTCATACATATTCACGTTTTCAATTTTTTGCCCCAGAGTAATTCTGGTTCCGCTTGCTGCTTGTGCTGTTGTGCTTGAACTTGCTCTTAAAGCATAACGAGTGACCATTCCAGAATAGGTATCAGCAATAGAAACTCTCTGATGGCGAGCTTTTTGGTATTCTGCTGTTCCAGACCAACGATCTGCTAGATAAAAGTTAGTTGACCCATCAAGAAAAGTAACAGAAGTTCCTCTTTGCCAAATTTCAAAATCTCCATTTATGATCCGGTTTTTTGATCCAGAAATAGGTCCATCATTAATACTAGTTACATAAGCAGTCGTAACACCAATAGTACTTACACCAACAATGGATGTTACATTAATACTATTAAAAGTACTAATACCACTGGTGTTATTCAGATTGACATTATTAAATGCTATACCCGTTCCATTTACATTATAAAAGTCAATAGCAGTTCCAAGAGCCGTTAGACTTGTGATACCTGCGATACTGTTGGGTCTAATTACTGTCATTGTTCTTTCTCCTTATACGACAACATAATTACCATCAACAGTCAAAGTCCCTTCGATTGTTACTGGACCTGCCATTATGCCGTTAAAGTTCGTACCAATATAATGATTTCCTGAAAGAACATTATCAACAACAATCATTCCATTTGAAACATAAAGTCCCTTAAATGAATTGCCAGCACCTGTTAAGTTTGAATTATCTAGATTTGTAGTATTAACACCAACTGATTTACTTGTTGCAATACCAGCAGTATATGATGTCCAAGTTCCGCCAGCACCAGAAGAAAAAACAACTCCGTTTTGTGTTAAGTTTCCGGAAAAGTTGACATTACCTACAATATCTAACTTATAACCAGGAACAGTCGTACCAATTCCAACACGGTCATTGGCAATATCTACAAAGATATTATTATCAGAAACTAAATTCGAAGTCTGGCGGGTCTTTCCCATTGGATATTATAGTTTTAGGTATTTAGGTTCCTACAGGTCTCTCAAATGGAGTTCCTTCCTGAACAATTCCATCACCATCACCATCTCGTGCATTTGGATTATAACCTTCTGGTAGCATCCAAGACGTGGTATCTTCATCCCAATAATAGTAATCACCTTCTGGTTTAGGAGTTGGTGCTTCCCATTGACCAGTAGTTTCATTCAAAATCCAAGAAGGATATGGACTAGGACCTATAAACATATCAAGGTCTTCGTTGTAAGTATCACCTTGTCCAGCATACTTACCCCTAAAGTTTCCGCGATATGAGGTTCTTACCCATCTACGGTCTGCACCGTGGTGAGTATGAAGATGGTTTACACCAAGTTCTTCTACTTCATTACCATTCTCATCGGTGATAATCTCATTGTCCATATAGACAACATAGATTACCTCATTATTTTCATTAAGTTCTGCGTAGTGTGCCATAAGATTTTTTATGATTATTTATTAAACGTATGGATATCTGATTGCAACGATACCGAAACCACCTTTGCCTACGACTGTAGTGGAATTTGTATATGATTTTATACCCATTTTTTTATACCAAATATCTAAAAATAACAATTCCACTTTGTCCAGACGATCCACTAGATGGTTGTGATGCAGATCCAGATCCACCATTTCCTACAGTTGCTGGTAAAACTGGCCATGGATTGTATGGTCCAGGTGCCCTTCCCCCCGCTGTCGGATTATTTGGTGCAGCACCATTACCACCTGCATAAGTTGCAGATGTTGATGCTATTGGATTTGCAAAATTACTGCCACCATATTGAGTCTGGTTTCCAGACCCTCCTCCCTGAGTTCCATTTGACACACTTATTCCACCCCCACAACCTCCCCATCCTCCTCCATCTCCGGGAAAGTTTAATCCCGAAGTACCAGTTGAACTATCTGCTCTATAAACATTTCCTGCAGCACCACCACCTCTAGATGGAGTTTCATTGGCGTTACCTTCATTTGATCCACCACCACCCGCACCACCACCGCCAGCAACATAATATGTTGATCCAGCATAAACTCCGGACCAACCTCCTCCACCACCACCGCCACCAGAAGTACCACCAGGTCCTGCATTTCCACCAGTTCCACCACCATTTGATCCCGCAGTACCTCCACCAGTATTAGCAACGGCACTTAAACCACCACCGCCGCCTCCACCGACTGCTGCGGTAAAGGAACCAGAACTTAGAGTAAATGTTGCTAAAGATGCACCACCACCTCCTCCACCACCTCCAGGAGGAACATCCCATCCCCCACCTCCACCTCCTCCTCCAATAGAAAGGATTTCAACTGATTTAGAGCCCACAACAGTAAAAGTTCCGGGTGTAGTAAAAACGTGATAGATGTATCCATCACCAGGAGTTGATGGATTTCCACCAGATGCGGTAAATGATAAAGAGGTATCTCCAATAGTAACTGTAGAACTCGTAGCAACAATAGTTCCACTTGTACTATCAATTCTAACTTGTAACTGAAATGATTCTGAACCTTCGGTTGTTAAGTCATTTGCTAATGTTAATGCAACTGAACCAGTTCCGCCAGTAACATTAAAAGAACCACTAGTAGCACCTCCGCTAAAATCAGAGGCGTTAATAGTTCCCGAAACAGTATTCAGTGTCCAATATAACGTAGTGCCATCATCGACATAATTAGTTGTTATTGTAAATGTAACTGTTGAACCTTCGTTTACTGAAGATGTTGAAGGTGATACTGAGTATGTTCTATATGTTAATGGTATTGCACCTCCACCACGAAAAAAAGTATTTCTAAAATAACTCAGTAAGTGTCCGTCACTTCGGTTATTAAATCCCTTATTATTATTCGAACTTCTTGAACCCATTGTTTTTCAACCTCAAATATCAGTATCGCCAATGATTTGATAATTTACAATGCTGCCAATACCAGTTCCACCTGATGTTGGTGCTGTAATTTCAACAACAATCTTATCAGAACCAGTTAAAACCAATGGATAATTGGTCTCAAAGAAGAATGTTTCATTAGAAGCAAGGTCTACTCTTGCCAATCTATATGCAGTGACAGCCAAACCAGTTACTGGAGTTGATGTACCTGTAGGATAAATGTAGAGAGAAGAAGTGGCAGTTCCAAGACCGGTGTTATGCATAATAACACTACGGATATAAGTCGTGGATGCAATACCAACTCCACCAGCAGTTGAAGTAACTCCAACAGTAAAAATACCAACAGTGGCAATACCAGTTACTGATTGTATATTCAAAAGTTCAGTTCTTTTAAGTGCCATCTTATTGCTTTTTAAGTTATTTAGGAAAATAATGCAGCATCGAGTTCATTAAACCCCGTAGGTATATTTAGATTCGTTAGATTTGCTCCAGAACCACTGAAAGAACTTGCAGTGACTATTCCAGTTACTTTTACATCTCCAGTAACTGTAAGTTTTGATGTTGGATTTGTGGTTCCAATACCAACATTAGAAAGTGTATGAATACCTACAATAGTATAACTCCATCTATCATCACCAGCAACACCTCTACCCATCGTGTATTCAACAATATCAATGATGTCTCCTAGTGATGCTGCTTCAGTTAATACAACGGAAGTTCCACTAGTAGCTGTAAATTCCGTTGGACTTAATCTGACACCATTAAGATATACATCGATAAATCCAACAGTATAAGGAGTGGTAAATGTTGTCTGTCCTGCAGTTGCTGTAAATGCTGTTTCATTCTTAGCAGCAACTAATCCACCACCTTCATTAAATGGTGCAGAGTCAACCCATACTGCAGTTGAACCAATACCTAAAGTAACCTCATTATAGTAAACAAAGGTTCTTGCATAATCAATATGATAGAACAAATCACCATTTGATGGAGATGCAGGAAACTGTGTTCCAATTCCAATTGCACCAGAACTTCCTCCGCCTCCTTCAAAGAAGATGGTTACGATACCAACATTAGAATCATAAAAAGTTGTAGAAACCCCAGCACCTTTTAGGTCAATAAAAGTAACACCATAACCAACAACACCACCAGTGGTTCCAATACCAATACCAGATTGTGGTAATCCTGTTAGGTTACTTCCGTCTCCATAAAAGGCAGTAGCAGTTACAACACCAGCAACTGTGATATTAGTATCAACTGATTGTGATTGTAACTTTGTAAGAGACATTATATCTTAGTTTTTAGGTATTTATCTGACTAACCACTCCTCTACATTTTCATCAATGTCTTGCATCTTAATCCAACGATTTCCGATGACTTGACCTTTACGAACTCTAAGTTTTCCAACAAGACCTACAGCATCCCATTCTTGCCTATCTTCTCTTGAAACATATTCTTGGTCCGGATCGTATTCTGGATTTAACTTACGATGAGTGAAACGATTACCTTTGTCATCGTGAGTTTTAATTGTTGTCTCAGTAGGAACTGTAATGTCTTCTGGTAAGTTCCAGTCCTCATAAGAATGCTCTTTACCATCTTCATCAGTCCACTCTACAACATTATGTTCTTCGAAGATATAACGATTGAATGAATCTTTTAAGTATTTCTCTGCCCACTTATTCCAAGAAGTATCACCAACGACTGATGGATTACCTGAGATTACTCCGATGATATCTTCACCTTCTTCAGCAATCTTAATCTTATTTCCAACTAAGGATACTGTATAACCTACACGGTCCTCATTGTTGGCGTTTCCATCTGCCCATTCGAACATTTCTGCATAGTCAGCGCCACCGCCGTTCCAAGAGCCGTCTGCATATGCTTGACCATCACCACGAAGGTTGAACTCCACGTCTCCAAGATTTCCCGACCAACCAACAAAAAACGAATATGCAATATTTGCAGCACGGTCTACATTTGCTGCTATAACTCTTGTGGCAAGACTTGCATTTGTAGACCTTAACCACATCGTGTTATCGTTTTGAGTTTGATAAAACTCATGAAAAGCACCTGCTGTATCTTGATAACCTCCAATATTTGATGCTTTGAAATATCCACCATATGTAATTCTTGCTTTCTCTGTTGGCAAGGAGTTTTCATTTGAATTAAAAGTGGCACCAAAAATTATATTTGCCCCACTACTAAGATTGTTAATCTCAGGAACTCTTTGGAACCAAATACCGGCAGCATAAGAAGGATTTGCAACGTCTCTATAACAATCTGCAAATATTCCCGAATGTACAAAAATAGCATCTGTTTGATTTCTATTCGAAAAAACAATACTTGGTACTGCTGCGACTGTTCCTGCACTTGAAGATTTATCTAAATTTAGACCTCCCTTTATATTTACGGATGAAATTGAACCAATACCAATATTACCTGAAGAATTAAGAACCATCCTGAAATAATTCGTTCCATTATCAAAAAGATAAAAACTATTAGGTGAAATAGTTTCTGCCGAACCTCTTGCACCAACTTCCCAATCACTTCCATTTGTTAGGAATTTTAAAGTTGTTCGGTCAGTATTTGTAGTAGATTCAAGGGCAAGAATATCTCCAGAACTAACAATATGAGTTTTATATGAAGGATTAGTAACTCCAACACCCAAACTACCACTCACATAAGCACCACCACCTACTTGAAGTTTTTGATTGGAAGTTCCTGTTGCTGCTGATGTACCTACAAGAGTATTACCACCATAAGCATTTAATGTTATATCTTTTTTAACAGTATTTGCTTTATTTGCAGATTCAATTGAAAAAGTATTACCAGAATTGTCTGCATAAAGTGCAAGGTATGCATCTCCAGCAAGTCCTCCTGTACGAAAAACTCCAAATACATCAAGTGTATATGCTGGATTTGTGGTTCCTATACCAATACTACCACTCACATAAGCACCACCAGTCACTTGTAATGTCTGACTTGCGGTTCCTGTGGTTGATGCACTTCCAATCAGAACTTCTCCACCAGTTCCTAAATCAATGTTAGAACTTGTACCTGATGGATTTTGAAGTTTAATTGTCTTTAAAGTACTCACGATTATCTCTTATTTTTTAGGTATTTATCTGACCAACCATTCTTCAACAGTTGCACTAATATCCTGCATCTTAACCCAAGTTGACTTTATAAGTTGACCTTTACGAACTCTAAGTTTGCCCATCATACCAACAGCATCCCATTCAGGTCTTTGCTCTCTTGAAATATATTCTTGGTCTGGATTGTATTCTGGATTTAACTTTCGATGAGTAAAACGAACACCATTATCATCGTGAGTCTTTATTAAAGCATTTTCTGGAACTACAATATCATTAGGTAAGTTCCAGTCCTCATAAGAATGTTCTTTACCATCTTCATTAGTCCACTCTATGACATTATGTTCTTCGTAAATATACCGATTAAAATCATCCCTTAGATACTTTTGTGACCATTTGTTCCAGGCAGTATCACCAAGAACAGAAGGATTGCCAGAAACTACACCAATAATATTTTCGCCTTCTTCAGCAATCTTAATCTTATTTCCTACGAGAGATACAGTATAACCTACCCTATCTTCATTATTAGGGTTGCCATCTGCCCATTCGAACATTTCAGCATAGTCAGCACCAGTAACATAGTTGTTATCACCAAAGACAGTTCCAGCACCATCAACTCTAAATTCAGTATCTGCTGTACTTGCATTAAATGCGAAGAAATAATGGAAAGCAGTAGATGCACTTCTGTTTGCTTGTGAAAAAACAATTAGTTCTGGATAAGAGGCACTATCTGCGTGGAAAGCCGCCGTTCTAGAATTGCTTGTTTGATAGACAAAAAACTTTTGCCCTGCTGATGCACCACCAATACCGAAGTTACCACTTACATCTATACGTGCTCTTTCAGAATTTGAAGTATAAAAAGTAATAGGTGCTGCTTCTGATGTAAGTAAACTAAGTTCCCCAGTTCCTCTATGTGCTAATCTAGATAATGCATTTGCCCCAGTGTTATCTCTAATAATTCTTAAACCATAATCTGTATATGTAGTATCTCCTACAAAATCAATATATGCATATGCATTTGTTGTTTGACCTCTTCCAAGTTCAATAACACTATTACTTCCATAATCAGTAAATCTTGCTTTTCCGGCAACATCTAATTTAAATTCGGAATCTGGATTTGTAAGACCTACACCAAGATTTCCACTAACATAAGCACCACCAGTCACCTGTAATGTCTGATTTGCAGTACCAGTAGAAGTACCTGAACCAATCACTACAGGAGCATTTGCAAAACTTGTAATACCAGTAGTGCTCTGAACAATAATACTTCCAGTTGTTGATGGTAAAGTGATTGTATTATTTGCCGCCGTTGCCGCTGCTTGGATTTCTACATATCCACTTGAAGTACCGTTAAGACGTAATTTAGACACTTTATTTCAGTTACTTTTTAGGTATTTATGATAAGCATTATAGTTCTGCAGAATAAGCAATTGCATCTGGCATTAGTTGTCCTGCAAGATTTGCCCCATAGTTATTTGATATTGTAAGAGTCACATACGAATTAGAAACTACTTCAGTGATAGAAGTAATATTGTAAAAAGCAAGTGCTGGTCGGTGTATTTTTTGTGTTCCATTTATTAAACTTACATTTGGAACAGTTCTCAATGGATGCCTAAATCCAACTGGTGCGACAAAGGCATTATTTAGTTCGTTCATTGCACCTTGAGAAGAAAAATTGGTTTGATAATACCTCTGACACAATCGCAACTCATCTCCAAAACTTCGTCTCTCAAACTCAGTCGCAGTAGGCCCAACCTCTAACTGAACACCAGTCAGGAAGAAGTTATTACCAGCAGTTGCTAAAAAGTTCACTTGCCCGACTGCTCTGTTTGCGGATGTAGTATGCCAGGTGGTGCCTAGTGTTCCTCCAGAATAAGTAGAACCTGCTGCTAAAAACCAAGCAACATAAAGCGAAGCACCATTATCATTATCAAAAACACCAGTTGTATCAGCAGGATATGTTAATGTCTTCTTTTCCCAGGTGTTTGCGGTATCAATTGTATAAGATTTTGATACCTGACGATTATTATCATTATCATAAAGTTCAGCAATATAAGTTCCTGTTAGACTCGAACGAACCCAGAAGGATAGTGTAAATTGTTGAGCATTTGCAGTTCCTTTTTTAAATCCCTGAACATTAAAACCTTCTATGAGTTGAGTTATGAGCGCATATTGACCTGCTGCTAATGATGCATCTGCAGTGGTGACTCTGTAATGAAGAGCACTACTAAATCCATCGGCATAAGCATTACCACCGACAGTGGAGTTCATTGTGGTCTGACCTGCAGACACAGCACCATCCATACTGTGCCCTATTGCAAATCTATCAGTCGTATAAGCACCACTAGTTGTGGTTCCAGCAGTTCCAGTAAATCCTCTCTGATTGACCACCATAGAACCGTTGATGATGACATTACGAGAACCACCTAATTGACCATCATTAATACTAGTTACATAAGCAGTCGTAACACCAATAGTACTTACACCAACAATACTTGTAGTATCAATATCTACGTTATTACCTACCTTAATATCACTTGTACCAATAGTAACTGCTGTACCAACTGTAATACCAGTAGAACCGTCTAATCTTATCGGCATTTCTTATTACTTTTTGAGTATTTAGACTACAACCAGTGTAGAACCACTTTGAACCGTTACTGTGTATCCAGTTCCAACAGTAATCGGTCCAATCATCAGTGCATTCTTTCCTGCAGGTACAGTAACGTTTGCATTAATATCTGCATCCATCATGTAAACACCATCACTGATTGAGATAGTTCCAACAACTTGAAGAGCCCCTTCAGATGATGCAGTACCAGTGACTGATGCTGTATTGATTCCTACAAGACCACTAAAAGTTGCAGCAGCACCTACAACATTATTAACTTCAATGTCAGGAATACCAGTAAGTCCTTGTGCAAGAGTTGCAATACCAGCAGTAGAAGCATAAGATGCATCACCACCACCAGTAATACTAATATCAACTACATTACCATTAATAGCAAAAGTATTACCAAGTCCAATGAAGTTTAATGTGGTAATACCAGTTCCAATGACAGTTCCTGCTGATTGGATACCAACACCACTCGAAAATGCAGAACCCCCTTGATATAAGGTTCCACTAAAACTTACATCCCCATTTACATCTAATGTATACTGAGGAATCGTAGAACCTATACCAACTTTATTGCCTGTTGCTGTGATGTAAGATATTCCACCAACATCGGACAGGTTTCTTGCTCTTGACATTCTGATGTTTTTAGGTATTTATGAAAAAACTCCACGCATTGGTGGAGTTTCATATCATTCTTCTGTTTCTTCTACTTCTTCTTTTTCTGGTTCTGGAAGTGTAACACCAACTTGTTGGAGATATTCTAATGCTCCTTGAATCTTAAGAGCCATTTCTCGTTTTGAAACAATCGCTCTATCAAGTTCTTGAATTTCTTGAATGAGAGTCTTCTGTTGTTCCAGAAGATTTGCTAGATGTCCTTGTTGTTCGTTCATAGTTTTTATGTACTTCAGTGTCTTATTTAGTTACCTCTGTCATTGGCAAAGTGTGACCTTTGACCATCGGCAAGAACATAATGAAAGAAGATTTGATGATAATATAATCCTTCTTTTTCCACTTTTGCTCCATACCAAGTTCTTTTGTATTCTCTTGGAAGTGGCTCTCTCCAATGAGGTCTTTCACAACCTTTGTAAATCATACCATCACCAGGACCAAGAATCACTGAACGATTTTCACCTTTCTTGATGATTTCAGTTTTCTTATCATCACTATAAGTATCTGGTGTCTTAATCCAAATAGGCCAAGGATTGTTTATATTACTACCGACGTGAATAGTCACTGAGATTTCACAAGCAGGACGGTCTGCGTGATTTGAAAGTGCCTGTCCTGGATTATAAAACCTATCGTAATAGTAGGTATTATAAAGTCTCTTACCAATTGCTTGCTCAAGTTTCATACGAATCTGTGAGTGTGCATACTTATAAGGAGGCCAATAGTATCTGGAAGTAGAACCTTCTACTTGATTTTCTACTGGTATATGACTGAATTTTTCAATCTTACCATAATAATTATACTGACCTTTGACTTCTGGTGGTTCACAATAAAGGTCTTGTGGATCCCATAGAGTTCTTAGGACCAAATAACCATCACGGTCAAATTGTTCATTACCTGTTGGTGAAGTTCCTGCATTGACTCTTTCTTGAAAATCAATTTGCTCTTGTGTCATTCCTTCCATTTTATTACCTCCATCGTGATTCAACGCCACCGGTTTCCCACACACCATCCAACGATACTCTTACGAATACCTTTAGTTACTTTCTGAACTCTGTGTTGTGCTCGTGAGTCAAACAGAATAATGGTTCCACGCTTTCTCGGAGCAAAATAAGAACCACCTGCCTCATCAAGGAATTGTAAGTTACCACCTTCATAAGTATCAGGATCAGAAAGAAGCAAACTGAAAGATAACTTTCTTACTTTCTCGCAGTTTTCATTTACAAAGTCTTGAAACTGTTCTGCACCGTGGCCACGATTTCCCTGTGATACTGGTTTGTAATGTGTTGCAAGTCCAGAGTCATTGTGCCAACCATAATATTCACCTTCTCCATATACAGTATATTGAAGACTTTCGCCATCAATATTTGTTAGGTCATACAGAAAGTTCTCACGGTTTGCACGTTGAACATAGTGCCATACGAAACCAGAAACCCAATGAGTTGTAGGAACCCAGGCATTCTTTGCGTTTCTTTTATCTTTATCTACAGTTCCAAAATCACCACCACCAACTCTTGAATCTTGGAGTTGTGGATCAAAAGTTTCTGCAAGGTCTTCTTCAATTAAGTCAATAACTTTTTCTGGAAGGTCTGTGAAGTACCAAATTGACTGATAGGCCAAAGGTCATCTCCTTATAATCTATTCAACGATATTATATATTACTTAAGGTTTTATGTCAAATCTTTTTCCACTCTTTATTATTTTCGTCCCAAACATAAACATCACCATCATTAGGATAAGGAACTGGTGCAACCCATTTAGTTCCATTCCAAACCCAAGAAGAAAATGAACGGGTTTTAAACCCTAAAATAGAATCAGTATCAAAGTCATAAATGTGATTTGTAAGATATTCTTCACTAGGAACTGGTCTTAAATGATATAATTCTAGAACCTTGGAGATTGATAATATTTCTTGTCCAGTAAAATCTATAGTTAAAAAGAACTTGTCAATATAATTGTTGATATCAGAGTACATTTGCGATAAACTTAAAAACTCAGAATAAAGAACATTAATCTCAAATCTAGTTGCTGCTTCTTTTCTTAGTCTTTGGGAGAATGAAGTTCTTTTAAATTCATTCCAGAACTCTGATATTTTAAATCTTGTGCGAATATTCTCTTCTGCATCATATTTAATAATAGAAAGTTCTTGTTCAGTTAAATCTACAATATCATATTCAAGACCATTCCATACTAACTTCTGAGTTTCAGCATCAAACAATGGTTTAGTAACAGGACCAATAAACCCATAAGAATGTAATTCTTCATCAGTTAATTCATTGAGAGCAGTAACTGAACTTCCATCATCTAAACGAATGCGTTCGGGAAGTCCTTGAGGTTCTTGACCTTTGTAAGAATAGAAGTTCATTGTAGGTTTCTGTAATATGGTGTCCAGGTTTGATTTTCTTCATTCCATTCCCAAGTATAGTTTTCACCATCTTCTGGTTTTGGAATTGGTGGTTCCCACTCATCAGTTGTCACATTATAAGTCCAAGAATCGTGGAGTTTAGTTTCTGTAAAGATATCAGTTTCTGGAATGTATTTTTTACCAATACCAGCAAATCTCTTACGGAAAGTTTTATTATATGAAGTCTGAACCCATTTTGTACTCTGTCCAAACAAGTTTTTACAGAACTGAATACCAATCTCTTCACTTTCCTGACCATTTTCATCAAGAATATCTTCGTTTCCAATAACAAGAACTTCCGTTACAAAGTTATTTTCATCTAGACGTGCAAAGTGTGCCATTATTGATTTCCTCCTTATGGTGTGACTTGGTATCTTACGACTACTATTCCGGAACCACCAGCACCAGAGTTATTAGTTCCAACTTGTGGTCTTCCTCCAGCACCTCCTCCACCTCCTCCAGTGTTTGCCCTTGCTGCTCCTCCAGCTCCGCCGTTGGGATTGCCAGGAGAACCACCATCAAGAGCAGCCCCTCCGGCCGCTCCTGGCCCTGTGGGGTGGGAACCACCACCACCACCTGCACCTCCTCTTCCACTAACGTTACCATAACCACCACTGTGTGTCCCACCACCACCACCACCGCCAGCAAAGAAACCGGAGGTAGGTGCTAATGCAGGAACACCAATAATAGGACCAGAAAACCCAAAAGGAGTAAAATCAAAACCATTTCCACCAGCGCCGCCGCTGCCGCCAGGGGCGGGGCCCCCACCCGCGGCACCAGCACCACCACCACCAGACCCGCCACCGCTTGGCGCTGAGCCGCCTCCATTTCCATAAAGTGTTGCCGGTATTCCTTGTGGTTGTGTTGGTTGTGTTGCAGTTCCGCCAGCGGGGAATCCACTTCTCACACCACCTCCACCAGAACCTCCAGATCTTCCAGATCTAACACCAGCAATACCACCAGAACCTCCACCGTTTGCAACGATTAATGTTGGTCCTCCTGGATTTAAAATATAAGAAGGATTGCCATCGGAGTTTTGATCAGGAGCACCCGCACCTACACCAACAGTATAAGTTCCTGCTGCCAGTGCATATCCAGCAACACGAACTACACCACCACCTCCACCACCTCCACCACCACCATCATTATCTATGGCAGGATTAATATTACCACCTGCTCCACCGCCAGCAACACAAAGAATATCAACAGTAACGGGACTTGTAATGGTAAGAGTACCTGTTGATGTAAAAGTTCTGTAAGTATAACCATTACCAGGAGTGGCAGTAGTACCTCCTGGTCCTTGAAGAATTGGAATAAAAGGTGCTGGAGTTGCTCCTAAGAACTTTTGATTATCTCCAGTTTTTTGTACACCAAATTTTGTAAATTGTCCAAATCCAAATGCCATTATTGTACTCTCCTATTATGCAATCTCTTCGTAAGAAATAATATATTCTAAGTCACTATTTGCACTTGCTGATCCGGTAATTGAAGTATTTTCTTCCAAATAAATTGGACTGTCTTTTCCTAAAGCAATTAATGTTGCATCAGCAGCAACTGCAACTGTAGAAACAATTCTATAATTTGTTCCTGCTCCTGCAGCTGCTGTATTGAAAGAAATTGTTGCGTCAGCACTTGAGGCACCATCAACATTAGAAACAATGATGGTATTAATTTTAAAAACTTTGCCAGAACTTGATGCATTCGATAGCAAAGATACAGTTGAAGTTGTCAATGCTCCTGCAACTGATCTTCCATAAATTGAAGTAACACTTACAATATTTGGTGCCGCCATCTATATTTCTCCGTGCAAAGACATTCTTTAAATTATGATATATTTATCTATTTTCACTCAATTTATCAACCTTATCTGAGAGTTCTTTAATTGCCTCAATCAGAACTCCAATCAGGTTACCATATGCAACGGATTTTAATCCATCATCTGCAGTCTTCACAACCTCAGGGACAATCTTTTCAACCTCTTGTGCAACCACACCAATTTGCAGTGGATTTCCTTCCAAGTCCTTACGATTGAATCTAACACCACGAAGTGAATTCACCATTTCAAGAGCATTTGAAATAGTCTCAATGTTTTCTTTTAAAGAAACATCAGAATATGCTGTAACGTTTCCTGATGCAGTTAGGTCATTTGTTGAAGGATTGTACGTAATTCCAGCATCAGTGTAAAGTGTTTCTGCCGTTGCACTTCCATTATCAGAATCGACAAATGTTAGGTAATGAGTAGCCGCAGTTGATCTTGTAGTTGTTTTGATTTGGTCTGCTGATGATGCTGAAGTTGCAGAGGAAGCATTGCCAGTTAGAGTTGCAGTGATTGTACCAGCACTAAAGTTTCCACTTGCATCACGAGCAACTAAAGTTGATGCAGTATTTGCGCTAGTAGCATTTGTTGCAATTGTAACTGCCGCTGAGCCATTATATGAAGTTCCAGTTAAATAAGTACCAAAAGTCAATGTATTCAGATTACTTCCCAGAGAAATACCTGAAATTGTAGATGCTGAAAGTTTTGTAATGTCAATTGCAGCACCAGTTGCAATATCAGCATTGACAAGTGAATTGGAAAGACTTAATTTTCCATAAGTTATTGCTGCACCAGTTGCAATATCAGCATTAACAATTGAATTTGTTAAACTTAACTTACCATAAGTAATTCCAGCGGCGGCGGCAATATCAATATTTGTAATCGCTCCATCAGCAATCAAACCAGCAGTAACAACTCCCACACTTCCTGTACTGATAAGAGTTCCTGTTTCTGCAGGAAGAGTGAGTGTACCTGATGCTGTTGCTGATGCTGTAAGAATAGTATTTCCAGATGATGAACCTACAAAACTTGCGCCAATACCATTAATTCTTGGTGAAGTAAATATCTTATTGGTAAGAGTCTGGGAGTCAGTATCGCCAACTAATCCGCCAGAAGGAGGAGTTCTTCCTTGGAATAAATCTGCGTTTAGATTATTGACAAGAGTTGTTGATGATACTGTAAGTGGAGCAGTTCCAGAAGATACAGTTGATACAAATCTAGATGCTGTGATGATACCACTAAATGAACCATTTCCAGTGACTGTTAATGCACTCGTTGCATTTGTAGTTCCAATTCCAACGTTTCTAGTTGTGGTGATTCCAGCACCATTAACAACCCAACCATCTGTTGCAATTCCTACAATACCACTTAATGTTGCTCCATTTCCGTAGAAATTGGTTGCAGTAATGATACCTGTTACTCCAACATTTCCATTGAAGTTTGTTTCACCAACTACCGTAAACTTATGAGTAGCAACTGTTGTTCCTATTCCAACATTTGGAGTGGCCTCAGTAGTAATTCCAATACTCTGAGAATCATCATCAATGTGTATAAAAGAACCAAATTGTGATAGTTCTCTATTTCTGATACTCATTGCTTTCTCCTTATATTTTTATTTATTAAACAGCAACAGTGCTGAGAGTACCAGAGTCATCAACAATAAGACGATACTGTGTTCCATTTGGTGATGTAAGAATGACACCAGATGAAGTATCTACGCCAACTCTTACATTTCCACTAAAAGTAGAAATACCAGAAACATTTAACGTTTCAAGAGACGTATTTCCTTTTACTGTAAGGGCACTCGTTGCATTGGTAGTTCCAATACCAACACCAGTAGAAGTAATCGTTAATTTATTAACTGCTGCAGTTGATACTCCAACTTGCTCAAAAGTACCTGTAGTGTTAAAACCTAGAACATCAAATCTATGTTCTCCTGCAAATAATCTTATTCTATCTGGACCTGCTACTCCCGCAGTATCGTTTCCTTTGAATAGTAATAGTTCAGATCTTTCTGCTTCAGGTCCAGAATAATCATAAATTCTTTCACCAATATAAGTGTGTTGATATGGAAGTTCTGTACCAACATTTAATGGACCGTCTTTGTAAGTTCCATAGAATGTAATATAATTTGAAGTTGTTGAAATACCAACTCTAATATTTCCATCAACTTGCAATTTTTCACCAGGGTTTGTGGTTCCTATTCCAACCAATCCAGCACTAGTTGTGGTAATAACTGTTCCACCAGTTCCAATATTGAGTGTGCCTGAGGTTGTGACACCAGAAACTGAAAGTCCACCAATAGTGTTGATACTATATGGAGTATTGATGAAGTTTGAATTCGTTTGAACCGAATTACCCATATAACCGTGATTGACACACTGATAATGTAAAACAATCGGTGTTGTGTCAGTAACAATAATTTCTGTATAAGCACCAGCACTTCCAGCGGTTCCGTTAAAAGTTACATTTGTCGTGTATTGTGTTGTTTTATCTGCCTCTAGATAAAACCTAAGTTGATGAGTGGCGTTAGATGCATTTGCCTGGTCAAAACGATATGTTTTTCCAGGTAACAATGTAATAAATGGAGACTCTTTATCATCAATATAGTATCCACTAGCAGAACCAGTTCCAAAGTAACGATGGTTTGCTGTTTTTGAAGCAACGGTGACGACAAATGTCTCTGTTGTAGAACTTGCAGCACCTACAAGTGCCTTATAGTCAGAAAGTTGTCTGACGGTAGCAATACCAGAAATATTCAGTTGCTTGGAGAATAATGTTGTTCCAGTGACTGTGGTGATACCAGCGAAAGTTGAAAGACCAGATATGTTTAGACTAGAACCATCTATGGTTCCAACAGTAATATTTGGAGTTCCTGTAAGATCTTGAGCAACTGTTGCTATACCAGCACTTGATGAATAAGTTGTATTGTTATTATCTGAGATATAGACAGTAACACCAACTCCACTATTGATCGCAGTTACAGAGGCACCAACGAAGTTAAGAGACGTAATACTCAGTGGAGTTCCAGTTGTGATACCTTGATTTTGAATTGTAATACCTTGAATACCACTTGTACCAGCTCCAAGAGAAGAAACTGCATAAGCAATAACCTCAATAGATTCACCACCGAAACACGCTTGATTGAGCGTAATTGATACACCATCGTTTGCAGTGAATTCTGTTGGTGCTAACTTAACACCATTGATATAAACATCTACTAGTCCAACTGTGTAAGTATATGAAATGCTTGTTTGTGCTGGAGCTGCAATAATTGTTGTAGAGGTTCTTGCAGTTGGAGTTGAGATCCAGTTAACACCAGAACCAGTTGAAATTAAATACTGACCATTAGAACCTACAGTCCCACCGATACTAATTGTAGAACTAGTTAAATCTAGATTTGTTGGAATTGCATTTGTAGCAGTGACTGTAGAAAATGCTACGGTTGGATTTGAAATTGCTCCAATATTCAAACTTGATACTGTTAAAGCAGTTGCAACTAATGTTGTAATTGTTGCAATTCCACTTACATTTAAGTTAGTGGCACCAATACCACCATTAACTTCTAGAGTGTAATTTAAAACAGTGGTTCCAATACCAACTCTATCAACGTCAGGATTGGCATAGATTAGATTATCAGAAACTTCAACACCGTGCTTAATGACAAAATTCTTATTAACTGCCATATGGGTTCACTCTCCCCCAAGTGTTTTTATTATTTATGGTGCCAAAGTAATTATAACTTTACCATAAGTTTCATTACTTCCACCTATAGTAGAACTAATAATGGTAAAAGATCTATCAGTATATCCACTACCACCACTGGTAGGATTATTATTACCACTGTATGTACCACCAATGACACCATAACCACTACCTTGATTACCAGTGTTTCTGAAATGTTCTTGAGAATTACTTGATTTATATCCTCTTTGAATTAATGCAGTATTGGTAACTAATTGTCCATCTCGGACTCTAAATTGAGTGCTTCCTGGTATGTCTGAACAAGGTGTAATATTTCTATAATAACTTCCAATCGGACATTGATAAGCAACACCAATACCAGAGAACATACTATCAACATATCTTCCCAATGAGTTATTAAGACCACCTTGAACAATTTCTGCTGCTCCGCGAATCGGATTTCCATTATTTCCAACGGCAATTCCTACTCCACCACCAGCAGCATTTGCAACTCTGTCACATCCCGAACCAACTGCAGCCATTAAACTTGCCTTTCTATAAATGAAGATTGCTCTTCCAGTATCATCTCTAGTTACTACATATTCAACGTTTCTTTGCATTACAAATTCGATCAATGAGTAACCACCTTGTCCTCCATTATTGCTACCTTTTCCACCATAAATTTCTGCACGTACTCTAATATCTCTTTCTGATGCATAAAGAATTTGTAGAGGTCTCGTAGAATCAAAATTAAGAATAAGTGGACTACCTGCCAAATCAACCTGACCAGTGGTTGCAAGAATTGCACTTGTCTCAGATGCAAACTCGTAGTTAATAGAGTTTCTTCCTGGAGTTACTGTATAGTTAATTTCATTTGATTGTAATGGTGAGTTTACTGCGGATGGATGTGATACATCTACAGCAATTTCATATTGCCCAACATTTGAACCTCCAATCGTAAGATTTGGTGTTGTTACTCCTGAAGCAGTAAATGTTGCTCCTGTGATAGTATTTGTCCCACCATTCAGAGAAATTCCATTAAGTTTCCAACGATAAGATAATTGATTATTCGTGCCATTACTTACACTTGCGGCAACAGCAAATATTGTAGAAGTTGTTGTTGAAGAAGATTGACTCGTTGGTTGTTGAGTAATTGTTATTACAGGTCTTACGGTTAAGGTAACAGTGTTGGAAAGTAAAGGAGAATTAAGAGCGTTTGCAGTATTTCCAGAACGATTAAAATTAACCTGACAGTAATATTGTGCTCCGTTTAATGCACCAACATCAGAGACAGTGAGACTTGTTCCTGTTGCACCTGAAATTGCTCCAGAACCAACTCTATACCACTGATAGGATAAACTGCCCGATGCTCCTGATGTGAATGAAGAATTAATTGTAAAAGTACCAGGAGTTTCTGGGAAATTTGTAACGATAGGATCTGTATTTTGTCCTGGAGCCACAGAAAGAATAGTAAACTTAAAAGAACCGTTTCTATTTGTAATTACGCCACCACCCGCAGAATCTGTTGTTGAATATGAACCACCAGTTACTAATGTTGGATTAAAATAACTAGAACCGCCGCCGCCAGCCCCTGCACCTTCAGATCCACCACCACCACCGCCAAAATATCCACCACCGCCTCCAGCACCTTCAGCATTTCCATTTCCTCCTGTTAATGCAGAACCTGCCTGCCCACCACGAGCTCCAAGACCTCCAGAAGTTTGTGTGGCACCTTTACCCGCTCTGCTTCCATTTGAACCATCTGATCCATTTGGAAGTCCACCATTGCCTCCACTTGCAGGATCTTCAGAAGCACCTCCACCACCCGATGCAATTAAAAGAGCATTTGCTTGTGTTGCAGATAGTAAAAATAGACCAGTATATCCACCGCCTTGAGCACCAGGATATGATCCTCCCGTAGTTTCTGCTTTTAATCCCGCACCAGTAAAAGTTGCTGCAAGATTATTAAAACTTCTACTACTGGCACCAGCACCACCAACTCTTACCTTATATGATTGTCCAGCATTAAAGGTTAAAGTTCCCTGAACATAACCACCTAAACCTCCAACTTGCCTGTCAACTCCACCTCTTTGACCAAAACCACCCATTGCACCAACAAGGTAAGTTCTTGCAGTAAAACTTACATTAGGTGTAAGTGTATACTCAACACCAGGAGCAAAATCTTGGAAGGTTGTGATATTATTCAGATTGATTGATGTAGTCCCATTAGGAGTTGCTGGTGATATTGTCATTATGGGAATGACAGGAGGACCAGCAGTAACTACCTGATATGCAGGAGTTGCTGTTGCATTCTGTGGTTGAGTTGCAATTGTAATAGAAGGTGGATTGATATCTAGATTACTAGGAGTTTTTCTGAAGAATTGGTGATTTGATCTCATGAGAAGTTCTGACCTCCGACAACGCCATAGAGAGTTGCTCCACCATCAAAAGTAGTGAATGAGTAAACATCTCTTGCACCAGCAATATTTGTAACCGTTGGAACAATACCTGAAGCCCAGTACACAGGAATTTGAACACCAAATGCATTAAAGAATGTATCAATAGAAACTAAGAATGGAGTTGAACCTTGAGTAATTGAAATTGTGAAAGATGTTGAATTTGATCCAGATGGTGGATTGAGTAAAGTAAATCTATTAATATTTGAAGATGGTGTGAGTGTAAATGTTTGTCCATCATTAAGATTAACATTCACATTCAAGGATGCTACAGAAAGTGCTGTGACACCTTCATAATAACTCTTAAACTTGGCACGTCCATTAACTTCCAGAAGTTCACTTGGAGATGCAACACCTAGACCAATTCTACCTCCAGAAGTTACTGTAAGTGCGGATCCAACAGAGAAACTTGTATTGACTACACCAACACCTGTTGTAACAATACCTGCTCTAATGTTTCCAGTTGCACTATCAAGTCTGAATGAAGTGCTCGTAAGCATTCCACTTACAACTGCTCCAGAATTTGCAGTAACTGGACCATTGAAGATTGATCTGTTATTTACATAAAGATCAGTTAATCCAGTTCCAACAGCACCAACTTCAAGAACAAATCTTGGTCTTGAAGTTCCTACACCAACATTATCAGATACTTGTGTATTATAAATGCCAGTGCCAAGTCCAGAAGCAACCTGAGACCAACCACTAGAAGCAACGTTTAGATTAGTGATTCCGCTACCATCACCAACAAGGAATCCTGCGGTAAGAGTAGAACCAACATTTAAGGTTCCAGTAATTGTAGCACCACCAGATACTCTTGCACTTCCAACTACATTTAACTTAAACTGATTTGCAGTTGTTCCAATACCAACACCATTTGCATCTACACAGAATAATGTGGTTCCAGAACCAACTCTGAGTTTACAATCACCAGGTGAGGTTGTAGAAATACCGAGTTGATCAACAAGGAGAACATTCGAAGTATTTGAAAGACTAATTCCTCCGAACTTGTACCAATCATTATCAGCAGTGTAAACCCAACCAATGGATCCTCCCTTAACAGGAGTTGAGTTATAAACAACATCTCCAGGGTTTCCTGAGATTGTTGGTTCAGTATTTCCTACAGTATATTTTCTGGATACTTTAGTATCACCTTGGAGGAACAGTGAATTCGCTTCAATACCTTTTGATGAGTTTGATGTAATCTTATTGTTAAAGATTACTGGTCCATCAAATTCGGAGATAATATTCTGATCCGAACCACCTTCTACACGGATAGAACGGCTGATGGAAACTTCAAGAGGAGTAAGAACATCAAATCCAATGTTGAGTCCTGTAGAACCTAAATCTTCACCAGTTACCGTTGGAATTGGTGAGTCAAATACTTCCTCTTGTCCTGTTGCTGAATTAACTTTCTTATTACCAACGTAGAAGTCGCCATCATTATTCATTCCAGTGAAGACGTTAATACCACCATCAATCTTTGTTGATTGAGCTAGAAGTTCTTCCTGACCAGTAATCTGTCTATCTTGACGATCTGGTAGCGCAGTAGAATAGTTACCAGGACCAAAACCAACATATTCAAAAGTATGTCCAGATGCACGGATAATTGAATTTCTACGGAACTCAATTGGATCACACTTGATTCTTCTTACGACACTATTGCTTCCGTGTGCTGCTGCTCTTGTTCCAAGAACTCCACGGAAAACTGAAATTGGATTAGTTCCAGTTGTGGTTGTCTTGACCCTTACAATCTCATTATCAATGCTCAAATAATCTCCAATATTAATGTCATAATTTTCAATGTTTGTGATTGAGATAGTGTCAGTTGTAGTATCAGAAATTGGAGACGCAAGAGTAGTAGTAATTCCTGCATATTTTGTAAACAGTCTTCCAGAACCACTATCATTAGTAAAGTCTATATTACCACCACTTGAACTATATCCTGGGTGATGAATATAAAGAGTTCCTGAAATTGTAGGAGCAAAAGTATTAATTCCTACATTTAAGGTGAATGATGTTGAAGAACCAACTCTCTTAACTACAAAGTCATCGTTATAGAAACTCTCGGAAGCACCACTTAGACGAACTTTATTATCAACCTTAAGTCCATGGTAATCACTGGTTGTTACAATACCAAGACCTGTTGTTGGATTGTAACTAAATGCAGAGACAACTACTGATCTTCCGGATAGATATGCAGTTGAATTTGAAGTAACTACAGATCCAATTCCAAGAGTTGTAGCAGCTCCAATGCTTCTAGTAGATTCAACAACAATCTGCTTTGGTTTTCCGATTGGAACATCAGTAATTCTATAGATCTCATTATATCCATCATAAGTTTTCGATCTAATAGCATCAATTACAAGAGTATCTCCAATGTTGTTGTATATTTTGGTTACATTTACAACACCAACTGTATGTCCAGTAGTAGTTGCGATACCTACGACAGATAGTGTATTACCAATACCGTAAGCACTGCCGCCGTCCATAATCTTGACAGCGGTAATATTTCCACTTGCATTAACAGTGACTCTAGCAGTAGCATCAGATCCAGTGACTGAAGCACCAATACTTACGAGTTTTGCATTATAAAATGTTTGTGCGGATCCATTTCCATATCCAGCACCACTATTAGCAATTCCAACTTGAATAATACGGTTCAAACCGTGGTTATAATCTGTATGAATTGTATGCCCAACACCAGACAAGGAAACAATATCTGTAATACCAATTCCAGAGCGAGAATCTAGAAGAGAAGCATTAAGAGTTTCTTTTGTAATACTGTGCTGAGGATCATCAATTGCAACTTGACCAATTGGATTTGGAAGTGCAAAAGATACAGATGGTTTTGGATCTGATGTTGGATTATCTCTATTTGTCTGAGGATAGAAATTCTGAATTGGTTGAGAGAATCTCAGATTAGTAAATGGAGTTACATTTGGACTATTGGATGAATTTAGGACAAACAGATGATAGATACCATCTTGCTTTCCTGGAATATATTTTTGAACTTCTTGTGATCGGTAGATGTAATAAGTTCCATTATATTTCTTACGTGCAAATCTTGGAAGATCTGCATCACGAGTAGTAGTATCATTCGTGAAAGTTCCTGGATTTGTTTCCAGTGAATAATTAAACTCTTTTGTACTTGGAACAGAAGTTACAGTATATGTTCCATTATAACCAGTGGGTGTTACTTTTTCAATCTTAACACGATCACCAACTCTCAGTCCGTGAGGAAGTTCTGATGTTATCGTGGTAATTCCAGAAGTCCAAGTTGCATTTGCAACGAATTTTGGATTTCTTAGTTCATTTTCATTTGTAAGAGTTGCTCCAGAAACACTGAAATATGCAGCGTTCTCTGCATCAGTATATCCACTGGAGTTTGTTGATTCTTGAATTACAAATCCATCAATAGGTGGTCTAGCAGTGGTAATTCCAGATCCTGCTGGAATACAATATCTCAATCTATAAACAGTATCTACTAAGCCTCTATTATCAGTTCTTCTAGTAATATAAGTTCTTGATGTTGCATCACCAAGATTTGTTGCACCCAATGAACGAATTTGAGAATAGATTCCATTCTCTGTTGATGCAGCAGATACGTTTAGATACCACTGATTTTGTGTTGTATCATACTGAATTGGGTGGCCAATATCCCCAGATTGTTTATCACTTACTCTACTTATAACTGTTAGAGTTCCCCCTGCAGTGTTGAAGGTTAATGTAGTTGGTGAACTATTAATTGCATCGTTCAGAGTTTGTGCTACTTTTATTTGTGTTGATCCAATTCCAGTTGCACTTGTAACAGCATAATAAATTCTATTACTTTCTAAACCATCTGGTAGTTGTCCTGTATTGCTGATGATACGAATAGATTCGCCAGAAATAAATGAGTGGTCTGTTGCAAATCCTAAAGTGTTGTTAGAAATATTACCAACAATTAAGCTCTTTTCTGAAGTTGATGTAGAGAATCCTACACCATTATCAGGCATCACAATACGTGATGAGTATTCTGTAGTGACTCCAGATTGAGAAACAAGAACCTTTAGAGTATCCCCATACTTTGCACCAATTCGATATCCTTCTACAGAACTTTCTGGTGATATATCCTGATTGGTTTCACCATATAAGTACAAACGTGAAGTTGTTGCAGCTCCTGCAGATACTGAAGTAGTTACTCCTACATCAATTGCAGTAAATTCAACACTAACTTCCTCAGTTTCAAGTTCCTTAGGTGGAACAATATGAGTTACATATCCAACATCATCTCTTGGGAATACATCTTTTCTATATCCCGATGCAACAAGTGACTTAGCACCGAAGTTAGAGTTAGAGTTTGTAATGGATTGATCTCCACCACCTTCAGCGACAAAGTGACCTGCAAAACCAATTGCAAAGATTGAAACTAACTGAAGAATAGATCCATTCGAACACTTAATATGATAGTTTTCATAATCAGGTTTGTAAAGTGCTGTAGAATCGGTATTAATATTTGCGTTTGCAGGAACCTCTGCACCTTGATAGATTCCTGTTGTTGAATTATATTTTACAAATGCGTTTCTATCTTTCTGTAGACCAATACCAGTAAACTGGGCAACAACCATCGATTTGAAACCTGTTGCATTATTTCCATCTGCGTGAAGACCGCACATACCATAAACAGATCTCAATGAAATATTGAAGACGTATGGTGATGCAGAAGAAACTGTATCAACAACTAGATTTACAAGAGCTCCTGCTGTTGATGGTAGAGCAACTTCTGGTGGATTTGATACTTCGTATTGGAATTGAGTATCACTAACACGATTACTGACTACAAATTGTCCATTATAACTTGTTGCTCCAGTTGTTGGAACACCTTCAACACGAATTGGAGTGTCAACATCAAGACCACCAAGTTCTTCTGTAGTTGTAACAGTAATTGTTGTGGTGGGTGTTACACCATTACCTGCCTTGATGCTACTGATTCCAACTGTTCCTCCAGTTGCTCCAACAATACGATATTCATCAACTTTTGGTTGAATGTCAATAGCATTTGAAGGATAATCTGGTTGAATTTCTCTTCCAGAAGATGGACCATATACAAGTCCAATCTTTTCATAATACATATCAAGATCAGTACGATCTGTAGAGTAAGTCTGAAACTCGTCATCAATGTTTACACTATTAATACCATCAGCATACTCAAAGCAAGTGAGTTTATGGTGCGAAAAGTTAGGAATAAATGTATTAGTAGTGTAGTCCTTATAAATGAAACTATTTGGACTTGCATCAAAAATGGTAAATTGCCACAAGTAGCAAGAACCTGTCAATCTAAAAATTGCAGATCTCTCAATATTATCGTTTTCTGGGTTTGGTACGTATTTTGGACGGATCGTGGTTTTTCTTAGATCCATACCAACGATTGATGTACCACGAGGTAAAATTACACCCCCGTGAATACTATTCATTTTATAGAGAGCATTATTATCAGTTGTTAAATCAAAGTTTGTACTAAGACCAAATTGAGAAAAATCTGTAGAGGTAGTGCCGTTTCTCAATCTGAAGTTTGTTACGCCACCAGAGACACCATCAGGTATCCAACCAGGACGGTTATCAATTAAATGCTCTCCAGGATAAACAAGAATAGTTGTTTTTCCAAATCTATCATTATCTAAACCTGCCTGCCACGAAAATCTTGCAGACTCAATTAAAGCTCTTTGAATCGTTTTGAACGGTCTTGTTAAAGAATTTCCTTGATTTTCAATACTGTCAGTAGCATCAAGGTCATTTGGATTAACATAAAGAATATTTCCACGAACATTCTTGATGAAATTATCTAAGCGACTGAGTGGCATCTTATTCGCACTTTGAGTTCTATTATGATTTATTTAGACACAAGAAAACCCCCGATTGCTCGGAGGTTTTCAAGTTAGCACTTAGGCAATTCCTTCACACGGGCTTGTATATTTTACCACTTTTCCTCTTTCCAAGTCAAGCGTTTTTGTAGTTCTTTATCAAATACCATAAGGTATCTATGCTTTCTACTTCTATCTCTCCATTCACCTTCAGAACCTTTTACTTTTCCACGAGAGTGTTTAGTTCCGTCTGAATAGTAGAAATCTTTTTTTCTATCCGTGAGACCGTAGTACTTAAAGTTGCAAGCGCGATAAATTGTACCAGAATGGTGATTTGAATCAGCATAAGAAAGGATTGCTTTAACTTCAGTATCTTTCCGAAGTTGTCTAATCGCTCTTGAAACAAACCAAGAAGTGATGTTATATTCCAAAGACTGGATATCAGGTCTGATGCAGAGTCTTGAGAGTTCAAAGAGTCCTTGTTGTTCGTTTCTTTCAAGACCAAATGCTCCTTTTGCTATTTCTGGAACTGGGAGACCAGTAAAAATGCAGACGCCAACAGACCCACCAATATTAAGGACATCTGTGAATGACTTTCTGTAAAGTGAGTAATTATATCCACTCTTGAAATCTTTTGATTCGTCTTTAAGATAATGGTAAGTATAAAGAAGTTCTTTGATTTCTTCTTTACTCACTTTATCTAGGTAAAAATCCGATTTCATCTAAGTATTTTTACTCAGTTTGTTTGCATTCTAACATATATTCTACAGTGTTTGCAACATCATTCATTGCATCACGAAGAAATGGTTGTTGACCAGATTCTTGCTTAAGGATAGGACGTGAATCATCAGTAAGAACCCAACGCCACTGCTTCATATCCTTACAATACCAAAGATTAATTTTCATTCTTGAAATATTCCAGTCGAATCCAGTTGATAAGTGCGTTGACTTCCATTCGGTCTTCTTCGGACCATTCGAGAGCATCTTTAACTCTAGCATAACAGGTAAGTGCATCAATTGCGAGTTGTCTATCTCTTTGTGAAATTAGTGACATTGGAGTTTATAGAACTCAAGCCCCCAGACGGAATTGAACCGTCCTCTCCGCTTTACAAGAGCGGTACATCGCCACTTAATGCTTTAGAGGCAAATTAATCAGCAGGTAACATTTCTGGATTTTCCAGTTCCAACTCATATAAGAGTGGATGACATTCTTCAAGCATTAAGTAGTATGATGCTTGATAAAGGTCTTCTGGTTCAAAACGTCTTTCGTTATCTGCTAATTTGATTAATTCCAAATCGAATATTGATTCGTCTGGAAGGTCATCAAAAGTAAAAGGAATTGAATTTATAAAATACATCAGAACTATTTGAGTTCCGCGATTATACCAAACGTATCTGGCATCTATTCTGTACTTCATAGAATAGTTCCTTACTTTTGTTTATTTAGAGGTAGAACCTCATACCCGTGGGCGGATTCGAACCGCCCCTGGAGGAGTTTTAAGCTCCCTGTCTCTGCCGCTGGACTACACGGGCAAAAAACTTACACTTCGTAAGTAGTAGGATTATACTTGATAAACTCCCAGAATGTCAACTTCATTTCTTTTTGTGACATTCCACAGTGCTTTGCTGCTTTAGGGAGATTCCACTTGGCACAAAAGAGTGCTTCATTTGCCTCTTTTACATTATCTGGAGTGGTTTTGATTGGTTCCTCTTTGAGGTCTTTGTATGAAATCTTATAAGGCATACTTAAAAAAATCTAATAGAGCAATTTTTTGCCGGAAAAATTTTTGGACCTAAAATGGAACTTAAAGTTGATTTGCGTATGACAGAGAATCTTCATTGACTTGTGAACGAACCACATCAAGAACGTTTATAAACTGATCTACAGTTTCACAAGTTACAACCTTTTCATTACCAAGACTTGAGTAAAGGTTAAAGGTACGCTTACTGGTATCAACCACGCACCGAGTCAAATACTCATCATTCATTTGGGGTGTCTCTTGATTACCCACTTATTATAGGGGAAGACCCTAGGGGTGTCAAGGGCTAGTCTGAGTGTTGATTCTATCTGCGAACTGTTCACCATTGTATTGTGGGTCTGGATAATCCTTCCAACTGTCCCCACGATACTCAACCACAAGAGCATTTACATCCTTTCTTTCAGCATAAACGTGATAAAAACAATCAATTGGCATTCCTCCATTTGATTGAAGATATATTTTACTATCATCCCATCTTTTTATAATCACATCTTGATGGGATCCAATTGGTTGAAGTTGAACACTAATGCTTTCGATGTGTACTAAGTCTTTCCAATACCAAGGCAAATCAATCTCGGTTTTATTTCTTACTCTACCTCTAAAATATACTCCAACTTCTGGACCCTCAATACACGCATAACGAAGCCTATGTCCTTCACCATTTGACGGGTGAACCATATCAAAAGGTTTTGGTCTTGAGTCTGCTACATTAAATCTCTCGGATAAATCACCAATGTTTGGATGGTTAAAAAATGCATTACCAGAGACATATAGAGGATATTCTCTTCCTCTAGGTCCTTTAATATAAACAGCATGTGGTGCAGAACCACAATCATCATTTTCCAAAGGACCAACCATTAAGGTTGCTTCAATACTTGAATAAGAACCATCATTACCAATCTGAACTGGTCCTTGAAGATATGCAGCACCATCTACCCTCTGCTCACCTCTACCAAGAGCTTCTGGTTTTGATGTTGTGTTTGTAACAAATAATTGACCATGAATTAATTCAACATCACTTGATGATGACATAAATTACTCCTTATTTTGAACTTGGTTTTACTGATGCTAGACCTCTTGGATTAATTGCGAATCCTGGTTTTTTAAGTGCGCTCGCGGCACTTAATTTTTGAAAAGATCCTGCGGTCATTTTCATAATGTTTTCCGCTGTGGTATTTATTTCTCCAGATGAAAAGATACTGCAAGTTTCGGTAGCATCAATATTGATTCTCTTTGCTTTTAATTTAATCTCTTCATCTGCGTCTAGGTTAATATATCCATTACTGTTGTCACTTCCTCTTGCAATTAACTGAATGTTCTCAGCATTGACTTTAAAAGTTCCTTTCGTAAGAATTTCAATGTTTCCTTTCGAAAGTCCATTACCGCCCGCAGAACTGATATAAATTCCAACATCACCTGGTTGAATATTATCTCCAGCAATTACTTGATAACGTCCTCTACATCTTGACCAAATCCATCCTTCTCTAGGACTTGTCTGATCAATCGTAATAAATTCAAGACCTCCTTGACCTTGAAGCATAATGGATGATTTGGCCTGATCCTTATGGATGTGACCAAATCTTAGATTTCCATCCTTTGTTCTTACGTCTTTAATTTCTTTATTGACTGATTTCATTAAAATACCTTACCTACACAATCAATGACTTGAACAACCGCTGCTCCTTCAGGAACAGAGAATGGTTTATAAAGTTGACCTTCAACAGTTGCTGCTGTTGTTGGAAGTGGTTTTGCAGGAACAACTTGCTCTTCAATAGGAAGCGTTGGATCAACTCTAGTGACTTTAAAGATAGTTGTAAATGTAGCATTAAATCCAGTTGGAGAATCTGTGCGAATATCTGGAAGATCTTCATACCCACAACCACCTGTGAGGATATTTATTCTTTCAATTTGCCCTCTCTCATTAATCACAGGTTCTGCTACTGTACCATTGTTTGGTGTAATAATAAGTTTGTCTCCAGGACGATATCCAAATCCTCCATCCAGAACAACAATCTCTTCAATACACAAAATTACTGGATATTGGGGTCCAAATACTTCTGGTCTTGGTGTTGGTACAGGAACTAATGGTTGAGTAATAACTTCATCTTCTTCCAATTCTCTAGGAGGACCATCAGGAGGATAATATTTGTCACCCTTTTTTACCAAAATTGGTCTATCAATTTGAACAACGTAATACTTTCCGTCTGCGGTTGTTACAAAACCTTCATCGGGATCTTTCCATACTCTTTCATTACCCCCTAAACTTCCATCAGGAGATGGCAAATAACCATCTCCTGGAGCAGTAATTGTAATATTTTTTATCTGTTTTCCAAGTCTATCAATTCCATCTCCCGCTTTAGGTCTATTGTTACCAGTTTCTGGTTCCATATTGACTATTAACTTTCCACCAGATCCTTTACCACAACCATCCATTAGTTCAGCAAATGGAACGTTTTGATATCCATAACCAGGATTTACAATATCGAAACCAATTACTGATGATGAGATGGGACTTATGACAGCATTTGCCATTGCTCCCCATCCATCTCCACCAAAAAATTGAACTAATGGTGGTCCACAAAACTGAGGATCGGTGGGGCAAGATGGTGCTGTTGGAAGAGTATCTTCTGGAATTAACCTTTCAACTTCTTGAAACGTTAATACACTCTCAACTCCATCACCATTTTGAAAATAGAATTTTCTTGTTGGGTCAGCTTGATGAACTTTACGAGCATCATCAACGGTTAATCCATTAATTCTTTTGCCTTCACTATCAACAAAGGCTACTTTGATTACATTTTTTGGTAGAATACCTGAGAAAAACTTAGATTTCATAATTCATACCTTAATATAAAGTGAACGAAGGATCTGGGTCACTATCTTTCTTTCCAGAGTTAATTTCATCACGTAGTTTTGGAGTCTCATTCTTAACTTGATTATCAACGTATGTAGCAAACTTTTGAAGATCTTCTGGATTATTCTTTGCGGATGTTCTTAGTTGTCCAATACCGCTTGTATTACTTTCAGAACCAACATAAATTTCATATTCCTTAGCAGTTTCAACCAGAGAACTTACCTGACCAGTAAATGCATCTGTGCTTGCGCCAGAAACTTGATAATCTCCATTAAATGTAGTATTAGAAACAATATTGGACATAACAGGATTTGCGGTATTTGCACCTTTACCAGTTGCAGATTGATTATCACCTGTTGGTGTAGGTGCAGCATCTCCACCAGGAAGTGCAGATCTATCTTGAGATATTTCTTGATATTTTACAGCAGATTGTGTATCTTCGCAAGAGAAGAATTGAAGAATTCCAGGAACATAGTCAAGAGCATTAAATAAGTTTCCTGCAACTTTGCCTAAACCTCCACCAACAAGACCTCCTACCAAACTTCCAATACCTCCAGCAAGACCTCCAGTAATTGTTCCTAGAAGAGCATTAATTGGAGTAAAGATTCCATCCAGTGTGCTCATAAGAGGATCTAAAATTGTATCAATAAAGTCACCCATTATTGATTCAGCAGCACAAAGGGGAGCATTAATAAAACGATCGAGTACATTTTCTAGTAAACCAGTAAATGTTCCTTGAAGTCCTTTGATAATTTTGTTCATTACACAAGAAAGTTTGTCACAACCTTTCTGACTAATTTCTAGAAGTTGAGGAACTTCAGTGGGGAACAAATATGGAACAACAGACTTGACACCATCAGAGATCTTTTTAGAGATATATCCTCTTACTCCATTCAACATTCCTTTTGCAAATCCTGCCATTTCAAAAGCAGCATTTGAAACTGTTGATTTTATTTTTTCAGTGAATTCTAAAACACCTGTTGCAAATGAAGATGCCTGATTATAAATTCTTTTTAATTCTTCAACAACATTCAACAGATTTTTCATTGTCCGTTGAATCCCTTTCATCTTAGAGTTTCCTTGTTTGGAAACATCAAGTAAAGGAACTTTTATTTTACTATCCTTATCCTGATCGGTTTTAGACTGAACTTCTACGTGTTGTGCTTCTGTTGTTGATAATGGAGAACCATTTAAGATTCTATCATCAGGAACTTTAGCTGCAGTTTGTGGAGATCCTTCAGTATAAGTATCATTAAACTGCTGATAACCTTTATTACAGTTTCCGCTGGAAGCAGAGGCACCTGGTTGTCTTGATGCCTTTACAGTTGCGGCAAGAACCAACCTTTCAATTTCTTTTGAATCCTTTCCTTCTACCTTTGCTTTTTGTCTTGCTTCAGATGCTGCCTTAAAAACTGCAGATGAAGGAGTCTTAGATGGATCTAAGAGTTTCTTAAGTTGATCAATACTCAATTGATCAACGTTAGGAGGTACTGGTTTATTTGCAAGACTACCTGGACCACGAACAGGTGTTGGTGGTTTAGATACTGTAGGTTTTCCACCAGTTGGAGATGGAGTTGCTACTGGTTGGTTTGGAGCTGGTTCTGCTCTCTTCTTAGGAACATTGTTATTTGAATTACCAATCACTCCCACAATGTAGGGTTCTTGCCCTGCCATTCCATCCTTGAAGAATCCAAAGACAACAGAACCAGATTCAATTGATGGAGTGATTGACGCCCCACCGTGACCAGATCCTGCAGTAACTGGCATCACCACTTGAGCCTTAACTGTTTCTTCTGGTTTTAGTTTATCTACATCTCCAGTATGCCAGTTGAAGACACGGACATTATATCTGTGTCCCCAACCTTTAATTGCGTTTAAACCTTCAAAAGTTTCTGCCTGAACATTTTCATCCCAAGTAGTTTTTGATTCTACTCGTCCAATCCACCAAGGAGGATTTACAAAAAATTGTGGATTAAAGGCACTTCCCGTAGTTACATCAGACATAATTAATCATCATATATTCTACATTCAAGTGCAGTTGGGTTTAGATCACAATAAAGTTCTAATGGTGTTGGATCGTGTTCATCATCTGGATGATTCACTTGATATTTTTCAAGTGAATATAATTCATCTTCTAGATGACGACGACGTTGTGAATTAGTATCTGGATTATCCAGTTCATCACGATCATCATTGATGTGTTGGGAAAGTGTTCTATCCATATTGAACACACAGTTAGTTGTTATTATTTATAGTGCTGGAGGTTGATCTCTCCTACCTTCAAGATAATCAATCTCTGCTTGATTGAGACCTAACTCTTTATAACTTGCTCCAGATTGGAGTCCTTCACTAACTGCCTCCCAGTAATCCGCAGTTGCTCCATAATATTGTGATTCTGCAAGGTTCGCTTCTGCTTCTAATGCATCTGCAACATCAGCATCAGTGACTCCTTTACCAGTGACTCCTTGACCTTCAGAGAAAATACCTTGTCCCTGATTATTAACTCCTTGTCCAACTCCTGTTGGTGCAGGTTCTTGCTTTTTAGACAACATTGGTTTTCTACCATAAGAATCACGAATGAGTTCTAAAGATGTAAAGCACTGTTGTTGTGGGTCAATACGATGGCAAAGTGCAGATATCATATAGATGCCACTCATTCTTGGGTTTGCTGTTGTATTTGTTTTGGTTGATTGCTCAGGGAAATCACAGAAGATAAGTTGACCAACCTCCAAACTATAATCACCAAAGATTGTGATGTTGGCCTTTACAGTGTATGCTTGATTATATCTTGCAGTTGCTGAAGAAAGATACTTCGCTTTATCAGTATCCAATTCTTTTGCTTCATCAATCGGTTTTAATCCACCAATTGATTCACTTCCAGTAAAAAATCTTGATGGTTTTGATACAAAATCTTTGAACAAATTTTTTCCATACTCAGTTCCAGCAGCAGTAATTGCAGACTCCTGTGTCGTAATATCCAAAGGATTGCAGTTAAAAGAACTTTCAAATGAATTGAATAGATTTACTGAGGTATTGAAAGTTCCCATTGTGAGTTGGTCTTTCATATCAGCACTATCAACAAAGTCATATTCTAAAATCTTTGCATCATATCCCGTAGGTATAACAGTGGAAGTTGTGTTGTTGTAGATGTATTTCTTAACTGGATTCTGTCCAAACAGAGTATCAATTGATTTAAATTTATAACCAGATTTTGTCTCAAAGAAAAAGTATCCAGAACTTAATCCTAGGGCACTTGTATTTTCACGAATAGATTGACCAGCAAGCCACATAATAAACCAAAACGGTTTTTTCATAGTACCAATAAAAGAACGTGTGTTCTTAGTTGGTTCAATATCTAACTTCTTTTGAGTTTTTAAAACATCCTTTAAAATCTTATTCAGAGAATCCGAAATTTTTCCATCGTAACGTTTATCAACTCTCACACTTTCATTTTTCAAATATTCTTTTGATACTAATTCTAATATCTCAATATCTTTGAGTTTATCAGTTATTCGTTCTCTTCCAGTAATGTGCAATTCATTTGCAGTTGTCTTGAAAGATATCTTTTGTTCTTGAGAATCCTCAAGTTCAATGTGAACCTTTTCAGTTCCTGTAAGTTTAATTTGTTCAGATGCTGTAGTTCCATTATCTCCTTGTCCAGTATCCACAACAATGATGGTCATTCTTACTGTCTCCGACAAAAGATTCTCATAATAATATAACTCAGCAACACCACCATTGAATGGGAGTTCTTTACCCGTTGCATTTGAGAATATTTTAAATACAGGTATATTACTTGAATTTAGAGTCATATTATCCTAGTTGAGCAAGTGTTTGTTCAAACATATCATTTGTACTATTTACACCGCCACCAGCGGCAATCATAGAAGAACCTCCGCCATTTGCTGCGCCTGCTCCGCCATTTAGTCCTCCTCCCCCACCACCACCAACTAAAAATACTTCTATAATCTGAGGTTCGCCACCATAAGGCATTTCATAATCAGTATAACCAGAAATTGCTTTAAGTTTTTCAATAATTGATGGTGCTCTTGCAACTAGTTGTGCTCTGTTTTCAATACTAATAA